ACAATGGAATGGATTTCTTTATTATAAATGATGCAATTATTCAAAAAATTTGCATATTAGGAGACGATGTTGAGCCTTGCTTCGAAGGCGCTTCTGTAACGGCTCCAGATGTAAGTACAAAATTTACATTAGATGACAATTTTAGGCACACACTTTATAGTATGATGCAAGATTTAAAGAATGCCTTAAACGGAGGAGGACAACAAGTGGAGAATCTTGAAAATACTGTGGCTGTTGAACAAGAGCAAGTAGAACCCGCTACTGAGTTTGCTCAAGAGGCGGAAAATGTTGTAGAGACAGCTTCAGAAGTCAATGATAATGTAGAAGATGCTTCCGCTCCTGCTGATTACGTCAATAAGAAAGATGAAGATGAAGATGAAAAATCTTCTGAAGAAGAAACTGAAAAGTCAGATTCTGAAAGTTCTTCTGATGCTGATGAAGATGATGAAGATGAAAATAAAAAAGGTGCTAAAAAGTATGAGTTACTTGAAGAAGAGCTTAATACATTAAAAGAAAATTATAGCACTCTTCAGAATCAATATTAGGAACTTGTAAATTTCAAAAGAGAAATTGACAATCAGAAAAAGGATGCCCTTATTGCTGAATTTTATATGCTTTCTGACGAAGATAAGGCAGATGTTATTAGCAATAAAGAGAAGTATACTTTAGATGAAATTAAAGCAAAACTTGCAGTTATTTGTTTTGATAAAAAGATCAACTTTACTTTAAATGAAGAAGTTGATAATAATAAAGAAGAAGAAATTGTTACTTATTCTTTAAATGATAATAATGAAAATAACAGCCTACCAGAATGGGTGAAAGCTGTTAAAGAACAAGAAAAACTTGGTTAATTTTTAATTTATTAGGAGGATGCTAAGAAATGGCAAGAGACTTAACTAAAAGAATTGGTTATGGACAAGTCGAGCCTAATCACCTATCTGGTATTGTAACTGGCCAGATTTACGCACAGCTTCCCGCGGCAGACAATATTAAGCAGCTTGAACAGGGCCAATTTGCTAAATATGATTATGCGGCTGGTGAAGTAAATTTTTCTGGCGAAGGCGAGTTCATGCTTGTTTATAATGAAGAAAAACTTTATGATGAGAGATATCAAAGTCATAAGGATTTCGTATATAAGGTCGAGGATTTTACAGATGGAAAATTATATCCTCGTTTAATTAAGACAAATATTGGTGATATTTTTACAACTAATACTTTTGCGGCTGGTACTGGTCCCAATGTCGTTGTAGATCAGGTTTTCCCAGTCAAAGGAACAAAGCTTCATGTTGGAACTGATGGATTCCTTGTCGCTGGAGACGGAGATGCTCCTGTATTTAAAGTTGTAAAAGACAACGCAACAGATCATTATACAATGCCAGACGGAACACCTGGTGTTAAGATTCAAAGAATTAAGTGATAAGGAGGAAAAAGATAATGGCATTAACAAGAGATCAGCTTATTGAGTTAGCTAGAGCCAATGCTAAGGCTTCATTAAATCCTTCTGTCGCATATTCTTTTGGCGGAGAGAAACTTTCAGCAGAAGCTCTCAATAAAACATTTATTAAGGAGTTAAATGAACTTGGTTCTACTCCTCAAAACTTTAGAGAAAATAAAAATCTTATTTATACACTTATGGAAGTCGGTCTTACTGAAGTTCTTCCTCAAAAGGTTCTTCAGAACTATGGCCAATTCGCGGATGTTCGTACTTTTGCGCAGGGCACAAAACCTGTTTATAAAGTAAGAATTAGCGAGGCTTCTAAAAAGCGTGCTAAACAGTTTGTTACTAGAGTCGGTTTAGCTGGTAGATATGAAGTCTTCAAGCTAGATGGGTATTCACTTGAAGTACCGACAGCTGCTTACGGCGGAGCTTCTCGTATTGAGTGGGAAGAGCTTCTTGACGGCCGCATGACTATGAATGACTATTACAGTCTTGTTCTTGAGGGCATGGATGAGGCAGTTTATCGTGAAATCGCTAAGGCTCTTGAGGCTACTGTTGCTAATATTAAGCCAGCAAATAAAACTGTTCAAAATGCTTTCAATGAAAAAGCAATGGATCAGTTACTTATGACCGCAGATGCTTATGGCAAGAGTACAATTTATTGTACTTTTGAGTTTGCAGCTACTATGATTCCTGCAAATGATGCTCATTGGTCTGACGGAATGAAAGAGACGGTTTGGAACAATGGTTACTTTACAACTTATAAAGGACATCAAGTAATTATTCTTCCTCAGTCCTTCACAGATGAAACCAATTCTGAAAAGGTTATTGATCCTTCTTTCGCATGGATTATTCCTACTGGTGCAGAAAAACCTGTAAAGGTTGCTTTTGAAGGCGGCGCTCAGGTGAAATCTTTTGATAACCGTGATTGGTCTACAGAGATTCAGACTTATCAGAAACTTGGTGTTGCTACATATATGGTTAATCCTGGAATTTGTGTTTATAAGAACGCTGCTCTTGTAAAAGAAATGACTGAGTTACAGCAATCTATTCCTGCAACTCCAGATGTTGATCCGAGCACAGGTGGCTAATAATATATAATAATTTAATAAGGGGAGAATTTTAATAATTCTCCCCTTTTAAGGAGATAAAAGGAGTTTTATAATATGATTAATAAAGACACGTTAGTAAAAGTTATTAATAAATATAATGGAACAGTTGGATATGATGTTCCAGATTTAGGAGTTCATAGAAATTTTTATCCTGGAGAAAGTAAAGATATTACTTTTGATGAATTATAGAAATTATCTTTTGCGCCGGGCGGTCGCACAATTTTAAATGAGTTTCTCGAAATTAAAGATGAAGGTATTGTTGCAAGACTTTTTAATAAAACCTCTTAGCCAGAATATCATTATTCAAAAGAAGATATTAAAAAATTAATGCAAACAGGGACATTAGATCAATTCCTTGATTGTTTAGATTTTGCTCCAGAATCAGTTAGAGAAATTATTAAAGATATGGCGGTTGAACTTCCATTAAATGATGTCGCTAAAAGAAATGCTGTACAAGAAAAACTTGGATTTGATGTTACTAGGGCCATTGAAATTAAAAATACTAAATATGATGGCGGAGAAGAGGATACTTCTGGTGACTATGGTAGAGTGACAAATCGACGTGCGGCACCGCTGAAGACCGCAACTCCAACTGGACGCAGATATAAGCCATAAATGTTTTAGGAGGTATATAAATGAATACAACTTCATTTTCACTTGTATATGACTCCTTTCTTTCAAAAATTACCGATGATATGTATTTAGAACTGACGTAGCTTGATACATTTAGAATGTTAGAAGAATTATTGCTTTCAGCAATTGAAAAGTTTGAATTTCCTAGAATTAATTTAAATGATTATGAGTTTTTTGAGATTGCAGATGAAAAAACTTATAAAGGGGCAGAAAGTGATCATTAGACCGTTACCGCTATTATTTATGGTGGAGGTTATTTTAATAATCAATTAACACATGAAGAAATCAATATTTTATCAACTTATATGATTGTTGAATGGTTAAGCCAACAATTAGCTAGTGTTGAAAATACTAGGATGAAATATAGCGGGTCTGATTTTAAATTTACTTCTCAAGCTAATCATATGCAAAAACTTCTTCAATTAAAAAAGGATTATGAAAGAGAAGGGTTTCATCTTCAAAGGCTCTATAAGCGGCGCGCCCCAGATCAAAAGGGTATTATGAGATCTACTTTTGGTTTATTAAGAACTCCAGTTAAACACACTGTTGAAGACCTCGTTGATTTTAGAGAGGGGCGATAGCAGTGATATTAAAATATAATATAAATATAGATGATTCAGTTGTTTAGAATAGACTGCAAAATCTTTTAAATCAAATTTATAAATTACTTCCTAGCCGAGAATAGGGATCAGATTGGCAGAAACCATTACAAACAATATTAGAAGAATTATCTGGATTACAAAGGTTATTAAATAATAACTCTTCAGAAACTTTTTTTTCATTGATAAATAAATTGGAGGGTCTTTATTCATTAACCAAAAAAGAAGATTTTTCATGTTATAGAAGAACGATTTTTTAGTGTTTAGGGTTAATGAATGAATTGCAAAAATAGCTATGTCATTAAAATTATTAAAAGCAAGGCTGCGTTATGCAGGTGGAAATCAATAGCAAAGATTTATTAAAGATAAGGAAAGAGGTCTGAAAAAGGCGCTTTTATATTCCTATCAGGCGGCGACCGCAATTTTAAAAGATGGAAAATAGTTTAGATGTTTAATTAATCCTGATAAAAATAAGCCAGCGTATGATAACAAAATACTTTCAATTCCATATCGAGATGTTGTTTTAAATGACATAAGAGAAGGAAAAACATCTTAGGGGCAAGTCTTAATTAATATAAAACCAGGAGATGTTTTTACTTGGAAAGAAACTAAAACTCATTGGCTAGTTTATTTATAGGCTCTTGAAGAAGATGCTTATTTTAGGTCTGAAATTAGAAGATGCGATCAGCAGGTAAAAATAGATAATAATTCTTATTGGGTTTATATTCGAGGGCCTGTTGAAACTTCAATTGAATGGACTCAAAAGGCTGGGGTAGAATGGAATACCTTAAATTATTCTTTAGTTATGTATATTACCGCAGATGATATAACTAATGAATATTTTGAACGATTTAAAACTATAAAAATTTTAGATCCTCGATCAAATAAATAGAAAACTTGGCAAGTAGTTGGCGTTGATCCTTATTATGGAGATGGCATTATTCAAGTTTTCTTAGATGAATTTTTTGAAAATTCTATCGCGGAGGCCGCAGAAAAAGAACGCGCCTAGACTGATGAAAAAAATCCTGTAGACGAAACCGCTCCATATATTGATGGTCCAATAAAAGTATCACAATATAGTAAAGCATATTACGAAATTCATAATGCCGATTAGGGGCATTGGTATTTAAAATGGAAAGATGAAGAACAAGATTTAAAAAGTTAGTTAAAAATTATTCCATTAAATATTTCAATTGGAGATTTGGGAACGTTTACTTTAATATATAGAAGATAGGGACAGGATGATATTACTTTAAATATAGAAATTGTACCTATTTAAGAGAGATAAAAGGAGTTAAAGACAGATATGCAAAAAAATTTAGCTTTAAGACCAACTGATTTTACTTCATCATTTATGTCTTGTGAAAAAGATTTAGAAAATATTTTGAAAAGATTATTCGTAGAAAGTCAGCCATATAGTGATGAATTAAAAAAGTTATTGGTGATTAATACAAAAGATTGTTTAGATAATGATAAAAGTTTAACTTATCGAAATGCAATAAAAGACATGAGTCTTGCAAAATTAAGAGAATAGGGATATATAAAATTATAGCCAAAAATTAGTATGAAAGAGCATGAATAGATTAAAAGTTATTTAATAATTAGTTTTGATCATTTTAGTGTAAATCAAAACAATTCTCAATATAGAGATTGTAATGTTTATATTGATGTTCTTTGTCACACTGATTATTGGGATTTAGGAAATTTTAGAACCCGACCGCTAAAAATTTGTGGTTATATTGATGGAATTTTAAATAATGCAAGATTATCTGGAATTGGTCTTTTCCAATTTTTAGGCTGTAATCAATTGGTTTTAGATGAAACTTTATCTGGTTATACATTAGCCTATTCCGCAATTCATGGAACAGATGATTTATTACCGAGTAGTCATGATTGGATGAAAAGATGATTGATGAATTATTGCTATTGTCTGGAAATGATATTCCATTTTTTTAGGCGGGTTTAGTAATTCATCCTCCCACAATTAAAGAAATAGCATATATTACAGAATAGCGGTTTTGGCTAGGATGTTCAATATTAACTTTTAATAAAAATTCTTTATCATCATAGTAGAAAAAAAATTTATCAAATAAAACAAATTTTGATATAATAAATATTATGTTAAAAGAAAGAAGTCTTGAAGCTAAAAAATCTCGAATAGGAGTTTCATCTATTCTAGCATTAATTTTTCCTATTTATTAGATCTCTTTTGAAAATAATTGTTTTAAAATGAAAAATCATTAGACGGGAGAATAGGGAGAGATTAATAATGATAATTTTGAAAAATTTAAGGAAATTTTAATTAGTATATTTTGTCTTGTTGATAAGGAGAATAAATAGTACAATCCTAGTGGCTCTTTAGCTGAAAAGATTGCAAATAAATTTGCTCAAGGAAGACAGCAACGGGCGAAGCTGGCGCCTGATTCTGGAAGAGTTGCTATTCTAAGCAGATATGTTTCTATTTTAGCGGTTGGATAGCAAAAAGATATAAATTCATTAATGGGTTATACTATTTATCAACTAATGGATGAATTTAACCGTTTTGAATTAAAATTACATTATGATTCTTGGGAAAGATTTAAAATTGCTGGGGCAACTGGTATGGAAGATCCCGAGGATTGGTTAAAGGATATTCATGAAGATAAACAAAAAAATAATAGATAATATTTTGTACAAAATATAAGGAGGAAATCCAAATGAAATTTGGTGTACGTGAAATTGCTAATGTAGTTTTTAAAGCCAAGAATGATCAACAGATTGGTCCATATACCTTTTCAAAAGGCCAGCCTGTGTTCTATATTGATACCGCTAAAACTTCTACATTAGAGGGTGCCGCTACCACTGTTTATGCAACTGGTGGTCGTGGAAATACTCGATTAATTGCTTGGGAAGGTTAGAAGACATTAACATTCACTGTTGAAGATGCTCTTCTTTCTCCGATTAGTTTCTCTATGCTTTCTGGTGCTGGTTTACTTAAACCTGCCGCAGAGTCTGAAGATCAAGTTCATTTCCATCAAACCACCAATGCTATTGCAGCAAATGGCGAAATTGATTTAACAGATGCTCTTGAATCTGGTGAAATTATTTGCAAAACTGCTCCTATTTATGTTATGACATTAGATAATCATGGAGATATTACTGGACAAATTTCTAATGATTGGTCTGTTTCTGAGGATGGTAAGAAATTAACTGGTGGAGCTACTTCTGGTGTTGTTATGGTTGATTATTATGTAATCAAGAAAGCTAGCACTGTTTCTGAACTTCAAATTGATGCCGAGCACTTTGCTGGTTATTACTATGTTGAAGCCGATACGTTATTTAGACGTCAGTCTGATGGTAAAGACTTACCGGCTAATATTACATTCCCGAATGTTAAGATTCAGTCTAACTTCACATTCTCAATGGCGGCTACTGGTGATCCTAGTACCTTTACATTCACAATGGACGCATTCCCTGGATACACATATTTCAATAGAACTAATAAAGTTCTTTGTGCTATTCAGATTGTTGATGATGCAGAGGGCGTTAAGAATGAGGCTAAACCGCTCTTCCCACATAAAGCAGGATTTGACATTGAAGAGTCTGTAAAAGATTCTATTCCTAGCGAGCATGATGAGTCCGTAACCACTTCTGGCGGCGGTACAAATCCGTAAGGATAATTGATAAATTTAATAAGGGGATTAAGAAATTAATCCCCTGTTTTTTATTATATTGGTGGTGATTTAATGCTTGATATACAATGGGATTAGGGAGAATTAAGTAGAAATGCTGAAATAATTTTATAGGCATCTACTTCAACAGAAGCAGAAAATATTGAATAGGCGTATAAAATTCTTAATAATAAAATTAATATTTTTATTAAGAATTATGATATAGCAATTAAAGAAATTAATGAATTTCAAAATAAATTAAAAAATATAATAAAAGAATGGCATAAAATTAAACAATCTATAGTTGCAAAAACTGAAAATTATAAAACCTCAAATTAGTATCAAAAATATTTAGAAGCAAGATAGAGTTTTATGAAAGAAAATTTTACAAATAGTATAAAAGAAACAACATTAAATATTTATTTATCTGCTTTTGAAATTCAAGAATATTTAAATGCTGTTTTAGGGCAAAAAGTTATTACTGCTTATGTTTTTTAGCAAAGTGGAGAAATTGCGCCGCAGGTTTTATTGTCATCAAATATGAAAGATTTTTTAAATGTTTAGATAAGTAGTTCTGGTAATCTAATTTTAAGATATAGGGAAAATCAAAATAATTTAAATAATCATATTAATAAATTACAGTAGGCATTTTCAATTGATAGTAATGATAATAATAATTATCAAAAATTAATCGGAGCGTATAATAAAGCTCATATAAGATATAAAAACTTTCCAGCAAAGAAAAAACATGGTTCATATATTTTATGGTTATACCCATACGGTGGGCAAAAATGGAATGGTGCTTATGTTTCTTCTTTTGGTAGCATAAATTAGTCATATGCATATTATTTATTAAATTTAAAAGAATTTAATCCTTCTTCTGCATTAGAAGATGACATGGAAATATTTATGAACTATTTATTAGAAAATGTAACAAATGAATCTGGTATGTTAACTGGTGATTTTCAAAATGGAATTGCGTAGATTGCTGTAAAAAGTGCTGATGCATCAGTTTTAGGAATAAAACAAATATATAATTTAGCAAAAAAAATACAAACTCAGACAAATTTTCAAGAAATAGTTAAAACTTTAAAATCCCAGAAAAAGAAAAATACCGATAAAGCAAGACCTATAAATAAAAGTTTAAAAGAAGCATTACAAAATATTGGTGAAAAATATATGCCAGATGTAATCAATAGTTTACAAAAATAAAAACAAGAGATAAAAGGAGATTTGATATGAAAGTATCTTATGCAAATATGAAATTAAAGGTTAATACATCTGTTAAGACCTTCGATTTTTGCGGACAGAAGATTGAAGTTCTTCAATATCTTCCCGCAAGAGATAAATATGATTTATTAATGGTAACATTGCAAAAGTCCTTAGAAAATGGGGCTTATAATGAATTTAAATTAAATCTTTATTTTGAATTAAATTTAGTATATATGTATACAAATATTTCATTTACTGAAAAACAAAGAGAAGATGAATTTAAATTATATGATACATTAAAGAGTAATGGATTTTATGAGTTATTCTATCAAACAATTGACACAGACGAATATAACGAACTTTTTGAACAGCTAAATGCTATTAAAGAAGCTAGTTTTAGAAATAGAACAAGTGCGGGTGCGGTAATCAATAGTCTAATTGATGATTTACCTGCAAATGCGGAAGCCGCCGCAAAGATTGTAGAAAGTTTCGATCCAAAGCAGTTTAAGCAAGTGATTGACTTTGCTACATATGCGAATGGCGGAAGAAATATTAAAACAAATCTTCCTGTAGAGGAATAAAAAAATAAGGGGTAGATGATTAATCATCTACCCCTTTTTCTGTTTTATTAAAATTTACCTGAGTTTCCAAAACCGCCATCGCCACGTTCTGTGTCAGATAAATTATCTACTTCATTAAATGTCATTTCAATATATGGAAGAAGAATCATTTGAGCAATTCTTTCACCTGGTTCAATACTCTGTATTTCATCTGTATCATTATGAAGTGCTACAATATATTCTCCTCGATAGTCAGAATCGCAAATACCAGTACAATTTGCTGGGCGGAGACCGTGTTTAGTGGCTATACCAGACCGCGCAAAGATTGCTGCAAATGTTCCATGCGGTAATTCAAACGAAAGTCCTGTTCCAACTTTTACTGTAGAATGTGGTGCAATGTAAATAATCTATCTAGTTGCAGCATATAGATCATAACCCGCCGCGTATTCACTTCCTTTTGTTGGCAATGTTGCTAAATGAGTTAATTTTTTAACATTAATCCTAGTTCCATAATAATCGAGCATATTAGTCCACCTCATAATTAACTTCTACAATAGAAATTGGATCTTTAATATTATTAAAAATTTTCTTTAAAGAAAGTTCCCAATATGTTTCCTCGGTTTTCTTTATATCTCTTCTTTTACTAATATATTGAGCAAGTTCATAAGAACTATCTTTTTTTGCTTCTTCAATTACTCTTGTTGCTTCCGCTTCAGTATCGATTCTATAAGTTTCTATAGTACTAACCAAATACTTTGACATTTTTATCTCCTTAAATACATTTTATAACTAATTTATTTTCATTATATTTAGTAAATTCTTTTTCTTGAATTTCTCTAATAATTTTTTGAGCATAATGTTTTGCTCCAGATAAATCAACTCTATAAACATCATAAAGCTGTGCAAGTTCTAAAACTGTTTCTGGAATATCATTTAATTTTGCTTGAGTCATTTCTATTTTGTTTCCATCCTAATAAACATAAAAATTTTGATAAATATCAAAAGGATGAATAACACCAATAATTTTTCTCATTTTTATTTATACTCCTTAACATTGAATAACCCAGTCGTCACAATTAAATAAATAATAAGCAAATGCTTCATCATCAATATTTAACCAAATTTCCCAAGCGTTATTTATTTTTTCTGAATCTTTTTCAATGGATAAAATTTTTCCTCGATTTTTTAATAAGCTAATTAATTCTTCTGTTGCAACTTTGGGCGGATTAATATTTTGAGTTTCATATAGATGAAATACAGTAAAATCATACCTTTCTCTACAAAGCAACATTGCATATCCATCTAATTGCCAATTAAACCAATCTTCAAGTTTTGATTTAACTGTTTCAATTTTAGCTTTACTAAGCGGTTTTTCATTTAGCATAGCTCTTTTATTAAGATCATATAACGTTCCTAATGAAACATTATGTGAGTTAGTTTTTTCCATTAAGAAATCTCCTTTATTATATTATAATAAAAATTTTATTAAAAATCAATTCCTTGATACAAAATTCTTTGATTTTTACTTCCTCGAAATTTAAGCGTAATATCTCTTTCTTCTTGAATAAAGCGTCCATCTATTAATACATTTATTTGAGATAATATATGATTAATTTTTTTATTTCGTCTTTGCTATAATTCTTCAAGGGTATACCCAGTCCAAACGAAAATTTTTATTTCTGGAAATGCGATTCGAATACTTGAAATAATTTTATCAATTCCTTCAAGATTTTCGTCACATAGCGGCTACCCTCCTAAAACAGAAAAATTTCTTGTGATTCCATTTGCACAAATTGCTTTTATTAATTCACCACGTAATTCAGTAGATGGCTCTTCTCCTCCAGAAAAACTCCAAGTTTCTGGATTTTGACATCCTTTGCAATGATGCGGACACCCTTGAACGAATAGGGAAACACATGTTCCCTATCCATTCGTAAAATCATTTTTTATAATTCCTGCAATACGCATTATTTATATCCTCTTAATAAGGTAGAATGTTTGAATCTCATTTCTGTTTCTTGCTGCTTTCCTAAATTAAATGCAGTTTTATAATCACCTGTTAAATATCCTGTAACGCGTCTTAATCGCTGTATCTTATCGCCGCTGCACATAGGGCATTTATCATTAATTTCTCCTGTATAACCGCAATTTAAACAAAGGTCATTAGGAATATTTAAAGCAAAGTACGGAATATCATGATCCATAGCATAATTTACAATTTGTTCAAGCGCATCAATATTATTTAAAATACCACTATCTAATTCTACATAAGTAATACAGCCAGCTGAACTATATCCAGTTAATTGACTTTCAATATCAATTTTTGTAAATGGATCAATTTCTTTCCAAACTGGTACATGAATACTATTGGTGAAAAATTCTTTATCACTAACATTTTCAATTGTACCATATTTTTCCTGGAATTTTTTCATGGCAGTATAACATAAATTCTCTGCGGGCGTGTAGTAAACACCAAAATTAAGTTTATACTTTTCCTTATATTCTTTACATCTCTTTGAAAATAACTCTTCAATTTGTTTAGCAAGTTTCATACCCTTATCAGTAGTATGATCTTCTCCAATAAGAATTTGAAGAGTTTCTGCTAAACCAATTTGGCCCAATGCTAATGTACCATGCTTCATTGCACTAAAAATACCTTCTTCTGGTTTATATCCTAACATGGTACCATTTTCCCACATAAATTTTGCGGATGATGGATCTTGAGAACAAATATAATTAAATCTTTCAAGAAGCATATCTTTAGCTTCATCAATTTTTTTATCAAGAATTGTAAAAAATGATTCAATTCTAACTAATTGATTATATTCTTCTTCAGATTTAATAGGGGGAATGGTTTCTATATTCCAAATTGGTTTTTCTCTTGCTTCCATTGCAAGAGTGGGAAGAATAATTGTTACAGGACAAATATTACCACGACCATCTTTGCGTTGCGGATTCACACCTGGTTCGGCATTTATATCGAAACCATTAGCGGTACGGCACCCCATCGTTGAGAAGTATGTAGTTGGATCATTTCTATCATAACCTGCATTCCCGCTCCAATCAACATTAGCATAATTTGGATATAATCTTTTTGCTGTTGATTCAAGAGCTAATCTATAAAGATCATAATTTGGTGTTCCTGGCTCTTTATTAACTCCGCTCATAACCTGGAAGATACCGCAAGGAAAGATTGGAGTTTTATGAAATTTGCCAACGCCTTTAATGCTACCTTCAAGTAATGCTTTAATTACCATTCGGCCTTCTGGAAGTGTGCAAGTGCCATAGTTGATTGAAGTGAAAGGTAATTGATTTCCGCTTCGTGACTGTAGTGTATTTAAATTATGATACATACCTTCTACAGCTTGTTGAAGTTCTTTTTTAGTCATATCTATAGCATATTGATATGCTTTGTCATATATATCTGGAGTATACCAACTCCCTTCAACAATAGACAATTCAGCAATTGGTTTATTAGGCTCATTTACTGGAGTAAAACCTTCACAATATTTTAATCCATCAATATAATGTTTATAAAAACTTTTACGAACATAAGGAACCATAGTCCAGTCTAAATGAGTTGCGCTTACGCCACCAAATTGTTGCAAACTTTGAAGTTGAAATAAAACCGCAACAAGTTGAAAAGCTGTATTAATACTATTTGCAGGTCTTACATCAGTTTGACGAGTATTAAATCCATTTGCAAGTAAATCATCAAAAGGAACTGACAAACAATTATGCATACCGACCGCATAAGCATCTAAATCATGAATATAAATTTCATTATTTAAATGATTTTCACGAGCCATTTTTGACATGCAATTATCTAAAGCATATTGTTTAGCAATGACTGAATCAAATTCGCCGCGGCGGCCGCCGAATGAATGTTCGTCGACATTAGCATTTTGATTGTCAATACGAGATCCTGTGAGTTTTTCACGTGCCGCCCGCATCATATCATTATTCCATTTTCTTTCTTTTGTTCTAAGTTCTCGATATTTAATGTATGCTTTAGCGACATCTTTTCTTTTGGTTGACATTAAGCCATTTTCAACTAAATCTTGAATTTCTTCAATGGATAATGGTTTTACTTCATCTTCGCAATAGCCTTCAATATAATTTGCTATATTTTCAGCTTTTGTTTCTGCATAATCAGAAATCTAACCATCAACCGCTTTAAAGGCTTTTAAAATAGCCTTTTTAATTTTTTCCGTATCAAATGGCATTTGTCTACCATCTCTTTTAATTACATAAATCATAATTAATATAAATCCTCCTAATTAGTTAAAATATTTTTAGGTTTACTATATTATTAAAAATTTCATCATATAAATTAATTAACTTTGACCTTATAACAACTCTTTATATTTATTTAAATACCATATAGCTTTATCTATATCTTCAACACCATTTTTGTGCTTAGTGCGCCATATGTATTTAAATGCATTGCATAAACAAAAATCTTTAACAGCTTTTTTCCCTTGAGAGGCAATCATTGCATCAATACATTCAACCCCTCCATGTGTATAATGGGAGGGGTTATTTACCATATCTTTATGAGATTCTTCTTTAGACTGGAAGCCCTTCACTGTCATTTTTATTATTCCTTTCATGCTCTAATGTTATATTTGAATTATTAATATTAACAATTCTATATAATTGATGAGTTGAAGTTGCTTTATATGTTTTTGCTACGAAAGTGTCTTCTCTTCGATAACCAGTTACCATAATTTTAGTTCCTCGAGAAAACCATCCTTTTTCTAGAACTTTTTTACTACCATCCGCCTGTACTTCAGAAATTTGACGATTGTACATTGCATAATATTCTTTGGTAAATTTTACATTAACAACTCCATTTGTTGTTAAAACTGCTACGGATGCTTTTGTATTATTTTTACTAATAATAGTTCCTGCTATTTTATAAAGTTTAAAAATTGGAATTTCTCTTCCATTTCGCTTAATAAAATAATCAACTTCTGGTTCATAAGATAAATCAAAGAAATTAACAATTCCATATTTATATCTATTAATATCTGCTAATTCATGCTTATGATAATAAAAACATAAACTTTCCATTTCCCATGCAGAAATATTTCCAGATGCATATTTAATCCACATTTCATTAAATAATAAATTATTATATTGCCGCAATATTTCTTCTTGATTATTTTTTAACCATTCTCTTGCGGTATCCATAATGTTTTTATAAATTTTATCCCAAGATTTTTGTTTTATACATGGAACTCCATTTATAATTTCTAATTCTTCTGCATCATATAAATCTTCATAAAATTGAAGGTCAGATTCATTATTTAATAAATAATATTTTCCACATTTTTTTGTTTTTAAATATTTATTAAAAGCAAAAGTTCTTTGTTCATAAATTAAATTATTAGGAATTAATTTTCTTTCTAATAATCCATTAAAATTTTGTAGTGTTAATCTTTTTTTTGGCTCACTTATAATTGAAACATAATATGCCATAATTGCATATCTCGGATTTTCTTTACAAATTTCTGATGCCCAGTTATTATCAACCTTATCAAAAGCTCCAGATTTAATTAATGAAATCATTTGAGTTTTATTTAATGGGCACCTATTCATGAAATCAATAATACCTTTATATGGGCGGCCGCCAATAATTTGATCAATTACTGGTCCTCCAATTTTATTAACACCTTTTAGTCCAAACAAAATTTCATTATTTATTTCATCTGGTTCAAAACTAAAACCAGATTTATTGATATCAATTAAAGATACTTTAATTCCTCTTGATGTTATATCTCCAATAGCTTTTGCTAACTTTGAATAATCAGTGGATTTATCTTTTGTATTTCCATCTTCATCATCATCTTCTTCATTTTCAAGAGATGCGCTATTAACAATGAGACAAGCTGTATTCCAATAAATTGGATTCCAGTTTATCGCAAGATAAATAGTTTGAACTCCTATAAATGAATAAGCTAGTGCGTGGATAATTGAAAAGCTGTAACCCATCTGTGGCCCAATACCGCATTCCCAAACATACTTACCAAGAGCTGGACTTGATGCTCTATCAAGAACTTGCTGATGCAATTCAGGAATTTTTGCCATTTGTTTTTTACCAACAATCTTTCGGGCGGCGTTCGCCTCTTTAAGAGAAAAATTACAAATATTTTCATCCATTAACATTCTCATTAATTGTTCCTGTGATGGTGGAACACCATAAGATTGTTTAAAATATGGTTCAAGAATTTTTTGTTCTTTAACAGTTATTCCTGCTCTACACATTTCAAGATACCAAAGATCAATATTGTTTTTATATTCAATATATTTTTCCATCGGTGTTTGTGCGCCTTTTTCTGCGGTCATAAGACGCATTAACCCATTAGCATCCGCCATTTCAAGAATATTTGTTGGTTTAATTTTTTTTGCCGCTTGAGAACCAACATCTGAATCGAACTGAAAAATATTTAAAACACTATTATTTTGTAATGCTTCCCATATTTTTTTATTATCTAATGGTAATACTTCTGGATGAAGATATTTATTATAAACTTCTCTTAATGTTAAATTACTATCAATTTTATTATATTTTTGAAGAAGTCTAATTGTTTCTGCAATTTTATCTTGTACTTCTGTTACAAGAAAATCATATTTTGTCATACCGCATGCTTCATCCATATGAAGATCCCATTGAGTAATAATTTCTCCTTTGGGGGTTTTCATAAAACATCCAAATTCATAAGGATCTTCATCGAAAAGAATAACACCACTTGCATGACTAGAGCGTTTATTAACAATTCCTTCTATTGCCATTGCAATATCTAAAAGACCAGGATATTTATTTATTTCATTAATAAATGCCGTAATGGGTTTTCTATCTTTATCTTTGTTGCCATAAACAACATCTTTAAGAGGCCATAAAAATCCTCTTTCGCTTGGAATTAATGATGAAAGATATTGTGCAGTATCAACATCAATACCATCTCGATAATCAGTTACCCATCCGTCTTCATTTTCATTTGTCGGTCCAGACACAATGTATCCAGATTCTTGTCCTCTATATCCTCTACAAGCAGTGAGAATAGCACTTTTTGTTCCTTCTGTTCCAAAGGTAGCTATAAGAGTGCATCCAAGATTTTTCCTTGAGAGTTCATCAATTTCACTTGAAAAGTTTGCACCTCGTTCCTCCTTTATTTTTTGAAGAATTAATGGGCGTTTAGACGGACATAAGTCTAGATCAATATCACCTAATTCAACTCGTTCTTTATTAAGATAACGCCAGAATGGAAGATCCCATTTAATTGGGTCCAACTGAGTTATACCTAAAAGATAATGATTTAAACCAGAACAGGATGAACCTCTACCCGCGCCAACTGTACTACCACATTCCCAAAAGAGATCAACGTAATGCTGAAGAGTTATTGGATAACTAAACATATTAGTTTCAAGTTTTTCACTAATTGTTTTTTTAATATCTGCTTCTTCCTCAAGTCTATCCCAATATTCTTTTGTTAAAAGATGCTTATTTGTCATTTGATTTAAACATTCATGGACCCAATATCTTTCATATATATCATCTGATTTATACATTTTTTCTAATATTGGATAATCTTTTGAATACCACGGAGCCTCTTCTTTCGGATAATCTTTAACTTTTACTTTTGGAATAGTTTGTTTATGTGCAATACTATAATTTTCAATCTTATTATAAATTTCATATGAATTATTTACTAATTCATTATAATCCAAAAATGATGGAGCAATATTCTCTTTTATATCATTTTCATCTTGGAGATATGCATATTCATAAAATGCGTCAACCTCACGTTCTCCACCTTTTGAATTAAGATATGCTTTATGAACATATCTATCTTCTTTTTTAAGGTAATGAGCATCTGAACCAAGAACCATTTTACATTTAAATGCGGATGCTACAGAACAAAGACGCTGATTAACCGCAATCTGTTCTGTTGATTGGCCAGGCGCACATTCAATATAAAAGTCATCTCCAAAAAGTTTTTTACACCATAAAATAAAATTTACAATATTATTATGTGCTTCTATAATTCCATTATTATCTTCATGCTTTTCAGCTTTAATAAGATTTAAAACTTGAGAAGATACTTGCCCGCCAATACACGCGGTTGTTGCAATTAAAGTTCCTGGATATTTATTAACAATCTCTTCAAGATCCGCATAAGTTGTTGGAACTCTTTCAAGACCTCTATCCCAATAACTATTCATCCATGCTCTTGAAGATAATTCTCTTAATGCTCTAAAACCAGTTTTATTTTTTGCAATTAGAATAAAATGATAATATTTTTGTCCCATTTCTCTATTCGGAGTTAAATATATTTCATCTCCTAATGCTACTTTAAAATCTGGATGTTCCTTTAAAATATCTTGAGCATAAAAGTTCGCTTGTGGCGCACCTGATAAACATTCATGATCTGTGATTGTTATTCCGCATAAACCAATTTCTATTGCTCTATCAATGAGTGCTGGAATTTTATTAATGCAGTCTAATAATCGTATATTCGAGAATTCTGAATGAGAGTGAACCTCAAACCGTTTTACCATCACCCTACCTCTTTCATTATATTTTATATTTATATTATAATATAATAAAATAAAAAAGTCAAGTGGGGGATATCCCCACCTGACCACATAAAAATAAATATTTAAGCTACATTGTCCATTGGAGTACCCTCCATATTATTGTCTACAGGCGTCAACGAGTTACAACTTCTTAGCCCATTGGACCGTACCTTCCTTTCATAATATTTATTTCTTACAATTATATTATAGAAAAAATTTTTTTAGTTGTCAAATTTTATTATAGTTAACAAAATTATTAAAAAATTTTGAGTTACATTTATTTTTTAATTGCAAATTAATTTCTTTTTCTATTGCATTAAATGTTTTAAATTTATATTTTTCAAAAAGTCTTTTATTCCATTTTTTTATAATAATAAAATTATTTGGGTTTGGTTTTATTTGTAAAGATATTTCTTTTAAAAGCGATTCTAATTCTTTAGATTGGATATTCTAATTCTTTACACTCTATTCCATGTTTATTAAAATACTCCTGTAAATATCTTCTTTCACTACATAAATTATTTGGAGCTTCATATACCATTAAAACAATAGTATCTTTATTAAATTTATTTAAACAAAATTCAAATGCTTTTATCATTTTATCAAAATCAACAGTTTCAAGTAATTGTCGATATTCTTGCATTGTAGGACAATTCCCTTGTAAAATATTTTTATCTTCGCAGGGGCAACAATGAGTTCCTTGAGACTGGACTATAAGAGGTTCATAGCGGAGCCCGCATATTATCCCTCTTTTATCTATATAATATTCTTTTCCTTTTGGTGGACGGTACCAGCCTGGATCTGATAAGCAAGTAGAAATTGGTATCATATTTGGCTTAAAATTTCGGATCTGATAAAAATATGCCGTTGCTATTTGCAGTGTTTTTAAATTCTTCATATTTTCTATTTATCCATGCAATAAAATCTTCCGTTGATTCATTATAAATATTATTATAAGTATCTATTTCTTCTTCTGGAAGAAGATTAAATACAACTTTCATTTTATTAATAAAAATCGTTACATCACTCATATTATTACCTTACTAAACAATTTTCATCATCATATTCTTCCCAATCATCAACTTCATAAGAAACCATTTCTGATTCAACAAAATCAGATTCTTCTTTAATTCTATCTAAAACATCTTCATACCATTCAAAATCTTCATCAGACATTTCATTTTCACCTGTATTTTTTAAATCATAAAATCTTTTTTGTTCATCTTTATTTAAAAAATTATCTAAATTAATATGTTTTTCAAGAATAAAAGTTCCTTTGCAAAATTTAGTTTGAATATATTTCATATTATTCTCCTTGCTAATAATATTTTTCTTCATTCTCTGGGGTTAAAAGAAATCTTGTAGTTTCTAATTTTAAATCTTCAAAAGTATATTCTGCATTATATGGGATACGAATTAACGGAATATTATGCTCAAAACAATATTTATTTTTTATTAAATCATGTTTTCTTGTTTTTAAAAAATCCCAATTTGATACTTGGAAAAAGTGTTGTTCTCCATCATATTCAATTATATATGATAAATTAAAATTATCATCAAAAATAGCAATATCAAAAGGTAAAGGAGTTTTATCTTTACAATTTTCATCTGAATATTGTTTCGTCCAAATTACATTATTTTTAAATAGCATTGTCATTATATTATTTTCTTCTGTATAATTAGAAAAATTTTTTTTAGATATTTTTTTATAATAATTTTTTAATGCTTCTTTTGCTGTTTTATATTCATATTTTGAATTATGCGCTAAATTTTTTATATGACGAGTAGCTGATACTCTCCATAAATTATTAGTTAAATCTTGAAATAAAAATTTGTAACTTCTATTACTATCTGGAAATAGACGTAATATATATTTATAATCATTAATAATAGTTCCTATATAATTAATTCTTTTTACCCCTTTACAATGATTTTTTATTGGATTTAAACATCCACAGCTTTTAGTTCCTCCTTTGCCACATAACAATGTAGTAATTAAACGATCTTCACGAACAGAAGTTAAATTTCCACAATCACATTGGCATAACCATTTTTGACCACGATCTGTCATAATATCTTTTTTTAATACAGTTAATTTTCCAATTTTATCTCCAATATTAATTTCTATTAACATTTTTTACCTCACTAATACCAATTTCTCACTAGCTCTTGTACAAGCTGTATATAACCATCGAGCGTGTTCTATTTTATCAAAAGGGAACTTTTCTTCTAATACTACAACTTTATCCCATTCACTTCCTTGTGCCTTGTGCGTGGTAACTGCATATGCATAAGTAAATTCTTTTGGAACAATATCTCCATATTTTGGACGTAATTTTCCTAATCTATAAGATAATCTCCAATCACAACATTTTTCGCCAGTCATGATCATCTTATAATCCATATCAACTAAATCATACATATCATTAGTATCTGGAATTATTAAATCGCCTGTTAATACATCAAATCTTTTTATATTACTTTTTACAAATCTAGGAATTTCTCTCCATGTTTGAAAACTATTTTTAAGAGTGCCAATAGTCCCATTAATGAGCGGATCGCCTTCTACACTAAAATCTTCCCAATAATTTCTTAAACAAATCATTTTGTCTCCATCAACAGGATGATTAGGATACTCTAATAATTGTCTCATCTGATCATTAATTGATTGACGTTTAGCATTTGTAGCAGTTAGTATTTGATCTCCCCATTGAAGAACGCCTGTGTTAAGCTGAGAATAAGGAATAATTTTTACTTCTTTTCCATCATAATAATTAATAGGTTCGCCATTTCTTATTTTCATAGTAAGCTGAATAATTTCAGATTCCTGCGCTTGCCGCATAATTTCATCAAGAAAAATATGTGGATGGTCTAATAAATGATTATCATCATCTTTCTCTATTGGCGGAAGCTGCCCAGGGTCTCCAAGGCAAATTACATATACACTGTGAGTAAATAATAAATCTATTAATGTTTTTGGTGCCATACTAACTTCATCAACTACAATAATTTTATAACCTAAAAAGGGTTTTGGCTTTCTAAAAAACCCACCATCTGGTTTTGGAATTGATTCATATAAGAGTTTGTGTAAGGTGCAAGCATTTTTATTTCCTTTTTTACGAAGAACTTCTACAGCCTTGCCTGTGAAAGCACAATAACATACATCATCTTCGTCAATATCTAATGCTTCTATAATAAAACGAACTAGAGTACTTTTTCCACTACCTGCATAGCCGCTAATTACTGTATATTTGCATTTTGACCTATAGCGTTCTATTGAAATAAGAAGCCCTTCTTCTTGTTTTTTAGTTAAAAACATTAGGTTCTACTTCCTCCTTTTCTTTAGATTTTATAGGACAATCATGAGGATCTTTATTATGCCAATATTCGTAATTGAGGAGCCCCCCAGTTTTACAACATTGAACATAATTTCCAAAAATATCTTTAAAAAATTCACATTTTTCACATATCATTATTCATGCTCTCCAATCACCTCATCTAAAATTTGAACAAAACGCATTATATCTCTATTTGCTCTTTGTCGATATACAGTCCATTCAGTATGATTGGAGACATTACTCTGTTTATCTCTTAAATATTCATATTCTGCCATTTGTTCTCTAGCTCGAATATATCTATATATTAAAGAATCATACTGATAACCTTTTAATTTCTTTTCATCTATTGTATCAATTTTTAAACTTCCATCTGACATATCTATTTTCATTATAATACACCTCTATTATTTTTATATATATATTATAACAAAATTTTATAAAAAAATCAAAAAAGAAAAATGCGATTGAAAAAATTCCAAACGCATTTTTCATTTCAAGTGAGCGAGTGTCTGCGCGCCGAGCTGTTAAAAGAAATATTTAGATGAATCTATAATTTCATAATCCTATATGATAAGCTGTGGATAAACGCGTCCATTCCATTCATTAGCATTACATTTACAAATTGCATTTAATTCTAAATATCCTGTAGTTGTAAACTAAGCAATTTCTTCATCAGTTCCATTAAATTTGATAACAGATAATCCATTTGGGAGATTAAATTTTAAAGTATTACTTTTCATAATTTGAAAATTAGAACTTGTAATTTTAAAATTAATATTTACATAAGCTCGATCAATATCTTGTCCCCAATAATCATTCATATTTGCAATTTCTAAAATATATTGATTATTATTATCTGTTTCTTTAAAATCATAATCTATTCTATAAACAGGTTCAGTAGAGACATCTTCTAAAAGTTGATCAATATGATAAAGAAAATTATTAGTTTGATCTCCTTGAATACTTAGACCAGCTGCATTCTAATGTCCTTGCACATAAATAACTTCTGGGCATTGTTCAAGAACTTCCTTAAAATTATCAATACCTGTCTTGGTGTAGCCTCGCATTGAGCCTTCATAAGACTCTTTTCCATTTCTGCTAGTTCGTGTTAACAAACAACATGGTCTTTGATATTTTGCCATAAATTTATTTGCAATTAAACCGCGAATTTCGGAATCAATTTGGCCTGGCTCTAGTAAAAATAAAAGAATTTTATGATCGAGCATATGATTAACTTCAATCATTTTTTCTAACATGGCCAAGCCAGCTTCTTCTGCTCTTGTTTGTCTATTTTTAACGTTTGTGACTGTTCTAACTGCTTGTAAAATTAATTTTTCTTTCTCTCCTAATTTATGTCCTCGTTTCGTTGAAAGAACTTCTTGAAATGCCTGATGATTTAACATAGAATTAAATAATAAATTTTTCTATTCTATTGTTCCGCTACGCGTAACTGCATTAACAAAGGGTACAATAAAAAATGCGGCGCCCATAGATGTGCAAGCCATATCGGAGTTAGATGATACATAATCAGCCTTTGATAGCGGAAAAGAGTTTTTATCAAGCATATAATCAATAAATGGATTTTTTATATTCTATTTTTTAAATCCTTTTGTAATAAGGTAACGAGTTTCAAATGAGCGTAAAGACATCATATCTCCGCAGTTTCCAAGCGCAACTAGATCAAGAAACTCGTCTGCATAATTTACTTCTAATATAGAATCTAAATATCTACAAAATTGCCAAACAATTCCAACACCAGATAATTCTTTATTAGGATAAGTAGATAATTGATTATTAATAATTACTGCATATTGACTAATATTATCTGCTAAGTGATGATCTAGTACTAAAACTCCAATTCCTTTATGAAATAAATCCTAATGATATTTATAATCATTGCTGCTTGAATCTGGACAAATAACTAGGGAATAATAATTTGAAATTTTATTTATACAATCAGATAAACCATGTTGCTTACTATCATGCATAATCCAATCTAAATGATTATTTACCCAAGCGGGAAATAATTTATATAAATAATTAATCAGAAGTGCGGCAGATGTATAACCATCACAGTCGCAGTCTACAATAATTATTGCATTTCTTTCTTTTGAAATTGCATTTAAAAGTAATTTTAAACCATCTTTTAAATTTTCTTCCCCTAATGATAAAGGTGAATTTATATCCTAATCAGATAAATTTACATAATGTAAAATTTCATTTTCTGTCATTCCTCTATTATATAAAATTTGTTGAATTGCTGAAAAATTTTTATTTGGTTGATTTATTAATTCATATTTCATTTCAATTGAACCTCTCCAAAAGGAAGCCAATCCGCGATTGCAATATGACATCCAAAAATTTTTTTCTCAGGCTTTAGACAGCAATCTTGTAAAAATGATTGTTCTTTTTTGATTTGTAAAAAAGTATCTTCATTCATAAAAACAATAGGACGTTCATAATTTATTATGGTATCAACTTGCATCCATTCTGTGTGAAAATAAATATATTCTTGTATAGCCTATTTAATTTTAATCATATCTATTTTTATTACATTCATTAATTAAACTCCTTTATTATAATAATTTTCTATTTATATTATAATAAAAAAAGAAAGAATTGTCAAGTCAATTCTTTCTTTATTCTAATATTATTCTATTTTTAAACAATTGAATAAATTTATCTTTTCCGCAATCAATAGGCGAATCTTTATATCCTAAAATATTCTCTTTATCAAAAAGATAAGAAATGTTTACATAACTACTATATTTATTATATAGCGTTTTTAATTTAGTAACCCATTTTTGCCATTCATTATCTCCAATTTTTTGAAACTGTTTATCAAAAGCTATAATAATTTCTTTTACTCCAAGAGATAAAAGTAGTTTTACTTGATAATTAATTAAATTACTGCCGCAACATGCTACACTAATATCTGACTCTTCTCCAAAGTAAGATGCATATAATAATGTACTTTTTTCGCCTTCAAATACAATAGCCTTTTTAAATTGAGAAATGGCATTTTTACTATTGTTAAGATTATAAAGTGAAAAACCAAGCGGATGGTTATACATTTTTCCATTAATAATTGCAGGCCGATATTTACCATATACTTCATTTTCTTTTATAATTGTTCTTTCTCTAATCCCAATTAAATTTCCATTTATATCATAATGAGGAATTACAATTCCTTCATTTATTGGATCATAACAAATTCCTCTTGATTCAATAATGTCAAAAGAAATACCTTCTTCTTCCCAAGGAATAATATGCGGTCGAGGTAAATATCTTAATACTTTATTATCATAAGTTTTTAATTCTACAATTTGTGGTTGATTTTTTTCTTTATTTCTTTTATAATTATTAATTATTTTCCAATCTTCACTTGCTTCTTGATTATCTTCAAAATTAAAAGTATCTGCCGTATATCCAAAATATCGAGCTACAAATGCAATAGCACGAGGTAAAGAAAAATTTTGGATTCCCGCCGTTTTATTTACTCTTAATACTAAGTCATATATATCAAATGAAGCATCACCACATCCTGTATAACAATGAAATAATCGGGTATTTGAATAGTAGTAAAGTTTATGACTTGCATTAGCTAAATCACTATTGTGGCATATTGTTTTGCAAATAATACAATTATCTTTAAGAATTGGCTCTGCTCCTAACTCTGTTAATAAATCATAGATTTGCTCTAAAGTTAATTCCTTTTTTAATTCTTCTTTATCATATTTATACATTTTCTTTAAATTCAATTATTTGAAAGTATTCTTGAGGAATATCAGAATCTAATAAAAAATCCCTTATTGGTTTATCTTTTATCAGATCATTTGGCATATTTAATAAAGGACTATCTTGAAATTCAAAATTTCGATAACCTGCTAATTTCATTGTAGAAAGATATTTTCCAAATATACTTTTGTATTGATGAGTATTAATTGTAATTTTTATTTGAGATTTCATGCGCTTGAACCATTGATTTTCAATATAAGGAATATTAAAAAGTTGCATAATTGGAAAAAATGTCCATGGTTTGTCATCATAGCATCCCATTATTCTACATTCTTTATGCTGGTTATCTATCTAACCATTTTTAAAACTATATGCATCACCAGGATTAATTTTTTTACCGCATATAGTACAATATATAACTTTTTCTTTATTCATAATTATCTCAATTTATATATTTTCATATTCTTCAATATAACCTTGTAAACAACCATCTTTTGGTAATATTACAACAGTTTTATTAACTGAAGATTTTGTTATAATATCTCCAATCCATTTATCCCAATTTATTTCAATTAAGGCAGTAAAATCAATATTATTTCCTCTTTTGATATATCTATTTTTATAGATAGAAACATCAGAAAAAGGAGGCACTACAACAGTATATCTTACTTCCATTTGTTCAAATTGTTCTAATAACTAAGGATGAGTAGACACCATAACATTATATCCATTATCACTCATGTGTTTTGCTACTTTTGCATAACGAACCCAATCTTTTTCAAATGGGGTACTTTCTAAATCTACCCAATTAGAAAATTTTGCTAAGATAGATTTTCCAACCCCAGGAAAACCACAAATAATCATTTATTTATTTCCTCCTTATATTTTTTTATTAACTCTAATGCGTCAGCAGTTAAATGTTGAACACATATTCTTGGAGGATAATTGTCATAATTACAATCGCTACAAGCATCTGGGCCTCCACAACAACATCGTTCAAGTGACCAAATAATATTATCTTCTGTCATTTTTTCTCCTTAAAACGCACTTGCTTCAATTTTAGGTGTAACTTTAATTTTTAAATCTTCAATATCCATTAATTCATAATTATAATTAGTTATAAATATAGGATCAATACGACATATTCCTCTATCAGATTTACACCAAAGAAGAACATCTTTATAGCGGCCGCGCCTATTTTTATAAACAGAAATTTTTATATCAGGCATTTCAATACCCATAGAATTAACAATATTTTTTAATGATTCTCTATCATCTTGACTGGTTTGTAACATAATCATACCACAGTCAATTTTGTCAGCAATTGCTTTTGCACCACGAAGAAGATTCTGGTCATATTGCTGTGCAGAAACATAATCTGCATTAAGCTGAGTTGCTGACATAATAAATACGCCGTACTGATTACATAAATCTTTTAATCGAACACTAATCATAAAAAGAATATTATCTTCTCGTAATCCTTTTACTCCAGCTTTTGAACTAATTTCACTTAATATTTTCATACTTGAATGAATATAATCCATAAATACATATCTTACATTATATTGACGAATTCCAAATTTAATTGTATTTTCAATATCTTGCAATGAAAAATCTGGAAGTTTTTTAATATACAATGGACTTTTTGAAAGAATTGCGGCGGCCTCGATTACTCGCTCCCACTCATCACCAACATATTCATTTTCAAGAATATGATCTTCATTTACGCCAGACAAAAAAGCAATCATCATTGTTTGAATTTCATCTTCTTCTTGTTCTGTTGTAATAAACTGAGTTGGTTCACGAGTTCCATTATTTTCCCATTGTTTTGTTTCAAGATTATAAATTTTATTACAAGCTATATTACAGGCATCTGCAATCATAGAACGGGTTTTTCCGACGCCAGTAGCCGCCGACCGCAAATAAAACTTTTTTAATCTTGCTCCTCTATGAATAGCATTAACTAATCGACCATATAAAGGATAACCAATTTCTGGAGTGGTTTTTAATCTTTCAAGAAGAGCTAATGCGCCATCTCCCGCCTGAATAACTCCATCTTCTGAATTGTCAACATATTTAGCCTTTATTTCATCTATTTTGTCATTAATAGTATTGGCTATTTCATCAATTGGAGTATTATCAAACCAAGTTTCTTGAGCTTCTTTTTTCTTTACATCTAATATATTATCTGGGTCATAAAGCCAAGACAAATCCATGCCAACATTATTATTATACATTCTTAAAAGTGTCATTTTTTTCATTCGATTATAATAATAATCAAAAGCAGCCAATTGACACATTTCTCTAATATTTTCTAAATATTCAGAACCTTTATTTAATTTATAAATAGCATATTTTTTTGGTCGTTGCTCTAAATATTTTTCAATATCTTCAATTGAAATCTGTTTTGCTCCAAGTTGATGTAAATTATAAATTGAGCCAAATAAAATTCGATGAAATTCTTGAGGAAAATCAGCTTCATTAAATTTATATTTATCTTCTAAATCCAAAAGAGAAGGATTAATAAAAACATCTCCAATAACTTGCATATTTGCAGATGTATCAACATATTTTGAACTCATAAATTATTCCCCCTCTTCTTCTAACCACATATGCGGCGGCCGCACATATACGCGTGGAGATTCGATATTAATTATTTTTTCTTTTGGCAAAATAAAATTTGAAATATCCTTTTCTTGATTAATAAGTTGCGCTTGATATAATGCATAATAATAATTTAAAGCCTGTTTATAAATATAGGGAATAATTCCAATACTACCATGACTTTTATCAATTGAATTACCTTCTTTTTCATAGTACCATTTAAGAGTTTTTAACATTCCACTATAAGTATAATTATTTTCTTTAACGTATCTTTCAGCAAGTTTTTTTGTTAATAAATAATTATAATTTTCTCCAAATAGATTGCGGGTATAATCATAAAATGCCTCTATATCTCTTTCTTCTTGAGTCATATTAGCGATATGATCTTCCCAGCATTTCATGTGAGCATATCTACGTGCGGAAACTTGTTTTGTTGGTTCAGTCTCTCTATCAAATTGTTTTCCACAATAAAGACATTTTACATAATGACGAGCCACAATAAAAAACCTCCTTTTATAATAATATTATACAAAAAAAAAGAAGACTTGTCAAATTAAAATAATTTTGACAAGTCTATTTATAAAATTAATTAGGAGTTTCTTTTGAAAGAAGTAGAAGATCATCATAAATTAATGATAATGCTTCAACTTGTTCTCTTGAACACTGACTCATTTTTTGGCCTCGACCAAGATAACGATCTGTAATCTGAATAATTCTTGGCTGATAAAAATCAGTAAAAATATTTTCAGAATTATTTTCAATCATTTCCTTAATGAGATTATTGCACCCTGTCATAAGCTCATCAAAATTAAGGTCTTTAGTTGTATCTTCATAAAGATTATTTTTCTTATCGGTAAAGAATTGATCTCCATCTTCTTTTGCCTGCTGGTCAATCGCATCTCCAATAGCCGAAACTAAATTATTATAAGAAAAATCAATATAGTCTGGAGTGTATTTAAAACGACTACCAGCTTCATATCTAGGAGTTCCGCGCATAAAGAGTTTGGTTAAATTATTTCCATCTTTATCTGTGACAATTCTAGAATATCCAATAATATCTGCCATTCTAGCTACAATATTATTAGCTCTTTTGTCAAGTGTTGGAACAATTTTATTATATTCATTTCCCGCTTCATCTTTAAAGACCTTATCTGTTGCATGAGAAATAAGAATAAGACCATAATCCATCATAACAATTGAGCGCAGGCATTCATCAAATTCTTTTGAAACAAGGCCATAACCCTTGCCATAAGGAATATCACTAATACTATCTACCCCATAACCGCCATCTGGACGAAGTGCATTATCACAGATATATTTTGTACAATAGTCATAAGCAATATCACATGTATCAATAGTAATAGTATAAAACATTTCTTTTGCTTTTGGATCTTTTAACTGTCTAAGAACTTTTCTAAATTCAGCCCAATTATTAATAGGTTGTGCCATTACTCCAGGAATGGCATTATAACCTTTTTCAAAAGCTAAAAGAAGGTTCTTTTCAAACTTTGCGGCGGTTGTAGTTTTTCCGCTCTTTGGCTAGCCGTAAAAAAAGATTGAATATCCTCTTAAATTACGGCTTACTTGATGTGGTTGAATGTTAAAAATATCAATATCTGCCATAATTATATCCTTTCTTTAAGAAAGGGGTTATAAAACCCCTTTCATTAAAATACAAATCCGCCCTCTGGAACTGCCTGTGTGGTAGCATTAAAATTATTGCCACTCGCCGCCTTAGTTGCCTGTCGTTCAGCGTGTCTCTTTTCAATTTCTGCAAGCATAACCTGACGATCCTGGGTCATCTTATTTACATCACTAATTGTAAGAACTTCTTCATCGCCAAAATCATAAGGAACTTTTGCTCCACCTGTTACAACATATTCACGACTTTTCCTTTCATAAGTCTGAACAGCCGCCTCTCCAAATGCTGACTCTTCCTTTCTTTCAATTCTAATCGTCATACAATTAATGCGGCCCCAAAGTTTTGTAAAGATAGGGTTAGAAGGAGTTACATCAAGTCCTTCAAAATAATTCATTCCCTTTTCATTACGAACTACAAAAGAAACAGGAAGAAGAGTCGGTCCATACCCAAAAATTGCTCCACTAATATTTGTATAGTCTGTGGGAATATTCTTTTCAGGATCGGCGTCAATATGTGTTACTTTGGTAATAAGCATATCCGCAGAAAAAGTATTTCTTTCTGCTTCTGGTCCAAGTTCATTTACAATAGAACAAAAACCATTTTCATTTCTCATGGCGGCTACTTTTGAACCATCTGCTGCAATAAAATCATTTACTGCAATAGAAGTTCCTGTGCAAAGAACTTTAAATGCATTATCTTTTCCGCCATTAATCCAAGCTCTCTCTGGATTATCAATAATTCTTTTAAGTGCGACATATGTATTATTTGTCTGTCCACTCTTATATGTTTCTGTTACATATGTATAATGAATAGTTACAACATTAAGACCTGCTTCATCAACTGCAATATCAAGATCTCCTGCGATATATTTTGTACCAGGATTTTTAGAATTTTCTCCAGAAATTCTTTCAGAAAGCTGATTAAAATTACTACCTGTACTATAAACGTATCCTTCAATTTTTTCTGTGTTAATAAATCTTGCGTTTGCCTTCATTTAATTTTCTCCTTATTAAATCAACTTATATTTATATTATATCAAAAATTTTTTTAATTTTCAAATTGATAATTTCTACCAGCTTCTGTTAAAGAATATTGAACTGGATCTTTTCCTGTTTTTTCTACATACTTATCAGCAACAAGTTTCCTCATTGAACCCGCGACTGAGCGGCCGCTAGTAAAAAGTGCCTCTGCCGCCTCCTTAGATGTAAAAACATTAGACATTGTATTTTCATTTTCCTGCATCCAAGAAAGTAGTTTTTTACCATTTTCTGTCATAGCACCAGAATTTTTTACTTTATTATTTTTTAAATCATTAAAAAATTCTTTTGCTAAATCATATGTATCTGGATAATTTTCTACATAAATATCTGGTCTACTAAAAATTTCTTCTACAATTTGAATAAATGCTTCTTTTTTAGTCATTTGTTTTTCCTTTTCTTTTATAATATAATTTTTATTTTATAATTATATTATAACATTTTATTTTTTATTTTTCAATTTGAAAAGGAATATTTTCATCATCAAAGATTAAATATTGAGCATAAGGAAGTGTTCTTGCCCATTTAATGAAATTCATTTTTGAAGGATCATCTTTTCCGCCCCATTCATTCAACTTATGATTGCGTCTTTGACCAGCAGAGCAAATAGCACGAATGGTTTCATAGTTTGCAGTCCATGTTCTTGTCTGAAGCCAACCATTGGGTAGCCATCTGATTAATTCTTTCCAATATTTCTTATCTTTTGTTTCAAGATATTTCTGACGAAGAAATTCAAGTTGTTCAATTACAAGTTCTGAAAACATACCTGTTGTATTTTCAGCGGGTCCGCCTTCCATTGGAGATAATGAATAATATACTAAATTAGGATCAAAATCATCTGTTTCAAAACTTTCAAGAGTAATAGGTTTATCTGTTAACGTATGCATTGTAGATGTACTATTGGCGACGGTAGCAATTTTATAAGTGTCTAGTTCTTTCCACCAATAAAGCGGCGCTGTGATATCAACAGAAACAAAAATTTGTCTAAGAAATTTGCGGTGTTCGGGACCTGCTTTAATAAGATTTTGGGCCAGTCGCATATCTTTCGGACCAATAAAGGCTACATCTGCAACATCAGAACAATCGTCACTCTTTAAAATTCCATTGTCAATAAGTTTTTGGACATATCTATCTTCTAATCCGCATCCTGCATCTGAAAATTCTTCAGGCCAATTTAGTTCTGGATTAAATTTATTAATCCAAGCATCTGCAACTTGAAAATCTTCATATACATCATTATTTAAATCTACTAGTCCAAAATAACTATCACTTTGGCTCCAACTATCTTTAGGATTTCTCATGCCGCGAAATGCGCCTTCAAAATTATATACATGTGTATTTTCAAATTTCATATTTTAACCTCATTTTCTATCATCAGTATCATCATTTTTATATAAACTATTTGCTGTTATTGTTATCCCTGAGTCGGCGGTACTATATGTCCAATATGGAGTAGTAGTATATGGAGTATTTATAGAAGGAGAATTATATACATAAAGATTTCTTTTATTATACCCTTCCCAAAAACTTTCATTTAAAAGCTACTCCAACTCTTTTTTAGTTAATTCAATTTTATTATTTTTATTTAAAGTAAAAACTTTTATCATGTTTTATTCCCTCTTACAGTATTTAAACCGAATTTATTGCTTTGATACATCTATATCCAAAATTTTTCTTTTTCATTTAATAGTTCTTTTGGGCATTCTTCTAATAATTCAAAAGAAAAATTCCAGACTCCGTCTTTTTGCATGGTATTATATAATTTATTTGTGGCGGACGCTTCAATCCCCAACCCGCATTTGCAATGTTGTTTCATTCTCTATTGAATATTTACACTTTGTCCAATATAGCATTCTTCAGTAATTAAATCAGTAATCTTATAGATGCCACAAATTATTTTTTTACCAAATACCCTATCACATAACTAAGTCATTTGTTTTTGAAAATATTGTGTCCATATAAGTTTACTTAAAACAACAGGCTTATGAAAAGATGCTTTTAAATTTTCTAACATTTTAACATCAGCTAAATCTGCATCAGAAATTGAAAGTTTATAAAAATTAATTTTATCCTTTTTCTATTGCTAGCGGAGACGCGCTTCTACACCCGCGCTAAGAGATGATTTTAATTTATTTAATTCATTCTATATTTGCTTTTTTTCTTTTATAGCTGACTATCGAATATTACTTAAATCTTTATGAATATCTTCAATCTATTTAGAAGTTTCATAATTAACTTTTTCAAGATTTAATTTAATTATTTGTTTTTCTTTCTAAAAATTTTTATTTAATTCTTTTTCTTGCTATTGTTGAAAAAGTAAAAACTCATCTTTCAACTATTTTCTTTTTTGTATTTCAGTATTAATTAAATTATTTCTATCTACTTGTAAATTATGAACTTCTTTTTCTAACTGAGATTTATACTATTCTTGCTTTAAATTTTTCTAAATTTTAATTTGATTAGCATTATAAAAAAGAATTAAACCGCATATTAGAAAGATAAAACCTAATATTAATAATATCATTTTTTCCTCCAATATGCAAAATAAGGGTTAGATATTTTATCTAACCCTTATAAAATACTCAAGTTAATCCTCAGCAGTTGGATCAAATGCACGACCTGCATCGGTAAGCTGAATAAACTTAATTGCCTTATGTAGGCCAGTCTCTGGATCTTCAATTTCTGCCGGAACACGAACCATTAGCGGAAGCTCATTCTTATCAGCATCCTTATGACGCTGGAAAGCTGATGTTACAATACCATTAACAGAACGGACAGAAAGACCTGTTGCATCTGCAATGTCCTGTGCAGTAAAATCCTGTCCATCATGTTCCTTTACAAAATCAAAAACCGCCTTGCTATTCTCACTAAGCATAATCCTTTTTTCTCCTTTTTAATAAATATATATTTTTAATTATTTTATATAAGATGAATTTATTTATTTATCACTTATATCTTTTATATTATAGTAAAAAATTTTTTAAAAATCAAAAAATATTAAGTGAATAAAATAAAAATTTTTATTATTTTTGTCATCAAATGTTTTAAAGACCTTCTATTCATTTACTCATCTTATTTATATTATAATTATATAAAAAATTTTTTTAATTTTCAATATATTGCTTTACAAAGTCTAGTTCAGAAATAATTGGAATACCGCGACTTTGAGCAGCTTTATTTTTAGATGATGTACTATTTACATCATTATTAATTAATAAATTAGTTTTACTAGAAATAGAATCAGACACCTTGCCGCCATGAGCCTCAATAATTGCTTTTAATTCAGCTCTATTTTTAAACGTAGTAAGTTTTCCTGTAATAACTATAGTTTTTCCTGTGAGACTATTATTTATTTGAATGTTGTTAACAATAGGGGTTTCAAAAATTAAAAGTTTAGAAATTCTATCGGCTTCCGCATAATCAAAATTTTTAATACTTTTATTCATTTCTTCTCCAAAATTATTTAAGACAGAGAAGTCATATTTATCATCATTAATTGCATTACGGAAATCTTCATATGTTTCAAAATAATTTATTAAATCTTTTGCTACTGCCCGCCCTATGAGGGGGATACCAATCGCAGATATAAAAGCATCAAGTGTGGTATGTTTATGCTCTTCTATTGATTTTAAGATTTTATCTACAGAAGCTATTCCAAAACCAGGCTTCTTAATCCATTCATTTCTATATTGATTAAGATTAAAAACTCCTTCAAGATTTTCAAGCCATTCCCAATCAATTAGCTTTTGAAAAGTAGCTTTAGATAACCCTTTAATATCAAGACCCTTTTTTCCACAAAAATGCTCAAGTATATTAATAAATTTCCCCTGGCATGAGGGATTAGTGCATACAATAATTTTTACACCATTATTGTTAATAATTTCTACATCTTCACCGCAAATAGGACATTTTTCTATTAATGGAATAATAGGACCATTAGGTTTTTCTTTTGGTTTTTCTGCACTATAAATTTGCGGAACAATCATATTTGCTTTAAAAACCTGCAATTTTTGTTTTTCAAAAGGAATACCTAAAATATTTTCCATTACACTTAAATTATGTAAACTTGCTCGTTCAACAATTGAGCCTTCTATGTCAATAGGTTCAAATACTGCCACTGGAGTAAGAACACCAGTTCTTCCCATCGTCCATTCAATATATCTTAAATAAGTTTCGTAAGTTTCATCATAAAATTTATATGCTAAACCACCTTTAAAATGATGATCTGTGCGGCCTGCCGCCTCATATGTTTTTATATCATCATATTTAAAAACAACTCCATCAATAGGATAAAAAAGTTTTTCACTTTCTTTTTTAATACTATTAATATAATCTTCAACGGGAGTTAAATCTGTCCCATCACCATTAATAAACATTGGAACCACATTAAATCCATAAGATCTTAATGCTGATAAATTATTAGATAACCACTCATATTTTCCACCTTTTACAACATCCCAAGCGATAAAAGTAAGATTTCTTTTTGAACATTCTTTTGAATCAAGTAATCTGATACTGCCACTTGCAAAATTTCGTGGATTTTTATATTCATTTTTAAAAGATTCAAAATTATTATAAGTACAAATAATTTCTCCATCAATAATAGTATCTTCTTTTCGTTCAATTTTTTTAGGAATAGATGGAATAACCATAGCGTTATGAGTAATATCTTCTCCCTCTATTCCATTACCGCGAGTTTCTGCGGATATAAGTTTACCATCTAAATAATGTAGTGAACATGTTAAACCATCCATTTTTGCCATAATAACCCAATCATGCCCTTTAATAAATGATTTAACTGCCTCTATATCTTTGGTTTTATCAAGAGAAAGCATGGGATGATTATGTTTAGCCTTTTTTAATTCAGATACTTTTTCAAAATGAATACTTTGGGTTGGTGAATCTGGATAAATAATACCAGTTTCTTCTTCCATCTGTTTTAATTTAAAATAAAGATCATCCCATTTTTTATCACTAATTTCTGGATGTCCTTTATCATAAAGTTTTGTTAATCTATTTAATTCATCAATTAAACTTCTTATTGTCCATTCATCCATATTATATTACCTCTTTTTCTTATAAATATATTATAATATATTTTTTTATAAAAAGCAAATGAGGGACAAAAGTCCCTCATTATTAAAATTTTACGATAGATGAAATATTAGATTTTATCATAATATTACCAAAACTTGTTCGAGTTAATGAAGGTAAATCTGATGCGGTAATGCATATAGAGTTAGGCTGACCAGTGAGAAGAATGGTGTCTTTATCCGTAACAATAGCGGCGCCTGCAATTTCTCCATATACAATACTTGGTCTATAAATAACTAGTCCTTTTCCGCCTCGACCTTGAATTGTAAATTCTTTAATAGAAGTTTTTTTACCATATCCTTTTGTTGAAAAAATAGCAACAGTATCATTATCTGAATGAATTGGAAGTCCTACAACAACCTCATCATTTTCATCTAATTTTATAGTTTTAACACCAGCCGCGACTCTACCAATAGGATTAACATTTTTACTTTCAAAATGAATAGACATGCCATTTTTAGTAATTACAAGAATATCTTCTTCATTAATAAATTCTACATTGGCAATAGAATCGCCATCGTTAATTTTAATTGCCGCAATTCCTGTACTACGTTTTACTTTTGTATATTCATCAAGAAAAGTTTTTTTCATTAATCCTTGTTTTGTAAAGAATGCTACATATTTTGCAGTATTACTTCTAGCAAGAGATGTAATTGCTATTACTTCATCATCTTGATCCATATTAATTAATGTTCCAACATGTGCGCCTTTTGATACGTTTGTTCCAATTGGTACTTCATCTACAATAATTTTAAACATCTTACCTTTTTTAGTAAAAAGAAGAAGATTATCAATAGTATTGGTGGAAATGCTAGACATAATTATATCATTTTTGGTTTTAACGCCCTTGCCATTCTTTCGTTGTACTTTAAAGTTATTTTTAGGTACACGTTTAATATCTCCAGTTTGAGAAAGAATTACAACACAGTCTTCTGGAACAACTTCTTCAATTATTTTTTCTTCTGGTTTTACTTCAATGTTAGTTAGTTCTGTGCGGCGGGCATCGCCATATTTTTTAACGAGATCCCCTAAACGAGATTTAAGAATGCTCTTTTGACGATCTTCATTTGCAAGAATATTTTTTAAATCAGTAATTTTATTTTCAAGTTCTTTTGCTTCTTTCTCTAATTCAACTTTTTCAAGTTTTGCAAGAGAAGAAAGTCTCATAGCTAAAATTGCTTTAGCTTGATTTTCTGTAAACTGATATTTTTTAATTAATGCTTCTTTTGCGGCGGTTGCATTTTCAGAGCCTTTAATCAGCGCTATGATGTTGTCAATATCCTCAAGTGCCCGCAGCAACCCATTGACAATTTCAAGTCTATCAATAGCCTTATCTAAATCAAATTTAGTTTCTCTTGTTATACAATCAATATTATGGTCAACATAAATTTTAATACAATCTTTAAGATTTAATTCAGTTGGCACTTTATCAACAAGAGCGACTTGATTATAACTAAATGAACTCTGTAAGTTTGTTTTTGCAAAAAGTTTATTTACAATACTTGCGGGATTGATACCTTTATCGCATTCAATAACAATTCTAACACCTTTTTTATTAGATTCGTCACGAATATTATCAATTCCCTCAATTTCCTTTGAATCTGAAATTTCACCAATTTCAGTCATTAATCCTTCAATAGTAGTACCATATGGAATTTCTGTAAAGATAATTTTTTGTTTATCAATTTCAAATCTTCCACGAATTTTAACACTTCCATGCCCTGTTTTCATAATCGAAGGAATGTCTTTAGAATTGATAACAATTCCACCTGTTGGAAAATCTGGCCCTGGTAGAGTAGGCTCTTCTCCAGATAAATATTGATTAATTGCCACAGCTACTTCACCAAGATTATGCGGTGCCCAAGAACAGGCCATAGCCACACCAATACCACTATTAGGGTTACAAAGAAGATTAGGAAAGATACTTGGTAGTTCAATAGGTTCTTCTGTTGTTTCATCGTAGTTAGGAATAAAATCAACATTATTTTTCTTTAAACCTTGAAGCATACCTTCTTCTGTTAGTTTAGATAACCTTGCTTCTGTATAACGAGGTGCGGCAGGTCCATCACCCGCCTGATTTCCAACATTACCATGAAAATCAATAAGAGGATAACGCATTACCCAATCTTGTGCAAGACGAACTAATGCGCCGTAAATGGATGAATCTCCGTGAGGATGGTAAGAACCCATTACATCTCCAACGATCTTTGCGCATTTTACATGCGGTTTATTACTGGTTCTTCCACCCGTAAAAGCTCCATATAAAATTCTTTTTGCAACTGGTTTAAGACCGTCAGTTGCATTTGGTATTGCTCTATCTGAATTAACAGAGGCCGCATATTCAATAAAATTTGTACTTAATTCTTTTATTAAATCACTCTGCATTTTCTATCTCCTTAAATATTATTTGTTTATTATTTTCAAATAATATTTGAATCTCATTATTATAATATTCAATATAAGTATTTGGCTGATGATATTTTTGAATTAATTCAATAGCTTTATTTTGTTTAGTTACACCAATATTAATAGAACATTTATCACAATGTAAATGCCATGGTGTTCTACCCCATTCGTCAAGATTCCAATAAAGTAGAGAATTACAGTTTGGACACATTAAATCATTTTGCATTTTTATTCAAACTCCCTAATAATTTGTTTTGCTATTGATTTTGCAGTTTCTTCAGATAACCGCCAATTTTGATATTTTCTATAACAATCATCGCATCTTGTATCTTGATATTTATCCCAATTTCCAAATTCACAATTATCACAGTAACAATAACATAATTCATCAGTTAAAATTTTTACAATTCTATCTTCTATATTAAAATCATTCTGCATCATTCGCCCTCCAATTATTGTCTATTTTTTGAAGCAATGATTCAAAATATTTTAATTCTTCTTTATCTTCTTTATCCCTATTTTCATCTTCTGATATACAACAACATTCACTTTTCCATATTGAAGTAGCTTCTTCTAATTTTGTTTTATATATATTATATATTTCATTTAATATATTATTCTGCATAGTCGCCTCCTTGATTTTGAATTAATTTTAAAATATCATCTGTTCTAAATTCCATAAATTCAAAATCAAATTCATTATCTTCAGAACATTCTAATTCTCTATCAAAAAAATCAAATAATATTCTATGAATTTCTTCTCTTGTTTCTTTATAATTTAATTTACGCTCCATAAGTCGCCTCTGCACTATGCTGTTGAATAAATCTTTTTCTTGGAATAATTTGTGTACCCATTAAATCATCAAATAATTTATTAGCTGCTGCAATATCTTCTACAGTCACTTGCTTAATAATTCGTTTATCTGGATCTACAAGAATCGAGGTTTCATCCGGCGACATCTCTCCGAGTCCCTTAAGTCGATTAACGAGATACTTCTTTCCTTTATGACTGGTTCTATATTTTTCAAGTTCCGCATCATCTTTTAAATAGATATAAGTATCTTTACCTTCTGTGATTTTGTAAAGAGGTGGAACTCCTGCATACACATATCCATCTAAAATTAATTGTGGACAGAAAGTCCATATAAAGGTATAAAATAAATTTTTAATATGACTCCCATCAACGTCAGCATCGGACTCGATTATAATCTTTCCATAACGAAGGTCATCTTTATTATAAGTTAGCTTCATTGTCTTCATATCAACAGTAAGACCAAAAGCATCAATCATTGTCATAATTTCTGCATTTTTCTGAATCTTATCAAGCGTTGCTTTTCTAACATTAAGAATTTTACCACGAACAGGCATGACCGCAACAAATTCATTATCACGAGCCAGTTTTAGGTTGCCTGAGGCCGAATCACCTTCCGTCACATATATCTCACATTTCATACGATCTTTAGACCAACAATCTGCAAGTTTACTATCAAATTTAAGAGCTTTCTGTTTCTTTTTATTCTGCTCTCTTGCTTTGTCTCTTGCTTTCTTTGCAGCATCTCGTGCTTTACGAGCGGCTGTCGCCTTTTCAAAAATAGATTTTATTTCTTTTTCATTATTATTTAGCCATACTTCAAGATTTGTACTTAAAGCAAAAGTAAAAGGCGTCATATCAATCTTTGTAATTCTACTTTTAACCTGTGCATCGTATCCAACATTAGGAGCAGTAATATTAAATACTACATACATTCCCTCTTGAATATCATCACCAGTTAAATTAGTATCTTTATCTTTAAGCCATTTTTTCTCTTTAAAGAATTTGTTAAATTCTCTTGTAATAACTGTTTTAATCTGAGTGATATGAGGTCCAGATTCTGTTAAACCAGTATTAACATAAGGAATTATAGTTGAAGAATAGTTTCCAGCATAAGTAAGAACCATATCAAGTTTATTCTTGCCTTCTGAAAAATTCATTGAAAAACGATTATTAATTAATTCTTCACCTTTTAAATTTTTATTAACTAAATCATTAATACCATTTGTTGAATAATATTGAGTAGAATTTTCTCCTCCAAGATTAAGATTGATAGTTAATCCAGGACAAAGACAGGTAATAGTTTCAAATAAATCTTTAATTTTATTTAATTCAACCTCTGTATGAGTAAAAAACTCTTCTGAGGGTTGCCATGTAACAATTGTGCCAGATTTTTTATCTTTACACTTTCCTAGTTGTCTTTTATTAAAAACGCCTTCAACAAATTTAATCTCTTCAACTTCGCCATCTCTTTGAGTAGTAACATCTAGCCAATGACTTAAAAAGGTAGTAATTTTGCTACCAATGCCAAAAGAACCAAGAGAAGTCCCCTCATAGGTTCCATCATCACGATATTTTCCTGAAGTATTTAATACACTAAAAGCAGCTTCAAGAATTGTCTTACCATCTTCTCTAAAGGAATTGGGAATAAATCCTTGACCATAATCTTGAACTGTAACAATATCTCCATCAATAGTTACATCAATTTTATTCCCATGATTAAGACGATATTCATCAACTGCATTAGAAATAATTTCTACTAATAGCTGAGTTGAATATGTGCAATCACCTGCATATACTTGCGGACGAAGCCTTGTAAACTCAAGGGGCGAGAGACTTTCGATACTATCCTCTGTATATAAATGTTTATCAACCATTTATTTTTTACCTCTTCCTTTATTATATATTTATATTATAATAAAATTTTTTAATTTTAGCAAGTTTTTTCCAAAAGGTTAATGTTTATATGATTTTGTAATATAATATTTGAAAATTTTAATTTGTCTGCCGTTGCAAGAGCATCCGCTAACTAATTACCTATAATTCCATTATGACCATCAACTTTTATAAAATTTATTTGATTTATAAAAAAATCTATATTATAATATTTATATATAGATAAAATAATATCTAAATTTTTTATTGTTTCATGTTTACTATTTTTCCAATTATTTTTACTCCAAGAGTAAATCCATGAAGTGAGGATATTTATACAATATGCAGAATCAGAATAAATAGTTGCTTCCTAATTTTTATATTTTGTATTTAGTAATTCAAATGTTTTTAGGAATGCTTTTAATTCCATTTGATTATTTGTTACATTATCAAATTGCTAACAATAGGCATCAATTAAATTGCGGCGGTTGTCAAATATTACTATCCCGAACCCGCCTCGAGAATCTTTATAACCATTCCCGCGACAACTTCCATCTATATAAATATGTAACATATAAAAAACTCCTTATATATAATATTTATTATATCATAAATAATTATTTTTGTCAAATAAAAAAATAGATGATTTAGCGGCTTTAGCCGCTATAATCATCTATATAATCTTTAAAATCTTTAATTACTTCATCAATAGATACAGGATAACAATTATGAGCATCAACCGCAACGTTATATGAGTGAGTTAATTCAAACTTATCTTTTGAATGAGTATGCCCTGCAAGACAAAGAACTCTTCGATTTAATGGTTTTCCATAATCATCAAAATTTGTTGTACAGGTTGGAAAATGACTTAAATAAAAATGATATTTACCATATTTAAGTATTCCCGCATAGCCAATTACTTCAACTACATTATGGCATTTTGAAAGAGCTTCTTTTCTATTGTAGGTATCATGATTACCCCAAATAAGATGAATTTTTCCTGGAAGATGATTAAAAAGTTCAAGTCCTGGTTCAAGTTCTCCAAGAAAATTATCTCCAAGAAGATATAGATCATCATCTGGTTTAATGATTCTATTGAAATTATCAAGAATCGTAAAAGTCATTTCATACACATCTTTAAAGCCTCTAGGTTCATAAATAAAAGGCTGATTATGGTTCAAATGCAAATCTGATGAGATATAAATCATTTAAATTCCTCCTTCTTTATACGTAATTTTATCTTCTTTACTATTATAATGAAAAATGTAATGAAAACCTTCATATGATGTAGGCTTTACAAACTGACATGACATGCGGCGGACCTGCCCTCTAGGAACATATGCTCTGGTCCCGCGCCGCTTCTCATTTCTTTCAAGACAGGTCTGAAGATCTTCATCAATCCAGATAAGATTTACATGATCATACCCATTTACATGATCAATTAACCATTTTCTTGATTTTGGAGTAAGAGAAGTCTGGTCTGCGAAGACATCTTTTCCAGTTGCAAGAGCTTCATTAATCTGATTCCAAAAGGTTTCAGTAACGTCATTCTCATGAGAAAAATATTCTTCTCCAGGTCTAAGCATAGAAAATCTAATTTCATCACGAGATATAACAACCGAATTATCTTTTTTGATTTTATTTTTAAGGAAGGTAGATTTACCAGACCCAGGGATGCCGCACATAATATATAAATCTCCCATTTTAAATAATTCCTTTCTTTTTTAAATTTCCTCTAAAGATTGTAAAAGGTTCTTTTCTATTACCATCTTCATCAAAATTATTATATTTTTTTTCTAAAGCAAAATCTTCATAATTATAGTTACTAAACATAGGACGTATTTCAACATGATTAAATTCTTTTTTGCAATAGACACAATATAATTTTTTTAAATGTCCTGCTTCGCGGTAATGACCATTTTTTCTTCCGATTGGAACCCCTTCATGACCGCAATTAATACAATACATTTTAGAAATCATAAAATCGTTACCTTTATATCTTCTACCCATAATTAAAACACATCCTTTCTTTTTCATATCTTATATATATATTATAACAAAAAATAATAAAAAAAACAAATGGAGAGCATTTGCTCTCCATTAAAATTACTGATGATATTTAAGAAGAAATTCATTGGAAACCGCCTTAAAAGATTTACTTCCATCTTTTGAACGGAAAACAATTCCTTCTCTTAGGTCATGGTCACAAACAGATTCTCCTGTTGCATAATTAAGAAGTTCTTCAACTGTATCTGGAAGAATATAATTATTATCAAGAATTGGAACACAAGGTATTCCATTCTTTTTAAGAAGAAAATCTGTCATTTCTTTTGTTCCCCAGCGGCCGTCTTTTGAGGTTATGAAATTGAAGGCCATAAAGTCGTGTGTTGGAGCATGATAATCACGCTTCTGAACGCCAGGCCCGTATGTTTCACCCTGGATAGTAATCCATTCACAATCTGTAAAATCATTATGAAGCATTTTTGTCATTTTATTATAAATATCATATTTTTCTGCCATTTCAGTATAAACATTAGTATCATAAAAACAAGTTTTGTCTGGTTTATTAAAACAGACGTTGCGGGAACATACATAAAATTCATCTTTATGTGGCCATTTACCGCGTTTAAGAGTAAATGTAGTACTCGTGCCATCAATTTTTTCTGTAGCAATCCACGGTTCTTTGTCTTTTAGTATCCAGGGCATGTTCTGAATGCGTTCTTCGTCTGTTTTTGTAACCCATGCGGGCCAACCATTTTTATCTCTTTTTCTACCAAAAAAAACAAAAAGTAGCTTTTTACCCCATTCCCGCCTCATAAGCCAGCGAAAAGGCTGTTTAGAAAAGAGTTTCCCATGACGCTGTGCCATCTTTTTATATTTATCTGCGGACGCCGCCTTGCGAATATTATCATCAGCTTCTGCATAAATCACACCAAGCTGCTTAGTAAGAAAACGAGATTCATCATTTGTCCAATGGTAGCAATCTTTATCATCTACAATTCCTACTATAATATCAGTAAGATTATCATTATTTTTTTTACAAATAGTCCATTTAAAATTTGCGGCGGACATAAGAAGTCCCTGGCTTAATGATTTACACATTTTCTGCGTTTTAATTTTATATTTCTTTTTAGCAAGAAACTCCATATTGGTAAAAGGTTCTACTTCAGGCAGTTTAGAATCAATTTCAAAATAGATCGCTGGATCGCCGATCTTGAATTCGCCCTTACCAACTACAACCGTCCATCCGCCAACATGAGCAAGCTCAACTCTATCATATCCTTCTATTGGAGTTATATCGTCAATAACTACAATATATACTAGTTCTCTTTCATTATTTTTATTAAGCATTGTTTTCATTCTCCTTCTTCATTAGTACACGCTCATGTGCAATAGCTTCATCACAATTATTATAAATCAAGCCATCAGTGCAAGTCCATTCTGCACGAGTTAAAGTAAGACGCTTTTTAATTTTGGTTCTCGTGCTTTCACTTATAAAAGCATCGCTATTGGCATCATAATAATTTTCGGGAATAAGCTGTCCTACTTTAACTTTTTCCCAGCCATTACCATTCTGTCGTCCTGCGGTAGATGGAGAAAAAATAAGTGCGGTTCTATCTTCAAAAAAATTATAAACTTCAACAAAACAATTATCTTTCTTATAAAACATTTTCATTATTTTTCACTCTTTCTTTTGTTATTTTATATTTTTTCTTTTCTTATGATATTATTATATCAAAAATTTATTTAAATATCAATGCGAATTTTTATTAAAGAGTTATAAAGATCATAATTTCCACAAAAATATTTATATACATCAAGAAAATAATCATTAAAAAGCATTAATTTATCTTTATTTTCAACTCGCGGATAGATGCGGTTTGCATGATAATGACCCCAACACCAAAGTTTATAATTTGTTTTATATTCAATATCTCCTAACCATATTTCAGTTGTTTTATCTACTTTAGATTGATCAATCATTGGTAAAAAAAGATCAGTTGGTTCATATATAACTGGACAAGTGTGAGATAAAATTAAATCCCAATCTGCGGTTGCCGCTAACATTTTTCCCCAAAGCATCTCTTCTTCATTACATTGCTCTTGTGGGAACCAGCTCCAGTGATTTGCAAGTCTGTAGTCTTTATCAACACTATAAGCACCAGGTAAAACAAGTGTTTTGATTGGTTTACCCTGCGCTGTTGGTATTTCATATTTAGATGGAACATCTAAAGCATATTTTATATAAGGAAATTCATTTTCTACATACACCTGTCCGCCCCAAAAATCTTCAATATGCCATTGACCAGGGTTGTTTTTCATACAAATACTTGGTCTTTCTTCATGATTTCCTCTAATAATAAAATATGTCATTTTATAATCATTAAGATGTTTTTTAAAAATACTATCACGAAGTCCAAGATAGTAATTGGCACCAAAATCACCAAGAACAATTAATATATTGTTTTCAGTGAGCGGTTGACCAATAAAATTCATATATTCATAAAAAGTTTTAACTGGATAATAATCTCCATGAAGGTCGCCGCACATATATATTTTACTATTCATTTTTTAATTATCTCCTATTAAATCTATTATAATTATAATTATACATAAAATTATCTCAGTCCAAAGAGGCCACAATACAACGCTCCAACTCCAATTAATAGAACCAAGTAATTTAAGAATAATATTTACAATTAATATAACATCAAGAAAACCAACTCCTCCGTGATAGTGAACATTAGAATTCATAATATGACTCCTTTCTAGAGGAATAAAATGTTGCAGCTTCATATCTTGCTAAATCTGCGGGGAGAATTTCATTATAAATACCAGTTCCAATTGGGTCTTTCCGCTCTTCATCCGTTACACAAAAAGACTGAATAAATTCATGGTCTGGCTTATATATAGATGAATTTATAAGATATTTTGCAAAAGTATCATTCTTATCAGGCTGTATTTTTTCAGCTTCTTTCCATTTATATAGAATTTCATATCTAAGAAAAGAAAGCAATTCATTTTTATTAATTAAATATTTATCCATATTATTTCTCCTTAAAATAAATTGGTTCAAAAGTATCAAGATTTAATAAACAAGCGCGGTTGGTATAAAAACTACCAAGATCAATATCTATTTTATGACCTTCACAATATTTATATATTTCAAATTGAGATGGCGGTGGTTTTTCTAAATCATTAAGAAAATGATAAATATATCCCACTGGAGTATGTCCATGAATACAATATTCATTATCTTTTCCTCGCCAGAGTAAATCAGAAATATGACTACGATCCCATATATAATTATTCATTGGAATACTGCCCATATGCATATCTGGTATCTCTGCGATATCTGGCTGCCGCCCCGCATGACAAAGATATATTATATCTCCTTTTGTATTAGTATATTCTATATGAGTTGGAAGGCTTTTGATTTTGTCAATTAATTGAAGTCGTTTTAAAGGAGTCATTTTACAAAATGCTTTAATAGTTTTTTCTGCCCCGTTGGCTCTCCATAGTGACATTTTTGGATGAGACCAGTGGAAGCCTTCTTCAATATAAGGAATTATTTCTGAACCAATGCTGTTGATAAAATCTTCATGGTTGCCGCACAATAAAATAATATTAGGGGCATCCATTATTTCTGTCAATATTTCAAATGCGGCAGGGCCTCGATCAATACAATCACCAAGACAATAGGCTTTATCCTCTGGTTTTATATAATTTTTAAGTTGTCCCCAGAGATTATATTGACTATGTAAATCTGAAAAAACATAAGTGTTCATAATTTTTATCCTTCTTTCTTTAATAAAATTATAACAAATTTTTAATAAAATGTCAAGAAAAAAATTATGGTCAAAGTGAGACAATTAAATATGAGAATTTTTCATATAAAATATGAAAAGGTGTTTTTAAATTATTTTTTGTGGGAGGTAAAATATATGATTAGATCTACGACTCCTACTATTCAATGTTTTCTTGATAATGAATAGGTTTTACAATAGTCTATTGACGATATTTATGTAACTATCTCTCAAGGTCCAACTAGATTAACTAAAACAAAAGAGGATGTTTCTATTGAAAATAATGTTGTGACAATTGAGTTAAGCCAGAAAAATACTTTACTTTTTAAGCCGGGTCCCGCCCGCATTCAAATAAAAGGTAAAACTAAAGATGGTCTTGTTTGGGCAACTTCAATAGAAGATATAGATGTTACAGAGATTTTATATAGGTAGGTGATTTAACATGGATAAAGTATTAAAAGTTGATATGCATGTTAAAGAGTCAAATGATAAAATAAAAATGTCTGTTAAAGAGCTAAATGATAAAATAAAAATGTCTCTTTCTGATCCCTTTTATAAAGTTGTTGAAAAGGATTATGAGAAGTTAATAAATTTACCTTCTATTAATGGAGTCACGCTAATTGGAAATCGTACAATAGAAGACTTAGGAATAGTGATAACTAGTGTATTAGAGTGGTAGGAGTTTTGATAAATGGCTATATTTAGAGTTTTGAGGGGCAATTCCAACGTTTTGCCAACTGAAAAAAACGATGGATATGCCTATTTAACAAAAGATACTGGAAAAGTATATATTGACGTTGATATTGGATAGGGTGAAATTAAACGGATTTAGATTAATGAAAACCCTGATTGGAATGCGGTTGGCGGCAATGCTTTTATTAAAAATAAGCCAAGTATTCCAGAAAAAATTAGTGATTTAACTAATGATAAACATTTTCCATCTTTGTTATATAACTCTGTCGAGGAATGGAATAATAATAGAAGTTACATCCCCGCGGCAGGAGATATTATTGTTTATAGTGATTATAAATAGGAAGATGGAAAAGTTATTGCTGGTGTCAAGATAGGTGATGGAACTACTTATGTAGTTGATTTACCTTTTTTAACAGATGCTTATTAGGAGCATATAAATAATTCTTCTATTCATATAACATCAGAAGAAAGAACTTTTTGGAATAATAAAGTAAGATGTTATTTGAAAGAAGAGGATGAAGAAAATATAATTTTTACAACAAATTAAAAAGAGAGGAAAAACTTCTATGGCAGATATATCGAAGATTACATTACCCAGTGGTAGTTAGTATAATATAAAAGATGCTCAGGCACGTGCGGATATTGCAACTATTAAAGGTACTATTACTGGTGCAATGTCTTATTTAGGTGTAACAACTACAGCTCTTACAGATGGGTCTTCTGCATCAACCATTTCTATTGGCGGTGAAGAGTATAATGCGGAAGCCGGTAGTGTTGTTATTTATGGCGACAAGTAGTTTGTTTATTCATCTAGTGATAATAAGTGGCATGAGTTTGGTGATATGGGTTCTTTAAAGGCATTAGCTTTTAAGGATGAAGCAACTGGAGAATTTACACCTGCGGGAACTGTTTCAAAGCCCACTTTTACTGGTTCTGAGACAACTTCAACTGGTTCTTTTACTCCTGCTGGTAATGTTACTTTTACAAATGAAGATAAAACTGTAGCTATTAAAGTTGCGGCGAGCGGTACTGCAAACTATACGCCTGCGGGCACTGTCGGTACACCAACGATTTCTTTAAATGAAGCGGGAGCCACGACTACTGTAAAGAATCCGACCAGTCAAACTGTCGCAAAGACCGTGGTCGCCGCAGCACCTGGCGCAACCGCACCCGCAAATTCATTAACATATTATTCTGTAACTGGTGAAAATTTAAGTTTATATCAGTTAGGTTATACAACTGGCGCAAGTATTACAACAAGCGATGTTACTGTTAAGACAGGTGACGCAACATATACATCATCTCAACCATCTTGGACTGGTACTGGTGTTAGACTTGAGACTGATAGTATTTCAGTTCCTAAGAGCGCTTCTTTTGCAGGGACCGCAGGGAGTGTGAGCGTTAAAGGAACTCCGACTGGAGAAGTTTCTCAACCTACATTTACAGGTACAGAGGGTACAGTAACAGTCGAATAATGATAGAAGAAAGGAGATTTAATAGATGGCAGATATTTCTCAAATAACTCTCCCTTCTAATAAAGTTTTTAATATAAAAGATGCGAGCGCGCGGCAGGGGTTAAGTACCAAGGTCGATATTGCGCAAGGAGCATCTAATGCAAATAAATATTTAGTAACTGATGAAAATGGTAATATAATTACACAAGAGTTTAACTGTGCATCTGCCGCAGATATTGAAGAGATGTGTGATGCACTTGGTCTAACGGCGGCTGTAATTACTACAGATGATTATACGACAGGAGGATAATGGATATGGCGAATTTAAATGAGATTTTATATAAAGTAGTTAATGGCATGTATCCAGTCATTCAATTGTCGAATGGGTTATATACTCCAGTTGTCGCCATTCATCCTTCTGAGGAAAGTGGTACAAATTTACAAATAACATACAAGAAGTTTAACGAACTTGATCAGATGAATGAAGTTACTGTAACTGTTATTGGTTCATGGAATTCAAATTTATATTATTATAATTCTGATTATGGAACGTGGGGCAAGGATAGTGGTGGCCCAGTTTAAGAAAGGAGGGACTAATACATGGATCAAGAAACTTTAAAAAAGCCAGTTGATTTACAAGGTCTCTCTTTGGCATTGGCGAAAACAGTTGAATATGTGAATCAAAATACTGGGCAAAGTGATTGGAGCGAATATGACGTTGACAGTGTAAGTTATATAAAGAATAAACCAAATATTAATGCTGGTGGTGGAGATTATTCTATTATAGAAGGTGGGGCTACCGCATCTTCTGGTTAGTATTCTCATGCAGAAGGAAATTGTACAATAGCCAATCATAGGTCACAACATGTTTTTGGTGAATATAATGTTGCGGATATGGTATCTGGTGGCATGTATAATCGTGGTACATATGTTGAAATAGTTGGCAAAGGAACGTCAGATGACGCCCGTTCAAATGCGAGAACCCTTGATTGGAACGGAAATGAAGTTCTTGCAGGTAAACTGACAGTAGGAGCTAATCCCACTACTAATATGGACGTTGCTACTAAGAAATATGTGGATAATGCAATTGATGAGAATGAGATAAAACCTTTAATTGTAAATCTTTCTGATAATAACTCAGCAACAGTAATGGTCTCAGATAAAAGTCCTTCGAGGATTTATGGAATATATATAACAGACTTACCGCGAATAATCGGAATTGTTGCTGATGGTGTTAATGTTGATAATGGTACTTATCAGCTTATATTTAGTTCGGAAACTGAAACCAGATTTTCCAATGGAAATATATTAATTACTGTTACTAACACTCAAGTTCCTTCTAGTGCACCAGAAGAGATAGTGGGAAAATATCAATGTACAATAAGTAACATCACAGTTGAGAACTCTGATTGGAATGAGGATCTTGACGGAGATCCCGCTTATGTACTTAATCGTCCCGCTATTAGAGCGGGGGACGGAGAAAACTCTGTCATGATTGGACAACTTGAACAGAGTGAAAATGCAGCGATATATCATATCACTTTTGATTTTCCAACTACTGCAACTGATACTGTAACATATACTACTGAGGATGATATAATACAACCTGTGTCAGATATATTGACTAAGATGTATTATGTATGTAATTTACAATATACACAAACTTATAATGGAAATTCATCTGATATAAATACTTATCGTGCTGTTTTAAGTATTGATACAACAAATAATGTTATTCAATTTAATAACGATATTATACCTATTGATAGATATACCTATTCTTCTGTTGTAGGAACTTTATATTATCAATATAAAAAAGCAATTGGACCAAAAACAACATCAGAAGGCAATAAGACGTTTGCTGCTGGTGAAAATTCTCACGCAGAAGGTATCAATACAAAAGCGCTTGGACTTAATGCGCACGCAGAGGGAAGTAACTCTATTGCCTCTTTCTCCTCTTCTCATGCAGAAGGTAGTGGCACAATAGCCTCTTCCCCCGCTTCTCATGCAGAAGGTAGTGGCACTGTCGCAGATGGGGATTCTTCTCATGCAGAAGGATATCATACAACAGCTTCTGGTTATTATTCTCATGCAGAAGGCAATAAGACGTTTGCTTCTGGAAGCGGTTCTCATGCAGAAGGCAGAAGTGTTTCAACTGGAATGTTAAGTCATTCAGAAGGATGTCCATGTGTAGAAGCCATTTCTTTAACGGGAGATGCAGGTTCAACATCTTACACTTATACACAAAATTTAGAAGATTATTTTGTTAATTATTCTGGTCGAAAAGAAATTTGGTCAAGTAATAATTTACTATCGTCGAGTTATGAGATAACCAATATTGATGCTGAAAATAAAACTATTACTTTAGATAAAACATTGTCTTCAACTACGGCAATTTCTAATAAAACTTATTATATAGCTTTGATAACAACTGCATCTCAACAAGGTTCACACGCAGAGGGAATGTCCACTATTTCTAATGGTTATGCAACTCATGCCGAAGGACGAGCTACAACGGCATCAGGAAGTAATACACATGCGGAAGGATTTTTAACAACTGCAAAAGGTATTAATACCCATGCAGAGGGAAGTAATACTATTGCATCTTCTAATAATCAACATGTTCAAGGTAAATATAATATCGAAGACACCGCAGGAACTTATGCTGACATCGTAGGTAACGGCACATCTGATTCTGCCCGTTCCAACGCCTACACTCTCGACTGGAGCGGTAATGGTTGGTATGCAGGTAAGCTGACGGTAGGTACTGGCCCAACTGAGAATATGGATGTTGCTACTAAGCAGTATGTGGATGCGGCAACCGCAGGTGTATCGCCAAATTTGTCTGGTCTCAGTGATACTAATATCGCCTCTCCCGCAACAGGACAAATACTAACCTACGATGGTACAACCTCCAAGTGGGTAAATACTACATCTCCCTACATGACAGCTTCGCAAGTGAATGAACTTATCACTGCGGCTCTCGCACAGTATGGTGATGGAGATACAGCATCGTATGGATTTGATGACGCAAGCGAGGTGAGTTATTAATGAGTAAAGTATATATAGATGACAGCGTCTTTACGAATATTGCGGATGCGATCAGAGATCGGAACGGCGAAACCGCAACATACAAACCTCGTGAGATGGACGAAGCAATTAAAGATTTGCATAATGTAAGAGTTAAGAAATGGGAAAGACCTTCTGATTGGCCAGACTACTCCAAAGTGGATTTGACTAATCAGGAGGTTATTTATTTGACATATGACTGCACATATGGAGTGGGTACTTATAATTTTATATCCATTAAAGTGGTAGGTGCATATCATGTAGAACGTGGTTCGTTAAATAACGGAATATTTACATCTGTATTTTCTACTGATCAAGACAGTAATACGGTATTTCAGCAAACTTTACCAACAGATGAAGGAGATTATGTAGTTTATAAAATTACTCCTCAGAGTGGTTCAAGTATAACTAGTTTTAGATTTTCATATATGGCAGATGAAGACTCAAGTTATACTTATGGAGCTACAGATCAGCCATGCGTGGAAAGATATTGTAATATGCCAAACCATACTGCTATTTTCCCTACTTCAAATTATATAGCTGGTACTAGTGATTCTTGGATTACACATTTAACGGTTGCTGACACTGTAATGAATGCAAAGCCAAATGGTAATTGTTCTAATTCATATAGACATGTAAGAAATAAATCATTAAGATATGTAGATTTGTCTATTTGCAGTTTTGCAAATATAACATCTTTGCAGTATATGTTTTATTTTATGTCGTCTATACAAGAAATATATCTTCCACATGATGTAAGCAATAAATGTACTGATTTAACAGGCATATTTCAAAACTGTTCAAACATTGTAAACCTCGATTTAAGTGGATGGGATACAAGCAGTGTAATAAGATTTGATGGAGCATTTAAAGATTGTGTTTGTCTTTGTGAAATAAAAGGTATTGAAGATTTTAATTTTACAAAGGCGACCCGCATGGATAGTATGTTTTCTAATGATTATAATTTAAGATATTTAAATTCTTCTAAATGGCAGACTACCACTGTATTAATTTATCTTAATTCAATGTTTTCTTATTGCAGACATTTAGAACATTTAGATTTAAGTGGTTTTATAACTGATAATGTTCAAAATTATAATAGTATGTTTTCTGGGTGCATTTCTCTTAAAGAAATTGATTTAAGTAATTTTAATGTTTCAAATAAAGCAACTAATTTTGGATATATGTTTCAATATTGTAGATCATTGAAAAAGATAATAAGAAATAAAAATTGGGATACTTCAAGCGTAACTAATTTTGAGGCAATGTTTCAAGAATGTACCTTATTAAAGGAAATAGATATTTCAGATTTTAGTTTTACAAACGCAACAACAATTAAAACAATGTTTTCTAACTGCACAGCGTTACAAACTATAAAAGCAAATATTAATCTTCCTAAGCTGGTTACAAAAACTAATGTACAGAATTTTGCGTCTACCTGTTGGAATTTAGACCCATCTAATATTACATTTACTAATTGTACATATATGCCATATTTTGGATATTGTTATACTGCATTAAATTATATAAAAATTCCCGCAAGTATTACAACGATTCCTACCGATACATTTAGAGAATGTTTTCATTTATGTGTAGTTGATTTTAGAGATCATACTGCTGTTCCAACTCTTGATAACGCAAATGCCTTTATTTTAAATAGTAATACAAAACAAAAAATTGTTGTCCCCGATGCACTATATGATACGTGGATTGCAACTGCACCGTGGAATAATACAACTTTAGTAACAAGAATTATAAAGGCTTCAGACTATGAGGCTTCATTAGTAGCACGTTAATGAAAGGAGGGTCTTATGGCAGACGAAAAATTAATTGTAACAAAAACAAAACTTGATGGTCTTGCAGTTAGTATATCTGAGAAGTCTGGCGCAAACCTTCCTATGACGATTGCTCAGATGAAGGCGGCGGTGGATGGAATATTTACTGGCAAAGTGACGCAGGATGCGGATGGGTATTTGGTGTTGGATAAGGATGGAATGGGCAGTGGAAAGTTAATGTACTCACTTGATGATTATATTTCTGGCGTAGAACCCGTTGGAGATATAAGAACGAATGTAACATATATTAAAGACTATAGATTTTATAATGATGCAAATATAACATCTATATCTGCCCCAAATGTAACGACATGCGGAGAATACGCATTTAGTAAATGTAGTAATTTGGTTAATGTTTCTTTTCCTGAACTTACCTATCTAAACATGAGAACTTTTGCTGATTGTCCAAAATTAGCAAGTTGCATTTTTCCAAAGGTAACAGCTACTGGACAACAAGTTTTTTATAATACTGCTGTAAAAGCAGTTGTTCTTCCTGCACTTACATTAGCAGGAACAAATATCTTTTCTACATTTAGAGGAGAGATTATTGATTTGGGAAATAATTGTTCTAGATTTTCTGGTTGGGTTTTTAATGGAATGAATAATACCTTTCCTATTCATACAATAATAATACGAAGAACATCTGGAGTTTCAACACTAGATGGAATGAATGGCTGGACAAGTTGTGGGCAATTTGCCTCTGGTGGTTCTGGCGGTACACTTTATGTCCCATCTGCGCTCATATCTTCTTATCAGTCCGCTAATAATTGGTCTACATTTTTAACACAAAATTCAAATAATCAAATCCTTCCCATCGAAGGATCAATATACGAGACACAATACGCCGATGGAACGGCAATAAATAATTAAGGAGGTGGCTAACTGATGAGCGATACATTACAAATATTCGGAAGAGAATTTACAAATGTCGCAGGCTTCAAGGCCACCGACAATGGCGGAAATGTGTTAACATATAGACGAGAAGAAGATACTATTAGTGGCGAGACCGTATATACATCTAGCACTGGTAAGAAGTATACTGAAACCATGATTATTGATATGGGTGGTAAGTATTCTTATGATGCGCTTAATACATATGGCAATATGGAACATTTAGTTAATTTAACATTAACTGGAAAAGTTATAAAAACTGGTGCTGGCCAGACCTTTTATTCTAGCGGCAGTAATAATCAATTTTCTATTGAAAAATACCCAAATTTAAAACGATTAATTTTAGCGCCAACTTCTGTGTATTATCAAGGGTCTTCCGTTGATTATTTTGAAGCGCAACATTATGTTTTTAATAATACTAACTTAACAGAATTAGTTCTTGGTAGATTTGGTGGGCCATATTGGAGTGGTGCCGGTTACTATAGAAATGATTGTCCAGTACCTCCGGGAATTACAGTTAATAGCGTTGGTAGCACAGATGGTTTACATATAACAGCTTTTGTTAATATAGATATGACATCAGCCGGATTTATGAAAGATCTTGCGACCAACACAACAGTTAAATTAATACATTATGAAACTGGTGAAGTAATTACAACATATGATGGAGATACAAGTGGTGGCATCACCCCCACAGGAACAATCAACATTACATCGAACGGAACGCATGATGTAACGAATTATGCGAGTGCTAATGTTAATGTCTCCTCTTCTGCTCCATCTCTCCAAGCAAAAACCAACATTAATCCAACAACATCAAGTCAGACCATCACAGCCGACTCTGGTTATGATGGTCTTTCTAGTGTTCAGATTAATGCAATGCCTTCTGGTAGCGCAACAACTCCTGCAACAACAGTTACTGCAAACCCAACCATTAGTGTTGGTTCAGATGGTAAGATTACTGCGACAGCTTCGGCAACAAAGAGCGTCACACCAACGGTGAGCGCAGGATATGTGAGTGCGGGAACAGCGGGGACGATTACTGTGAGTGGTTCAGCTACTCAACAGCTTACAACCCAAGCCGCAAAAACTGTCACACCGACTGAGAGTGAGCAGACCGCAGTTGCTTCTGGCATGTATACCACTGGTGTAGTGAAGGTGGGAGCGATTTCATCGACATATGTAGGCTCTGATATCACTCAGAGAGATGAGACGGATCTCACCGCCTCTGGCGCAACTATCACCGTGCCATCTGGATACTATGCGGAGCAGGAAACTAAATCAGTGGCAACTGCAACTCATGCTAATCCAACTGCTTCTGTCAACTCTACTACTGGCCTTGTGACGGCAAGTCACACACAGGCGGCAGGATATGTTAGCGCAGGAACAACAACTGGAACTCTTCAGCTTACAACACAGGCGGCGAAAACAGTCACTCCAACCGAGTCTGAACAAAATGCGGTTGCCGCAGGAGTTTATACGACAGGCATCGTGAAGGTTGGTGCAATTAGTTCTACCTATGTTGGTTCTGGAATTACCCAGAGAGACGGCGATGATCTTACGGTAAGTGGCGCAACAGTTACTGTACCCGCAGGATACTATTCTGCACAAGCTACAAAATCTGTTGCGAGTGGTTCAGCGGGAACGCCGTCCGCAAGCAAAGGAACGGTGAGCAATCACTCAATCACAGTGACACCGAGCGTGACAAATACCACTGGTTATATCAGCGGTGGAACGAAATATGGTACTGCGGTGACGGTGACCGCAAGTGAATTAGTAAGCGGCAGTCAGACAATTACCGCAAATGGTACAGTAGATGTTACCAATCTCGCCAGTGTGAATGTGGCATTAACATATTCCACTGTCACGGTTTCAAGTGCTTCCCCTTCAGGCGGCAATGATGGTGACATCTGGATTAAACAGTAAGGGGTGTGATTAAATGGCAAGACAAGTAGACGTAAGTAATAGCTTAACATTTCATCCTTCCTCACTGGATACAACAAATTCAAGATATGCATCTGTAAGTAGCTCGTATCCTATTGACAATGGCTACACGGATGCAACAAGTAGTAGCTATGCCCAGTTCGTACTTACAACTGGGTCTGGTGCTGCTACTTATGTTTATTACAACTTCGACACCAGTAAAATCCCAGAAGGTGCGACTATTAATTCTGTTGCATGTCAGGCAAAAGGTTATGTTAGTACAACTAGTTCAAGATATATCAGCACTCGTCAAATGCAGATGTGTACTGGAACAACGACAAAAGGGTCTGCAACAACTATTTCAAACTATGCAAGTACAGTAACCTTATCAGTTGGCTCTTGGACTTTAGCAGAGTTGCGAAATGCAAAGATTCGTCTGTACGTCACAAGAGGTACATCATCTACAACTTCGACATCATATATTTGCAGATTTTATGGTGCAACACTCACGGTTGGTTACACTATTCAAGGCACGGCTTATACAATCACTGCGACCAGTAGTGTGAGTGGAATAACCGCCGAACCCGCAACGCAGGAAATTGTGGAGGGCGGCGATGCTGTTGTAAAGGTCAACACCGACTCGCTTGATGGCATTCAAGTTTTAGATAATGGCACTGATGTCACTGGCGGCCTTATTCTTAAAGAGGTTGTAACTGGCGGCACAATTGAAGCAAATCCAGAAAATGCCACAACAAGCGGAAATATTAGTAGCACAAACTACCGAAATGCTATTGGTGTTGGCGTTGAGACTAGCGGTGGCACTTCAAGTGACTACTGTTCTTCTCAAGGCTCAACCGCACACATTGATTACTCTTTTGACTTCAGCGGTATTCCAGAAAATGCAACGATTACTTCTGTTACTGTACAAGTCAGAGGACACTGTGAGAGTACGTCAAATTCAAGCGAGGTTGCGGATTTGCAACTTTATTCTGGTTCAACCGCAAAAGGCAGTGAGTCATCATTTACAACGACATCTAATTCCACAATAACTATGACCGCAGGAACTTGGACAAGAGCCGAGTTACAAGAAGCAAAACTGCGGTTTACTATTGGTTACTATGGTGGTGCGGTTGTCGGTGCAACATGGACAGTTGTTTATGAAATTCCAACTAGCGGCGACCAGTATTATTACGAGTATGAGTTAACAGGAATTGCGGCAGACCACGTTATAACAATCGGTGAGTCTGGCCCATTTATTCCACCAGACGAAGATCCGCAATATACTTACTACCCGATTACCATATCAAGTATCAATGCAACAACTGATCCCGCCAACGGCACAACTCGTGTACAAGAAGGAACGAATCAGACAATATCTATTTTCCCAACTGAGACAAAATTAACGCTTGCTCTTGATAATGGTGTTGACATAACTAGTCAGCTACAGGGTGGCATTCCCAAAAATACATACTCTGTTGCAAATAGAAGTTCAAACTATGGATTCGCAGTAAACAGCAATGGGTATTATGAGTCAAACAACCAAGGCGTTTCAAATTCTGCGGCTGTTGCCAGAGTCACATTAAATTTGGAATCAGATTGTATCATTACCTTCAAGTATATTAACTATGCCGAGGCAGGATATGACTATGGTATCTTCGGTAAGCTAGACACTGCTCTTAGCACATCCTCTTCTGCTGATGATGCGTCTGATGTTGAATTGGCTTGCTCTTCTATTAACGGAACTGCTGAACATGAACTAACTTATACAGTAAGCGCAGGAAGTCATTATATTGATGTTAAGTTTTTTAAAGACCAATACACAGATAATGGTAATGACTCATTGCAGTTCAAGGTTGAAATTGAAGCGACAGGCGGCGGTGGGGAATATACTTACACACTGAGCAATGTCAATGCTAAACATAGTCTGATATTTGTCTTTGGTGATGTTGATTATTACTTCATTACCTCTTCTGGAACTGGTGCAAAATTGTATCCAGATGGTCAAGTAGTCAGGCTTGCGGGACAGAATTATTCGCTCGTTGTAGTGCCAGATGACTCGACCGCAGAAATCACTGGTGCGGATAATGGAAACTCAATTGTGTTTGAGAAAGAACAAACCACAGATTCAAAGACTGGTAAGATAGTCGTTAACTATATTTATAAGTTAACGAATATCAATGCCGCACATAATATCGTGCTTACCTGTACTACGAATACTGGAACTATTTATATTAAAGTGAACGGATCTTGGGTTGAAGGTAGAACGGTTTATAAGAAAGTCAATGGGTCTTGGGTTGAACAAACGGATTTGACTTCTGTTTTTGAAACAGGAGTTAATTATAAATATATTAGTTAAGGGGGATATTATTATGGAATCTTTAGGTATCGTTAGTGTTGCAGGAATTACAATTATCTGCTATCTTATTGGCTATATTGTCAAGGAGTGGACACAGATTAACAACGATCGCATCCCATCTATCATGGGAGTTGCAGGAGCAATTCTTGGTGTGATTGGAATGTTTGTCATGCCAGACTTTCCTGCGGCAGATATTATTAATGCGCTTGCGATCGGCATTGTATCTGGCTTTGCCGCAACTGGCATTAATCAGCTGATTAAGAAAACACAGACATTAGATTAAGTAACTATTAATTAAGGAGAGATTTATTTCTCTCCTTTCTTTTTTAAGGAGGTATTTATATGGCATTAAATGGAGTTGATATTTCTTCAAATAACTCAGTAGATGTAACCAAGATACCATATGATTTTTGTATTGTTAAGGCAACGCAAGGTACAACATATATCAATCCTGATTTTTATAAGATCGACACTGTGCTAAATAGAGGTAAACTTGCGGGGTGTTATCATTATGTTGGTGGCGGTGGAGCTGCCGCATAGGCGAAGTTTTTCTATAATAAAGTAAAAAATTATATTGGAAAAGCTATTATGGCTATTGATTGGTAGTCTTATCAAAATAGTGCTTGGAACAATATTTCTTATCTTAAAAATTTAATGGATGAGTTTTATAAACTTTCTGGTGTAAAGCCTTTCCTTTATACAAGCAAAAGTATTGTTCCTCTTGCGGCGTCGGTTGGTTCTGCGGGATACCCACTTTGGTGTGCGCAATACGCAAATCATAATTTAGTATACGGATATCAATCTAATCCTTGGACTGACGCTAATGGTTGGGGAACTTTTGGTAAGGTTGCAATCTATCAGTATACTGGCGCAGGAAGATTAAATGGATATAATTCCAATCTGGATCTCAATATTTTTTATGGCACTGCCGCCGACTGGAAAAAGTATGCGCAGAAATCTTCTTCGTCAAAGACTACAACAAAAGCAAAAGCTAAAACTGGCGTGACCGCAGAACAGGTACTGAATGTTTACCGTGGATGGATTAACAATGCCAATGCTCATGCAGATGTTATTAATACATACAACAATCATAAACCTCTCGCTCTTGGTGTGGCTCTTTCCATGTATGATGCATGGTGTGATGCCACTCTTTCTGCTGCGTTTATCAAGGCTGGTGCCACTGATCTAATTGGTGGAACAGAATGTGGCGTTGAAAGGCATATACAATTATTCAAAGCTAAAGGAATTTGGTATGAAGATGGAAGCATTATTCCCAAAGCGGGTGATATTATTACCTTTAACTGGGACGATTCTACTCAGCCCAATGATGGTTTTGCAGACCACATTGGTATTGTCGAGACCGTGAATGGTAAGACAATTGTTACTATTGAAGGAAATAGTAATAATGCTGTAAGAAGATGCTATTATACAATAGGCGATGGCAACATTCGAGGATATGCTCGTCCGAAGTATGGAGCTGCGGCAACCACCGCTTAGACGACTATTACAACCACTGGTAATACGAGCGCTTCAATGGCGACCGCCGCACCTACAATCTCTTACACCCTTCAGACAAGAAATCACGGCACCCTTAAAGCTGCAAAGAACGGCGCCGCCGCAGGTGTAGCAAATGACAGTATTCTTAAAATTAAAATGAATGTTTCTTCTGGTTCTGTTCAGTATAGAGTTCATTACCTCAATAAAGGTTGGTCTAAAAAATACTCTAATGGACAGTGGGTAGGAAATGGTGTTAATAGTTTAGATGCTATTCAAATCTATTATACTACAGATACAACAAAAACTGGTGGGGTTTACTATGAAGCAGTATATTCTGTAAAACCCTATGATAATAACAAATACTATTCTGAAATTCACGACACCAATTGGGAGTCTGGTGATGGAAATCAAACCGCAGGTTGGTTTGGTAAACCATTTACAGAGATTAAAATTAGGTTAAGCAAATGTTGATAATAATATTTGCAACAGGAGATAAGGGATGAATCTTAAATTTATTATATTAAAGGGCGGCTGTTGCTAATGCGCTCCCGCCCGGAAAGGTGATATTGCTAATGAACCCAATGTGGCAGACAATAATAACATGTATTATAAGCATGTTTGCTTCAGTAGGTATTTGGAATTTTATTCAATTTCTTATTGCTAGAAAAGATAAGAAAGAAGATTAGAAGAGAGAAATACTTGGGGCAATAGATGAAATTCATTTAGAAATTAGTGAACTTGATAATAAAATTGACACTAATTAGGCTAAAGCTAAACGAGCTTCTATTCTACAATTTAGTGATGATATAGTTAATAACCGCATTCATAGTATGGAATCATGGAATCAAACACTTGAAAACATAACTGAATATCTTGAATTTTGTGGCACACATCCAAAATTTAAAAATGAACGTGCGCAAGCTAGTATTGAACACATAAGAAATACATATGCGGAATTGCTAGAACAACATGAATTTGCCACAGATGGAATAGAAGAATAAATAATGATAAGTGTTAAAAGTATTATTTTATATGGCTATATAGGTTATATAAAATAATACTTTTTTTATATATAGATTTTTGTTATTATATATAAGGGAGATAAAAGGATATGGCAAATCAAATTAAATATCAAGTTGGATTTGATGTTAATACCCAGAATTTAAATCAGTTAAAATCTTCATTACAAGACTTACAAAAAATGAAAGTTAGTGATGTAATGAAGATTAATAATACTGATATACAAACTGCAAGAGGCTATTTTAAGGAAATTGAAAAAGAAGCTAGGAAAGTGTAGTAGGCACTTGATAAGGCTTTTAATGTTAAATTAGGAACGGTTAATCTTGAAATTTTTAAAAAAGAATTAGGGAGTTTACCAATTTAGCAAGTTTATCAGACTTTTACTAGAGCGGGGGCTGCCGGAGAAGCCGCATTTAGAAATTTAACTACACAACTTTTAACTACTAATATTCAATTAAAAGAAAGCCATGCTTTACTTGATAAAATGGCAAAAACACTTGCTAATACAATTAAATGGAATGTGGCTTCTAGTGTTGTTAATGGTTTTTCACGATCTGTTGAACAGGCATGGGGATATGTAAAAGCATTAGATACATCATTAAATGATATTAGAATTGTTACTGGTAAATCTAGTGATGAAATGGCTAAATTTGCAGTACAAGCTAATAATGCTGCAAAAGAATTAGGAAAAACAACAACTGATTATACCAATGCTGCATTAATTTATGCACAACAGGGTTTGTCAGATAAATAGATATAGGCAAGAGCGGCAATTACTCTTAAAGCTGCTAACGTTACTGGTCAATCAACAGATGCTGTTTCAGAATAGTTAACTGCTGTATGGAATGGTTATAAAGTTACCGCGGATGAAGCATAGCTTTATGTTGATAGACTGGCTGCGGTTGCTGCAACAACGGCATCAAACCTTTAGGAATTAAGTACTGGTATGAGTAAGGTTGCAAGTGCGGCCGCCGCGATGGGTGTAGGTTAGGATCAGTTAGCCGCACAGTTGTCAACAATTATTTCTGTTACTAGGCAGGCGCCTGAAAGTGTTGGTACTGCTTTAAGAACCGTATATGCTCGTATTAGTGATATTAAAGCTGGTATTGATGAAGATGGCGTTACTCTTGGTAATTATTCTGGAAAAATGGCAGAATTAGGATTTAATGTTCTTGACATGAATGGTAATCTTCGTGATATGGGCGAGGTAATGGAAGAAATTGGTAATAAATGGGAATCATTAACTCGTGAGCAACAGATTTCTTTAGCACAAACTATGGCAGGTCAAAGACAATATTCTAATTTAATTGCTTTATTTGATAATTTTGAAAAATATAATGAAGCATTAGCTACTGCGCAAGGTGCGGCAGGTACGTTACAAGAGCAACAAGATACTTATATGGATTCAACAGCTGCACATCTTCAAACATTAAAGGCATCAATGGAAGATATATATGATAGTTTAGCTGATACAGATAGTATTAATAAAATAATTGATGCATTATCATAGCTTGCGACTTTTGGTGCTAATTTTGTTGATAGTATTGGTGGCGGCATAGGAGTATTAAGAGATCTTGGTTCTGTTGCTATGCTAGTCTTTAGTAAACAAATAGCAGGCAGTATTACTACTACTATTAATAATTTTGAGAAAGTTAAACAACAAACTCAATATATTAAAAATGCAATTGCAGAAGCTAAAAATTTACAAGATAAAGGCGTTGGAGATGATACCACTCAATTTATAATTAATCAATAGAATGATCTTTTAAAAATGGCTCAAAGTGGAAAGTTATCTTCAGGAGATTTTAATATCATGCAAAAGCAATTGCAAGATATAAGTAAAAATGCTGGAGAGCTAGATGTTGCTAGAGAAAAATATCATTTATTAGAATAGGGTTTTAAGGCTTTAAGTCAAAATGTTGATATTTTTATGGATGGGTATAATGACTTAAATGAGGCTCTAGCTGGTCAAAATGGTATTGAGAAATTTAAAAATAAATTATTAGAACTTAAAGATGCATTTAAACCAGTCCAAACAGAACAAGATAAATTAAGACAGGCTTATAAAGATTTTACTGGATCTACTTTATTAAATGCTCAAAATCAAAACAATACTTTTAATCAAAATGGTCAGCTTGCAAAACAAATTAATACTTTAAAAGATTCTATGCAAGATGTTTTTGATGGATTTAAATTAAATGAGGCTAATAGTCCATTTAGTTTTTTATCTGATAATGTAAAGAAATCTCTTCAAAACATGCAAAATGATTTAAATAGTTTTGATACATCTACTTTTAAAGGAACTAATAAATAGGCCGCAGATGTTGTAGATAATATTTATAAGAATTTAATGCAAACTATAAATTCGCAAATTCAACATATAGATGAATTAATAGAAAGTGCAGAAGAAGGAAAATTAGAAGAATATAGACAACAAAAGCAAAAATTAGAAGAAGAAAGAGCTGCTTTAAATAAAAGTTTTAATCAAAAGAAAAAAGATGTAGATTTACAATCAACTGTTCAAAATGTGACTGCATTAGCTGGTTCCGTTGCAACATTAACTTCGGTTATCCAACAATTTCAAAATCTTGGTAATATTTGGAATAATAAAGATTTAACAGATGGTTAGAGATTTTTACAATTAACAACAAATATTACTAGTATGATTCCAATGCTTATTTATGGTTTTACTCAAGCCAGAGCCGCCATTATAGGATTATTTGGTTTGGGAGGTCTTTCTGCTGGTGTGGCTGTTGCAGCAGTAATGGCAGTTGCTACAGTTATAACAACTCTTATAACAATAAAATAGCAAGCAAGAAGACAAGCCATTTAGAATGCTAAAGCAAATATTGAATAGGCAAATGCAATCCAAGAAAATATTTAGGCTCAAAGAGGATTATATTCATCTTTAGACTAGTTACAAAAGAAATATGAATAGCATGAAATTACTAGAAATTAGTTAAAATCTCAAATTGAAAATCTTATTGATCAGTATGGTTTATAGGGGTAGGCCGCAGATTAGTTAAGAAAACATTATGATAATTTAACAGAAGGAATTCTTAAGAAAAGAAGGGCGGCTGCTGAAGAAGGAAAAGAATCTGCAAAAGCAGAAATGGAATCTGCCGGGAAACTTGTAGCTTAGGATGTCGCTACAAAAACAAATGGTGATGCAAATACTCTTACAAATCAATATGGTATTACATTTAGTAGTGGTAGAAGACAAGATAATGGATTAAGAACAGCCTTATCTCAACTTTCAGCTTTTCAAGATTAGACCATGAATGGTTTATAGTTTTCAATGGATTTAGAGGGCGATGATATTGTTAATTTTTATCATGAGCTAAATGATGCTATTAATTAGTATACAGATAATCTTAGTTAGAAGCAGAAAAAAGAATTAGAATAGTCTCCACTTTATAAAGAGGTAACTCAATGGTTAAAATCTATGGAGGATAGTGTAAAATCATACGATGCTGCTATGAAGGATTATGAAAAATATTCTACATAGCTTGAGGCTTTAAAACTTCCTGAAATTCAAGATGAGGCCATTGAAAGCGTTTATGATTATATGGACGCCAGAGAAGCATTAAAAGATTCTCTTGAGGCGCAATTTGGAGAAGGAAAATATAGTGATGATTAGTTATATGCAATGGTTGATGCATAGTTGGCTAGAAACTATAGAGATAAATTTATTCAATTTGATGAGTATGCAGATAAAATTAAATAGTGGAACGACAAGTTTGACGGAGAAATGACAGAGGGTGTTAAAAAGGCTCTTGAATCATTAGATGAATAGCATCTTAATGCATTATTTGATTTTATTGAAGTGGATCCATAGGCTATTGATAGTTGGGACACTTTATTAGCACTTATTCAAAAAATTGCGGGAATGGATTTATCTAACCTTGCGGCAGTTAATTTAAATAAAGATAATTTTCAAGATTATCAAAGAAAAGCAGCTGAAACTTATAATCAATATCAAGGTATTTAGGATACTGTACGAAGTGGTAAGAATATTTCATCAGAAGATTTTGATAGTCTTGCTCCATAGCTTAAATCTTATTTTAAAATTGCTGGCGATGGTACTTATAAATTAGTTGGTAATGCTAAAGAATTTTATGAAACTATTAATTCTTTTAAACTTGATGGCTTCCATGCTGCAATGGGAGAAATTGAAAATAGATTAAGTAGAATTGGTAATGCTCAAGCTCATCCAGACACAGTTACTAATCAAAATTATGATGAATTAACTAAAAGTGCAGTAAAAACTTAGGAAACTAAAGTTGCAGCTTTTTCAGATGCATATGGTAATGCTGGGCGTGGAGGTTCACAAACTCATACTTATGTTGAAATGGATCAGGCTGTTAAACAAGCTGAATATTTAAGAGATGTTGTTGGAGATACTGATGAAAGAACTAAATGGCTTGCTGAAAAATGGTTACAACTTGCTAACAATGGAGAATTAACAGCTCAACAAGCTGAAGCATTAGCTAATAAAGTTACTGAAATTAGTGATTATACTGGAGACCTTTCTGAAAAAGCTAAAGAAAATGAATAGATATGGAAAGAATTTGCTCATCAAATGCATGATGCGATGTTTCCAACTGATGAAGATGTTGATTAGAGTGAATTAGCTAAAATGACTTAGGTAATTTAGTAGATGAGTACATCGTCTGAGGAATTAGCAGATAGTTTACAATAGGATGGGCGAGCGGCAGAAGATGTTGCTGAAGCTGTTTTAAGATTTGACGATGCTATTAAAGATGTGTCTGATAATTATGAAGATTGGATGGATGCACTTTCTAGTGGTAGTTTACAAAAACAATCTAAAGCCATAGGAGAGTTAAGAGATGCATATTCTGATTTACTTGATCTAGATGGGACATCTTTATCAGAAGACTTTTTAACCAATGCAGAAAATCTTGATTTAATGAAGGCGGCTGCATAGGGATCTGAAGAGGCTTATGATGATTTAATGGAAGCTGCACAACAAGATATTGCTATGCAAGTTGGACTTAATACAGAAGACTTTAATAATGGTTTTAATGATTTAATGAATAAATATTATTAGGGTCAAAATCTTGATGATATGTAGATTGGTGCTTCATTAAATAATCAAGATTTTTTAAATGGATTGAGTTAGATGGTTGATGGGGCTTTCCAAACGGCTCAACAAGCTACTGATTATCTTGCTTCTATGGGTGTTGATGCAGAAGTTATTGAAACAGATACTGATGCAGAAGAAGAGTCTGAGGTAGCTGCATATGATGCAAATGCAAGAACTGTAACAGGTACTGTTAGATTTCCATAGGTTAGTATGGGTTCTTCAGATTCTGGTCCTGTTATTTAGGCTGGAGATGGATATAGTGGAACATGGCAATATGATGCTTTAGATGTCACTCCAAAACCAGAACCTATGAAAGTAAAAAAACAAAGCAAAGCTTTTGGTTTAAAAGTTATATCTGCAAATAAATCTTCCGGTGGTGGATTTAAATATAAGCACGCCAGTAATGCCGGCGGAAGCGGCGGCAAAAAAGGTGGCGGCGGAGGCGGAGGAGGCGGCGGTGGAACCAAGCCTGATACCTCTAAAAAGGAAAAGAAAAAGCCATTAAAGAAAACCGCCGATCCTTATCATGATGTCAATCGAGATCTTAAAAAGATTGATCGTTCACTTTAGAAGTTAACCAAAGATTAGGATAAATTATTTGGTAAACAATATATTGATAATTTAAATAAGCAGAATGCAACCCTTGATAAAAGTATTGCTAAATTAAAAGAAAAACAAAAAATTCAAAAATAGGATTTAAAGAATCAAAGATAGACTCTTAAAAATCTTGGTGTTACTTTTGATAAATATAATAATATTGCTAATTATCAATAGATTTTAACTGGAAAATAGTCTGAATTAAATGGATTAATTGCTCAAAGAAATGAACTTGTTTAGAAATATAATAAATCTACCGATAAAGCCTATAAAGAGGGTCTATCTGCCGCTATTAAAGAATATGATGATAAAATCAAATAGGGCGAAGATGCACTTAAATAGCTTTAGAGCGCAATTAAACAATATGAAGATATTCAAAATGAGTATGGTGAAACTAATGATGCTCTTGATGAAGCTCTTCAAAAGCAAATTGAAAATAATATTAAAAAATTCCGCTATTCAATTGAACTTCGTCTTGATATGGGTGAAGCCGCAAGAGATTGGAATGATTTTGTAAGAAATGTTCTTTAGCCGACAGATATTCTTAAAGATAGTGAATTTGATGAATTATTTGGAGATGTTAAACAAGATTTTAATGATCTTCGTTCATACTTTGGAGATGGCGGTTTAGGTGGATCAATTGGTTCAATCGAAAAACTAACTAACCAATTAAAAGCAGATTTTGCAGAAATAAATGAAATCAATGAAACTGGTTGGTCTGATATTTATGGCAAAGACAAAGCACAAGCTATGGAACATTTGGTTTAGGATTGGGAAGAATTAATGAACCAAATGGAAGAAGTTGAGTAGCTTGTTGATAATATTGATAAGGCTTATCTTGATACTATTGATGATATTGCAGATCAATTTGATAAACAAATTGAAGGATATGATTTTGTTAATGGTTTAATTTAGCATAATATTGATTTATTGCAAATTCTTTATGGTGATAAGAATTATGCGGCAATGGATAAATATTATAATAAAATGCTAAATAATCAAAATAAGCAGATTGATTCATTAAGAAAACAGGCGGATTTCTTGAAACAACGGCGTGATGCTGCAATCGCCGCAGGTCAGACAAATGCAGCTGAAAAGTTTGAAGAAAATTATAAGAGAGCTATTTAGAATATCAATTCCGCTATATAGGATGGCGCAAATCTTATTAGAGATAAATATACTAATACTTTTAATTTAATTTTTGAAGAATTAAATAATAATCTTACTAATGGTAAAGGACTTGATTATCTAGGTCAAGAGTGGGAGTATATGCAGGATGCCGCAGATGAATATTTAGATACTGTAAATTCTGCTTATGAACTTCAATCTCTTGAAAACAAATTCCAAAAAGCTATTAATAATACAGATGGGTTAAAAAATCAAAAGGCTTTAAAGAAACTAATGGATGAACAATTAGAGAATTTAAAGACTAGAGAAAAATTAACTCAATATGATGTTGATAGAGCAGAAAAACTGTTACAAGTTGAACAGGCTAGAATAGCTCTTGAATAGGCGCAATCTAGTAAGACATCTTTAAGACTAAAACGAGATGCTCAAGGTAATTATTCTTATCAATATGTTGCTGATGAATAGAGCATTGAAGATGCTCAACAAAATTATCTTGATGCTCAAAATGAATTATATAATTTTGATAAAGATAAATATCGTCAAAATTTGGATGAAATGTATGCTGCTTATCAAGAATATATAGAAAAAAGAATGTAGTTAATGTTAGATGCTACCTTAACTGAAGAATAGAAAGCATAGCAAATAGCATTACTAGATGAGGCATATCAAGATAAAATTACTGGTTATATATAGCAAAATCTTAATATTAGAAACAATTTAATGGATTCTGCCATTCAAAATTATGCGTCTTTATATAATACTAATGTTGAAAATTATAAAAATATGTCTAAAGAGCAATTAAAAACGCTTATGGAAACTCTTGTTCCTGGGTGGAATGGTGGTATTCAACAAATGATGGATAAAATCACTGGAGAGGGCGGTCTTATACCAGCAACCCAAAAAGCATTTGAAGCATTAGATTAGACCACTAAAAACTATCAAAAATAGTTAGAATAGATGGCAGAAATTGCGGGTATCAGTTTAGATGATGTTGCAGAAGGAACTGATGAATTAACTGATGAGTTTTCTGATTTAGTTGAATAGAATGATTAGTTGATTAATCGTATGTCTACTGAACTTAGTGCTATATTATAGTTAAAAACTGCGGCAGATGCTTTAAAAGAACAGTATAAAAATGTTACCACAGCTGCGAAAGAAATGGTCAGCCAAATTAAAAGTGTTATTGATAATTAGCGTGAACAAGCGGCGGTTTATGCTGAAACCGGCAAGGCTTATTAGCGAATGACGGATACTATTTACCAAGCAGCCGCTAATTTACAAGCTAGATTAGCAGCTTTATCTAATGCATATCAGTCTAGTGGAGATAATGGAACTGGTGGTTCTGGTTCTGATGGAGGCGGATCTGGTTCTGATGGATCTGGAAGCACATCTAATAATGTTAAAAAACCAAATGCATCAAGTTCAAATCAACCTGGACATCTTTATCTTCAAGGAGGAAATTCATTAACTCGTAGAACTATTGCAAGATTTGCTTCTGGTGGTTATACGGGAGATTGGAATTCAGACTAGGGTCAAATTGCTATACTTGATAAAAAGTAGTTAGTTTTAAATCAAGATGATACTAAAAATTTCTTAAATGGTATTTCAATATTAAGATAGATTGCTGGTAATTTTAAAGATGGGCTTCAAGTAAAAATGTCTAATATTAAATCTGGTTTTAATATGTTTAATAATCAATCAGATACTATTGAACAAAATATAAAAATTGAAGCATCTTTCCCAAATGTTAATAGCAAACAATAGATTGAAGATGCGTTTAATAACTTAGTAAATCTTGCCGCACAGCGCGCAATGAGACGATAAAATATAAAAGGGAGTTTATATAAACTCCCTTTTCTTTTATTTAAGGGAGTGATAATAATGAAATAGACAGTTAATATAATTAAATATAAATGGGATTAGGGCGTATATTCGTTAGCAGATATGATGAAAAAAGTTAAAAAAGGATAGATTACTGAAGAAGATTTTTTTAATATTACAAGATATCACATAGATGGAATAAAAAAGTTGAAAAATCTAAAAAAATATTCTATAATTTAATTAAAGGTCTAAATTAATTAACCCATTTTATCTTTTTTTTATATTTAATAAGAAGGAGACATAAGGAGGCTATTTATTATGAATGTAAGTTAGAATGTTTTAGATGCTATAGATATTTTAACTGACAATGCTGTACAAAAAGCTAAGTATGACAAAACAATTTAGGCCGTTATTTTATCTTGTTAGGATGAAACAATAGGTCAATATAGATGTCGATATCAAGACTCAACAATTAGAGCTTTTAGTACAAATACTGATGTATTATACACACAAGGCTCTATGGTATATATACAAGTGCCATAGGGAGATTTTAGTAAACAAAAAACCATCCTTGGTTCTACCAACAAATTAGGTATTAATTATATATCACAGGCGGTTGGAGATTAGGCTTATGATAAAATTGGTACTAATTGTATTGAATCAAGTGGACAATTTTATTTAGACACTAACAATGAAGACTATATATATACAATTTATGCGGCTGGCGGGTAGGAAGCTGAAACAGATCAGTCCGAGAGTGGCGAACAACCTGCAGAACCGAAACCGAAAATAAAAATAAATGACCAAGCAATACAATTATATTTAAAAGAATCTTCTTCAATTATATTAGGAGCTTCTATTCAAACAGCTATTCCTCCTATGCGTCAATTTGAGGGTCATTATGGAATGATTTTTAATTTAACTTTTAAGGATAACGCATCTGGTGAATAGGTTACTAGAAAATATATTATTGATGAAACTCTTATGGTAGATAACCCATATAGGCTAAGTCGTAAAACTCGTCAATATTAGGTTTTTGATATTGATGGCCCTAATTTTATTAGAGTTTAGTCTATTCAAATATTTAATAAAGATTTTTCAAATGCAACAGGAAAATAGACTGAAAAAAGATTAGATAGCGGAGATATAATTCTTTCAGATTTTGAAATAATTGGCGCTGTACGGATGAGCGAATCTGAAATTAACGGTGTTGCTATTAATTTTTGGACTCCTGAAGGAAGATTTTTTACTGAATAGGATAAAGACCTTGATAAATCTTACAGAAGTATTAAAGCACAAGTAAAAATAAAAGGTAAATTAGCAACTGCCGCACAAAATATTTCTTTCTATTGGGGGAGAGAACATATTGGAATTACTTCTAAAAGTCAATAGTATAATAGATTTTTAGGCGGTGGGTGGCAATGCTTAAATTAGTTTAATATTATTCCCGCGCAAGAATAGGGACAGGAGGATATTATAGAATGGGTTCCTGGATCAGATACATATATTTTATATTTAAAAGATGCTTTAGCTGAAAATAATAGATTTAGAGTTGCTATTGTATATGATGGAACTGTCGTAAGAAAATAGATTAATATTCAAAATTTAGCAAATGATGCTTATAAAGTATCTATTTAGTCTGATAGTGGGACTGATTTTTATTATGATAATGGATGTCCTACTTTAACCTGTTTAGTTGGTGGATAGGATAAAGAAGAAGATGAAAATTATACTTATTCATTCTCTTGGGGATATGTTTCTAAAGAAGGTATCTTACAATCTTTACCATAGACAACTGAAGAATTGTCTTAGGGTAGCCAAATTGTTCAAGGAAATAAAATAAAAAATATTCAAATAAGTAATATTGTTTCTTTTGGTTCTTTTAAATGTTCTGTTTATGGCATTAATAAAGAAACTAAAAATGAAATCTTTTTAGGAACTGCTTCAGTTACTTTAACAAATAAACTATAGATTGAAGGCACTTATTCATTAGTTATTGAAAATGGGGCCGCCGCATTCCAATATGATGAAAATGGTGTATCACCGACAAATAAATCATTAGATCATCCGCAAGTAATTCAAGCATTATCATTTACTTTATATGATAATGTTGGTAATCCACTTACAGTTAATCCATCTAATAGTTAGATAAGATGGATTTTCCCAGTGAAGGATACTTTATTAGTTAAACCAAATGAATCTGAGTTAGCTAGTTCTGGAATTGATCCGACTGGAATGTATGAATATTTTGATAATGCAATGACCCTACCTTACCAAATTGCTAATAGATATAATATTCGTTGTCAAAATAATCAAATAAAATTATAGATTAATTATCAAAAAAATATATCGCTTTCTGCAATTACTCAATTTACTTTTGTTAAACAGGGCGAGCCTGGTACGAATGGTACTAATTATGTTGTTAGAATTTTACCAAATACTTTAATGAATAATCCACCTTCTAATGTTATAATTACTTAGATTAAGGATATCGAAGGATATACTGTAAACTACGGTATTGGTAATTATGATTCTTAGACATATATAAAGGATAGTGGGACTAAACAATTTTTTAAAACACAACTTTGGTAGAGCGGTTAGCTTGTTTGGGAAGGGACTCATTTAGATCCTGATCAAACAGGAAATAATCTTATTCAGCCAGAATAGGTTTATTGGTAGACATTAAATGATAAATATGATCGACATGTTTTTGAAATTGATGATCATTTAAGTGGACGAATGAGATATGTTGGAAGAGGGTCTTGGAAAGGAGATTCTCTTGCTACTATAATAAAATGTACAATTACATATGAAGGTAAAAATTATTATGGAACAATACCAGTTATGACTAAATATATAAATAAAAATAATTATAGATTTGATTTAAAAGAAAATACTGGTTTTAAATATGTTCTTTATACTTCTGATGGCGTATCTCCTCAATATGATACTTCTTATCCTTTTGAAATATAGTGTTATCAAAATGAAAATGGAATATAGAAAAATATTTCATTAAATGATAATATTTCTTATGTATTTTAGCCTATTAGTATGATGGTAAATGGTTAGAAAGAAGAAACAGATCTTAATTTATTAAAAATTATTCAAAGAGAAGGAACTTATCAAAAAAATCAATTTGATGTTAAACCCGCAATGAAATACGATGGGGCTTGTGTAAATGTTGCGGTCCTTTGCACTATTAAAGATAATGAGAATCAAATTGGTAAATTAAGAATTCCTATTCATTTTTTATTAAATAAATATGGATTAGCTCATTTAAACGAGTGGGATGGAAATAGTATTCAAATTAAAGATGATGGTGGATATATTTTATCTCCTCAAATGGGCGCAGGCAAGAAAAATGAAAATAACCAATTTACTGGCGTTTTAATGGGTGAGGTAAAATAGGCAGGTAAGATTAAATCTTAGACAGGTCTTTTTGGATATGCAAGCGGCGATCGCACTTTCTTTTTAGATAGCTAGAGTGGTGGAGCATTATTTGGTAAAAATAATACTGGTAGAATTGTTATAAGTCCAAATTTAGATAAAGCACTTATTGTTAGTAATAACTATTGGAAAAATGATAATTTTAATAGTAAAGGCTTTCCTGACAAAGATAAAATTATAAAAGAAGATGGTACTATTAAAGAATCTGATAATAAAGCAGGTATGTTAATTGATTTATCTACTCCATAGATTAAATTTGGTAGTGGAAATTTTTCTGTTACTGAACAGGGGTATCTTACTGCTCAATAGGGCGGCTCAATTGCAGGATGGACAATAGGAAAAACTAATATAGGAACAAAAAAAGACCCAAATTTTCAAAATGAATTAATTGGTGGTCAACTTCATTTAAATGAAAATGGTGAAATTTATTCTAATAGTCATAATACATTAACAAAGACCGGAAATGGTTTTTACTTATCAGAAAATGGTTTATCTATTGGATCTAAATTTAAAGTTACTCCAGAAGGTGTATTAACCCTTGGATATAATGCAGTTGCACAAGATAGTAAAAAAAATAAAAAATATTGGACTATCAACAGCAATAATTCTGGATAGTCATTTATATCTTATGGAAGTGGAGAAAATCAAGTTTATCTTGGGACTGATGAAATTAAATTAGGTAATACATTTTCTGTTACAGCTGGTGGATAGTTAACTTCAACAAACGGAACAATAGGTAAATGGAATATAGACGATAGCACTATTAGTGCAAGCACAAATGATGGAAAGACACTTACATTAAATTCTAATGGCAGCATTTATGCAAATTATAAAGAGGATGAAAGTGGTTGGAAAATTTCTGCTGATGGTCGTGCATAGTTTAATAGTGGAAAAATAGCTGGTTGGAATATTAGTAAATAGAAACTTAGCGGTGGTAAGACCACATTAAATAAAGATGGCTCTATGAGTGGTAATGGCTGGCATATCAATTCTGATGGAGATGCTTGGTTCAGTAAAATTCATGGAACAGTTGATGGCGGCTCTCTTATTGGTGAAGGTATTACCATAAATATGTATAATTCCACTTCTGGTGGTGGCGGCGGAGGTGGAGGAGGCGGTGGCCTCTCTTCTATAAATCCAGATAGATTTCAAGTTGGAAAAAATCAAACTCTTACGGATTTTATGAACAAATTAGCTCAGGGGGTTGTTGAAGCCGAAGTCGGAAATTTTGATAAAATATATGCTAAAAAATCTTAGATTAGCGATTTAGCAATTCTTAGGACATTAAAGTTTCAAGAATGGGGAGCTGGTTGGGGAACAGTAGTTCGTTCTATAACTGGTGCTACTTGCACAAGAGATAAAGATGGATATGTAACAAACGTAACAATACATTTTACAACTGGTCAAGGATTAGTTCATGGGCAGCCAGTTTATGGCAGTGCGTGATTAAAGGAAAATATTATGAATAATTAGACAAAAACATTTAACGATATTTGCTTTTAGTTTCAACAAAATTTTATAAATTTTTTTAATAATGAAACTTCAATTCCCTTTTTATTAAAATATTATTTAATAAATGAGATTTGGAAATAGATATTAAATCATAGAGAATAGTTAAAAATAAATTATATTCAAAATAATTGTTTTTAGACAGAAGAAAAATCTATAACTATTCCAATTGAGCAACCTAAAAAAAATGAAAAAGAAGAAGAACAATAGTCATGATTTATAAAGTAATTTCTATAAATTATTCTAATACAATAGATCAAAACCAACTTTTAAATGAATATAAAAAAGGTATCTTCAATGCGGCGGTTATTAAATATAATAAAAAATATTCTAATAATATAGATTTCTTATATATTTTTTAGCAATTAAATATTCCATATGCAATCTCCTTTCACTCATATGCTAGAGATGTAAAAGAAGCAAAAGAAGAAGCTAGATAGGTTTTGACTATGGTAAATAAATACCATCCTTGGTGTATTTATTATGATATTGAAGAATATTACAATAAAGATGTAATAGATACTTTTTACCAATTCATTCAAATGGCAGGATATCGAATGGGTATTTACACAAATCAAACCTTTTTTGATAACTATATGCGCGGGGACTGCGTTTATCCGCTATGGATAGCTAATTTTAGTAAACAGAATCTAGAAATTCCAGCCATATGTTAGGGATGTCATTTTTCTTCAACAGAAAAGGTAAATGGAATAGCTGGGAATGTTGATTTATCATATTTCTGTATAAATTTATGGGTGGCGGGAAGGCAGGTTGTTAGCCGCACAGAACTAGACCAAAGCGGTATTATATCTGCCATCGCCGCATATCACAACACGCCGCCGCAACTTTAGCCAGAACCCAGTAAGATTATTCCTCAAATATCTTATACTATATAGACACTTAAACATGGGTATTTAATGGATACTTTTAATAACACTAAAACAGGTATTTTTAATGACCCTATTGTTAAAATAAAAGTAAGCTCTAATGTATGTAAAATTTTTTATAAAGTTCATCTTTTAAATAAAGGATGGATGCCTTGGGTATCTGGCAATTCATGGTATGAGAGTACTGGCCATTCAGGCGATGGAATGACTCCTATTGATGATATTCAATTTCTTTGTTAGAATGATAATTATGAAATAGTATATAATACTAAACGAATTAACGATGCAATAAATACTTATAATAATTGTATTTATTAGATACAAATTGCTCTTATTAAAAAAGAGTAAAAAAAATAAGCCTTCTAATTAATTATTTAAAATTAATTAGAAGGCTTTTTTATTTTGTCTAATTATAGTTATTCAGTTACGATTTGCCATCCCGCAGGATATGTTTCTGGTGACCAGACATTATTATCAATTGTTGATTCATAAATTGGATCGTCCATAGTTGGATAATGTACTTTATCACCAATCATATATGCATTAGTGGAGTCTGGTTGTACCCATACTCCTATATCAGTTCCCTCTTGGCCAGGAAGAATTTCTGCCCAAAGAGATGGGGCGGCTGCGGGTGTCCAGTCAGCCTGTGCCTGATGTGCCTGAAGGCACTTATATAGTGTATCTTCAAAGCGCACCCTTGCGCCAACTTCATATGCGGCCTCCGCATTCCAATATGGGAAAAGCTCTTTAGAATCTAATGCTTTTTCATCATCAAGGTTTACCGCAAGTTCTTCAATTACTGAGCGAAGTTCTCTTGCTCTTTCAACAATCTCAGACATATTACTCCTCCTCTCCAAGCATAACCTTTGCGGCTGTTACATAATCTGCGCTTGCTTCGACTTGAGATTCAAGTTCGGCAACACGTTTTCTAAGTGCATCAGCTTCAGTTAATTCACGTTGAATAAATTTAACTTCATATTTACCATCACGAGACATACCAATAAATGCATGATCATAGATGAGATTATGCCAGACTCCATAAGTAATGGTTTGTGTCTCGTCCATAACAGTAATTGTTTCAAAATCGCCATTAATAAATCTTTGAATCATTGGTTCAATTTCTTCAAAGTTCTCATATGTAATGCTTACCGATGTGACAGAAGAGGAGTCGTTGACTTCCACAACCTCACCGTCACCAATAATAAATTTAATCATGTTTAAGTCTCCTTAACCATTAGAAGTTTGATTATTGTATTTTGCTTTGTCAGAGAGATACTGCTGTTCAGCAATAGAATCGAGCTGAACAATTGCTTCGTTAAGAGCTGAACGAACTACAAATGCAGGAAGGCGTGATTCATTAATCAACTTTGCCAGATTTTCTACAAATTCTTGATGTAACAATGTAATTGGTTTATCCATGTTTATACCTCTCCAAGCATAATTTTTGCTGCCTCAATATAATCAGCATTTGCATCATATTGTTCTGCTTTTTCTTTATAAATATCAAAGTTTGTTTTTTGATGTTGTTTAAATATACCTGTTATTGTTCCATCTGAATTCATAGACATATTTACATCATCATACACAAAGTCTGTAAAAGTATTTAATAAATTGTCAGACTCTGGCAATGTAGGATCATAAAATACAAGAGTTGAACAATTGCCACTGGCAAATTGATCTATCATATCTTTTAATTCATCAAATGAATTAAAATTCATCATCACCCGCTCGGGTGAAGATCCTTCGTTAAACTCTGTCAGAGTTCCATCAACTAAACGAACGTACATCATTTTTCAATTATCTCCTTTAATCCTTGTATTTCCTTATGTTGCACTTGCAACAATTTAATAATATACGGTATGAAATCTTGATAATGCAGTGAAGGTACACTATCGTATAAATTCTTATACTCATATGTATCAGCATTATAATCATCTGGAATAGTAACGAGTTCCGGTAATACCTCACATACATCTTCGGCGATCATTCCAAAGCCATGTTGACCCCATTTATAATCAAAACTAACTGGCTTAATATCATATAACTTTTTAGCATCATCATCTGAAATATCAATAATATTTCTTTTTACATTGCGAGAAGATTGGTTTGAAAATACACCTTTAACAGTCATATAGCTTGTTGATGCTGCATTTTTTACAAAATGAAGTTCATTTTTAACGCCTTCAATTATACGTGCGGTAAGATCAGCAGTACTATTATTAAAGTGAAAATCTATATATGGTTGTTCTCCATATAGTTCCAAACTTGCTCCTCCTCCGGGTTTAATATTTAATGATCCAGTAATTGTAACCTTAGATGCATCTAGATTTCCACTAGTAAGAGAACTGGCTTTTAAATTTTTAACTGTTGAAGTGCTACCATCTAATGTAACTTGTATATTTGTAGCATATAATTTTCCATTATTATTTACCCAGAATAAATTTTTAACATTTGCGTCTTCCCATGTTTTACCAGTATCAATTTGTTTTACATAAAAATTTAATGTTGCATTTCCACTATCAGCCTTCATCCCAACTACATAATCATGTGTGCCATCGCTTGAGGTTTTATATAATTCTCTTGTATATGGATGTCCACCATTGGCTGTGGTGCCTCTATTTGCTGTACTAGAAATACTAAATCCGGCAATTGAACCAGACTTTGCATCAATATCTCCCCTTATTTCTGCATTACTTGCAAATAATTTACCATTATATTTTATATAAAATGGATATGCAAAATCATTAGAATATGGTAAACCTTCATCTTCTACGGCGGGAGTCCAATCATTAACGGTAGTAGTTTGTTCTAGTTTTGCATGACCATTTCCGAATGTTCTATAAGAAACTTTTATATATTTTGCTCCAGAAGGAGCAACAATATCTGTATATGCAAGATATGTATTGCCTGCGGTTCCAGTCTTTGCTGTACGACTACCAACTAAAGTTCCACTTGTATCAGAATAAAATTGATATCCCATCCACATTTGTTGACTAGAGGTTAGATCTGGGCACCATACTTGGAAAACATATGGGCTATTTTCTGTAACCGCAATATAGGCACTTGTTTTTTCTAAGTATGTATCGGATGCAGTAGCGATGGTTCCATTAGCTGCTATATATCCGCTTGTTTGCTTTGAAATAATATATAAATTTTTTGAAGGATAGTTATATCTTACGAAAAATGCGTTTGTACCTGACGTCATGTTGTTTGGAGAGAAGAGTGCAACTTGATAGTTTTTATCCTCGTAATTCAAGGGATTATAAATATAGCTTTCATTTATAGTCCACCCGCCAATCTTTCCTGCTACCGCATTTATTCCAGTATTATTCCATGTACCAACTACATCAGAATTACCGTTTAGTATTGATAATGAACCGTTTACATTATTATTTCCACCAAGAGTAAGAGTATCACCTTTGATTCGACTTGCGCTCATATGGCCAGTAGTAATTAGATCAGCATTTATTTTACCTGTTGTAATTAAGTCTGCATTTATTTCTCCAGATTTAATATACGTTGCATTAACATATACATTACCATTATCCAGATAGATACCTTGATTAGCTTGATTATTTGTCAGACGATTAAAGACTTCCTGTTGATTGAGTGATGTATCAAGATCTACAACATCCTGTTTCGCTTCATCAATACCTGTTTTATAATTTGTCACTTCAACCCAATGATTGTTGGTCGTAACAGTGGGATCATATTTATATGTATTACCTGTTGTACTGTCAACTAAGTAATCGTCTTTCTGAACGCCAGTATATGTACCAGTTGTTGTTCCATAGAAGATAGTTGACTTACCATCAATCTTGTCGAACACGCCAGTCATATCTGTACCGCTGACATACTTGACCCATGAGTAAGTACCATTAGATAAAGTATATTTATATGTACTATTATTCTCTCGACTAGGATTGGTTGTTGTTTCGCCAATGTAGTACCACAGGTCACCAACATGAGATTCTTTTAATACATCTGTGTTCCAACCTGTTGCGGGATCTGCAACTTGTGTCCATGTCTCAATCTTGGAATCTATTTGATTCTGGAGACTGTCTGTTAACTCAGTAAGATTAGCAATTGCCGCCTCGGTATCTTCGGGTGCGGGAGTCCAGTCTGTAGCGACATTGCCTTTTTCCAATTTTGGCATATATATAGATACATAACTATTACTTGATGTATCTGTCCATGAAGCAAGTGCTTGTGCAGATATTTCAACATAATCTAAATCGGCTATTTCTTGAGTCCATACAAAAGTTACATAATATTTTTCATAACTTGTTGTAAGATTTCTATAACTGCCATCTTTGTTTGTCCATCGTCTAGCATTCATATTGACATAAGGATTTCCATCAAACCCTATCGGTATTAAAATAGAAGTATTTCTTGAACCGTTTTTATACATCATTGGATAAAATGAAATATATGGAGTATTAAGATTTCCAACATATTTAGCATAAAAAGATAATGTTAATACATCTCCAACTTGAAAATCAAATTGTGACGAATAAATACTTATTCCGCCAAAACTTGAACCATAACAATGAATTTCTCCAAAACCGTCATCTCTTGTTACAAGGATGTCGGCACCTCGCCTCTTTGAAATATATTTGTTTGCTTGACCATTCTGAATATTTAATAATTTAGAATTCCAAGCTAGATTTCTCCCGCCAACATTTATCTCAGTCTGAATGTCAACCCAAGTTGATCCATTATATCTATACATCCGATTATTATCATCGGTGTCAATCCAAAGATCTCCAGAACTCATTCCAGAAGTTGGTTTAGCGGCAACTGCATATGTTTTAATTTTACTGTTTGCCAAGGTTTGAGCGGCAGTGATCGCATCAGTAGATGCAATATTGGAACTGCTTTGAGCAACCCATTGATAGCTAGAATTATAAGTGTATGCCTTACCAGTTGCAGTATCATAATACATGTCACCAACATGTAATGCTTTAGTTGCATTATCAGTCCATGTGTTGGCCGGTGCATTATTTGCTGTTGGCTGTCCAGAATAAAACCAAGTATCAAATGATTTATCAGCTTGGTCTTTTACTGCGGCAAGTGCAGCATCATTTGTATTTATATAATTAGTTAATGCTGTATTAACAAATGAAATAGATGATTCTAAATCCTCGGGTGCAGGAGTCCAATCGGTTGATTTATTGCCACGCTCGAGTTTAATACGTCCGAGCGCCATATCGCCGCTCGTGGAGTTTCGCGTATCAAAATCAAGAACAAACCCATAAGTGTCCATCGTTGTTGTGTATGTCCACGTGAGTACCCCTGTATAGCCAGTTGGAATATTCACGATATCAACCCAGCTTACTGACGCATTTTCATTCATAGGAGACACGTAAAGCCTATGATTGCCGTCTGCAATTGTTTGATTGTAAACAGGAACCGTACCGATGAGTTTTGTACCAGACGGAATAATCTCATTGAGTTTATTCTGAACATAATTTTTGAGGTAGACTTCACTACCATATTGTATGGTTATGCGGTCATTTGTGAATGTTGCTTTATTAGCATTATTGTAATGGTCGCTGTTGCCGTAAATACTGTAGTCGGTTCGCCTAATTAGATTTCTTCCACCAATCTATAAATTCTCAATATCACTTAAAATAGGAAGCGTTTCTGCCGCAAATAAATTAGTTGTTCCACCCGCCTCATATAAATTAATAGTATAACTTACATATGTTGCATTAGCAGTTAATGAAGCGGAAGAACCATTTGTTGTTGATATCGTGGTTGTAGTATTATCACTTTTATTACCAATAATAACTATTCGACCAGAATATGCTGTTTTAGTACCAGTCCCGTCTCTATAATAAGCCTTTATTGTAACAGATGTTGGAGTAAGAGTATTATTTGCATCTTTTTTTATAACATTATTGCTAAGTTCAAGAAAATAAGTGCGACCTGCATCTCCTTTGTCACCCTTATCACCTTTGTCCCCATAAACTCCAATGATACGAGCATCATTATATGTCCCCTATGTTGATGTAGGATTAGTATAATTAATTACTTGATAATTCCATAAATAAGGTTTCGCAGATGTTGGTGTTACTAAAGTATTTTTTTGCCAGCCTGAACTACCAGGCTTACTTGTACTATTAGTAGCTTGATAATATTCATCTATAGAAGTAATACCGCGGCCAGGGGAGCCAGTCCCGCCATTCTGGCCATATCGTCCAATAATAACTGGATCTGTAGTGCTAATGGTTATATAGCTACCATTAGCACCCTCTCCTTGAATCTATTCATAATTCCATAAATATTGTTTAGTAGCGGTCATTGTAGCATTAGCATTAGTTACATCTGTTGTCCAACCGCCATCTGTTTTTTTCACGCCAGAAGAAGAACTTGATGCTAAATACCAATTTTGAACTCGCGCTATATCTGTAGTATCAGTAATAGTAAGTGTTCCATAGCTTGTTTGCTGCATAACTATCACCCCTTTTATACTGTTACTTTTACATCTATAGTTATTTTATTATCAACGGTTGTTTTATCTATATATAAACACTTTCCAGTTACTTTGCCAGTTGAACTATTATAGGCACTACCAAATTTATTTGTTAAAGTTGTACTATTTGTAATAGGATTATTTTGAGCATCTCTAAAATACCATTCATATGTGGCGGTTGGGGTCATTGCTCTCCAAGAATTTCCAGTTTTCTACCATAAAGTAGCTATTCTATTAGTTTCATCTAATTTTATATAATGATCTCCATTATTTCCGCCACTTGGATTAGCAGTCCCTGTCGAAATAGCGCCATCTCCAATAGGATCAATTTCAGTACCATTGCGTGTTACTCTTGCATAAAGCGCGCCAGATCCTTGACCATTTACAAGTTGAGTGCCAAGAGTAGAATGAACACTTACTTGAATTGGATCAGTTTTATCTGTTATTGAAATATATTGCGTGTATGTTTTACTATTATATGTAGCTTCAACTTTAAAAGAGCTATAACCATCAACAGCGGCTGGCTTAATTGTTAAAGTTTTTCCGCTATAATACGCATTTGCGGATGTCGCGGTTCCTAACGCAGTATAACCAGTGGTGCTCCATTGATACCATTTCCAAGTTGCGCTGCTTGTTACATCGGTGGATCCGCTTTGTAAATAACCTTCAACAGTAAGATTATCCCCAGTATGATTTTCAAATAATGTTCCATTAGGAGTAAATAATAACATAGTTACTCCATCAATTCCATTCTTTGCGGCAGAACTTCTAGTCCAACTAAATACTTTATTAAAAGTTTGTCCTTCACAAGTAAACACTAAAGCTAAAGTGTCAGAAGCATTAGTAATTTCTTTAGTCACTGGAATTTCATAAATTAATACACCATCACTAGAAGCAGTAGCATTTGTGGAAGACGTGCTCGCAGCAATTCCAAGCAATTGAGGTTTATTAACAGTTGCAGCAACTCTTGTTGTTCCTTTGTATGCACCAAAAGGTATTCTAACAGTAATTTTACTTAATGGTTTATTATTATTATCACAAGGAAAAACTTCTGCTTCATTTCCTAAGATAATACTAACAGCATCTTTACCTGCGGGACCCTGTTCTCCATCTTCTCCTTTTGCGCCATCAGATGTAATAACGATAGTTTGTTTATCTAAAACATTTGATCCTGCGGTATCTAATAATTCAACTAAAATTTTTGTTAATGTATTAGATGTTGTTGGAGTATACGTTTTTGAAGATTCTGTTGAACTAGTAGTATATTTTATTTCTGAAGTATCGCCAGAATATTCAGTAATTCTAAATTTTCCCTCAAAAGCCTTTGTAGTTGCAGCAGACGGAGATACCTATGTCTCAGTTGCACTTGCAATAAAACTTGCAGGATTAAGCGTAACTGTAGAAACACTTCCTTGATCATTTAAAGTAACGCTTCTATTTAAAGCCAAAGCATCTACACTTAAACTATAAATAGAAAATGTCTAAGCATCAGCTCCTGCTTTAACTTTTACTAATGAAAAAGTTTTATTTAATGTCTAAGTGCCATGTGTTGCAGTAAAATAAATATTACCAGCTGCAAGACTGGCATTCATACCAGTTACTGTAACAGTATCATTGGTTTGTGCGGTTTTACTTGAATCAAATGTAATTCCAGTATCACTTGTTGTTGTAATAGTCCAATTTTCTGATACAGTAACATCTGAACCACCTCTATATATTTTTATTTGAGAGGTTGCTCCACTTTGAGCAATATTAACAGGTGAACCATTTGAATTGGCAGGAATCATTTGATCTTCATTAGTTAAAATAGCAGATAGAGTAGATATGCCCGCCGCACCATCTCTTAATTTATATATAGTAAACTAATCATAAGTATTAGTATCATTAGTCTATAATTTAATAGTAACCTTATCATTTATAAAAACATCATCATCTGCATATACATTTAATGTATTTCCATTTGCTCCATTTGGATAGGTAGCTGGTGTTGCATTTGATTTTGCAGGATATGAGGCAGTTCCTCCATTATATGTCCATTTAGTAATATTACATCTTGTAACAGTACCAGTTAAAGTAATATAAGACTTATTGTTAACAATAGGAGAAATAATTGTTCCATCTCCCGCATATTTAATTATATTATCTCCAGTAATTCGGGCGGTTTTTGCAGATGTTCCTTGTTCTACTTTACTAAAAGTAATTTGGCCTTCCGCGACTAAATTTTTTCCAAGAGTAGCATCTTGATATGTCGCAGTAACAATGTATGTTAATTGAGAATATGATCCATTAAATTGATTTTGATTAACAGTTAAAGCGCCTGTAGTTGAATTAACTGTTTCTCCTTTTGTTGAACTAACTTCCGCTCGTGCTCCATTTCCCTATTGTCTTTCCCAAAGCCAAGTAATATTAGCTGAAACAGGGGATCCTGCATAATATGCAACTGGAGTAATAACTAGATTTTGACCCACCCAGTTAGGAGTATAAATATTGTCATCTGGAGAATAGATAACAGTTGTGGGTAAATTGCATTTAGGATATACACTAAATTCTCCTATATCAGTAATGTCAACAATAGTTATTGAACCATAGCTAGTGGTTGCCATTATTTTCCTCCTTTTATATCGTTACTTCGCATTTAAACACTGCTCGATCATATACATCAGCATTAGTAATATCAATTACATTACCAGCTAATGGCCGAGTCCATGATCCATCAAGTGTCCCATTTGCATTATATTTTTTCCATTTAAATGAACTAACTTTATTGGTTATTTCTTCAGTGCCTTGATACACCCGACAAGTTAATGTTGTTGAAATATTATTTCCTCTGAAAATATTTCCTGCACTAGATTCAATTTCAGTACGAATTGCGCTTTCTCCATCATATACTAAAACAATAGAAAAAGTTCTAGTTAATGTTACTCCTTTATATGAAATATTAAAAACAACATCACCTTTTGTAACATCTATTAATTCTGTTATTTTATATCTATGAGAAGAAGCAATCCACACTCCATAAACTCCATAACTAGGCGTAAAACTAAAAGTGCAAAGGTCCGTAATATCTGTTGATCCCTATAAAACTTGTATATCTGTAAAGCAATCTAAATAATCAATATCGCTATTTTGTTTTACGTTAATAGTGCAAGAACCTTTACTAAGGGATACACTAATAGCTTTCATTGTATCTATATTGTTTATCTTATTAGATAAAACATCAAGAGCGGCAGAAACAGTTTCTCCTTCAACTGAAGAATTATTATTTACCGCTGTACTATTCATATTTAAAATTTTTTCTTGATTACTCTGAGTTAAATCATTAAGATTATTTAATGCTTGAGTAATATTTACCCCTCCAACATTTGAAAGGTTTGTTACTTGATTAGAGGTATTTGTTTTATCTTGCCAAGACCAGCCGCCTTGTCCATCTGCGACTGGAACTTGATTAGCATTTGCGGTCGCCGCATCAATACCTCTCTATTTAAGTTCTAAAATTTGGTCTTGCAGACTTCCTAATTCATCTATATCTATTGTGCCAATAGCATCTAGTAAAGTGTGATCTTTATCATAAACAATATTTTCTGCCAAGGCACTTATAGGAATTGGATCTGAATATGTACCATCTAAATTCCTAATTTTTATGGCAGTTAAAATATCCATTTTTAATCCCCTTTATTTATAATAAAAAACAGGGACTATTAATTATAAAAATTAATAGCCCCATTTTATATTTAAATGTTTCCCAACTTTGTGAATATTTTATTTGTGATATAAATTATTTCTTCACCATATGTGGAAATTAAATCTGCTATTAACTCTTCCTGTTCAATAGAAAGATCTACATTATATGAAAACATTGTTGCATGTGTAATCTAATGGCAGAGAACCTTTTTTTAAAAGATTGCCCTGTAGCGTAGGAGTTCCCATTGACGAAAGATTGCCTCTTTGCGAGCTTCCAAAAGGATTATTAATAGGATATCCTTGATTTATTGTATTTTCCATTACGCGTAATATCTCCTTTTGTATTTTGTTCAAACTTTAACTCCTACATTTATATATTAAAAATGCAGGAGTTAAATTAATAAAACTTGACCAAATATTTTATTATTCCCAATTCATTTCATTATTAAATAAAATCCAATAGGCATCAAATAAACAAATGGCATCTGCCTAATCATCATTCACACGTATATTATATTTATCTTGAACATATTGAATATCTTGCGGCTTGAGGTATTCACGTTTTACCCCTCGTCCTTGGCGGATTTTAAGCGCCGCCCGCCATTGACTTGCTGTAATAAACTAACATTCTATTTTAGAATCAATCTAATATGCAGCTATTACAATGGCAGATTGTAACCACATTAAAACTTTACCAGTATGAGCATTATAATCAGGACGAACCTCTTCCATAATAATTTTATCTATTTTATGATTTTTAATTAAAATAGATAACTAATCCCGCATTTTTATAATACGTTTAACCACATCTTTTGAACTTGCGGTTATGCATCCATGCTATATTAAAGATTCGTCCTATCCGATTGCGAAACCAGATGATTTTGTAGATAAATCTAATGTTAATATTTTCATAATTTAAACCTCTTTTCCTTGATATTAGTTTAATAAAAATTTTTTATTTTGTCAAGAAAAATAATAAAATTTTGAAAATATTTTATTCATATTGATAATCTATATATACTTTATCATCTGTATCTTCTTTAAATTTAATAGATACTATTTTACAATCTTCTAACTATAACATACCAGTTTTACCAAGAATAAATTCGATGTTTTTATCTGGATTAGTTGATTCTTTAATAATAATAATAGTTTGAGGATAATATGTTCCAGTAATATCTAAATCAAAATTTCTGACGCTATGGATACCAAGTTTTGAAATATAATGAAATGAACCATCTAAACATTGCTATTGAATTTTATCAATTAACTATTCGCCTGCAACAAATGGTCCTTGTAAATTTCCAAAGAATCCATTATCATGTCCCATATATATATCACACTCCATAAATAGCAGTTAAAACATAGGTTTTATTTGAAAAAGTAATACCATTATAAGTTATTTTTTGATTATTTTCCCAATGACCATGAATTTGTGTAGCTGAAACAGTTAATTTTTTATTACTTGAAGCACTTTCATAAACTTCTACATTTGTTTCTCTAATATAAATATATTTTAATCCCCATGATTGTCTTGCTCCAATTAATGGAATTGCTATGCCCTGCCAGCCAGTGGCTCTAAAATCTTTTGGGATAAAAGAGAACATGTGTTGAGCATTAAATACTGTATTAGTTTCATAATTATATTGTTGCCATTCTAAAATATAGCCATGCTATTGTTGAGATAATCTATCTTCTTTTGTTAAAATAATTTGTTGAGAGTCTTCTTTCATATTCCACGCCCTGCCATTATCATCATCTTTTTCTGTCCAGCCTGGCGTCATCATATATCTTCCGCGTTTATTTCTTTCCATTTCATTAACTGTTAAATTTGGATGATAACCTTTATCACTTTTAACATTTAGTAATGTTAATACTCGTTTAGCAGGTTTTTTAAGTGCAGCTAAAGAACTTAAAACAGTTGTTCCTCCATAGGTGCTTGCGGAAAAGGTTGAATTAGAAGGAAGTGTTCCCATATAACCCTGCATAGTACTTAAATTATTTTCAGTTGTGGTTGTTCGATTATTAAGATCATTTATTTGAGTCTAAAAATTTTTTATTTTATTAATTTCATTACCATCCTAATCAGTCGAATAAAGTGTAGCATTTAATTTTTGAGCTAATGTTTCTAATGCTTCTAATCTTACTTGCCAATTAATCTAAACATCTGGATCACCGCCTTTTTCAATCTATAATCCAACAGTCATCCAATTTACAAAAACATTAACTGGAGTTATATCTTCAACAGCATTTTCTATTACATCTTGGAAAGTGAAGTTAATTCCTGTAATACTAGACTATATTGTATATGTTTTATTATATGGATAAAATTCTTGACTTAAAGAAGTATCTGTAGAAAATTTAATTACATCTGAGCCTTGAATTTGTCCTCCTGTAATGCTTGTTGGTAAAAGATAAGAAGTAGGAAGGCGAAAATGTAAATTTTTTTCTTTTAAATATCCTAAAATATATTGATTTTTTATCTAAATTAAATTAGAATCAAATCCATATGCCCCTGGAGCAATCGTTCCAATATATTGCCATTTTGTTTCTGGTTCTCCTTTAATTTTACTATAATCTGTTTCTCCTTTGCCAGAAGCAAATTTAAATAATAAATTGCCTTTAGTATCTAATGCAACATCTTCTACAGAATCTACATTACCAAGGGTCTAGTAATAATCATCCGCGGTTGAATCAGTTTTTTCGCGCCAATGGACTTTTAAAACACCTGTTTCTAATTTTAATTCAGTTGGAACATTAAATACATTTCCAAAAGTATTTGAATCATTTTCATAAATATCTTCGCCCACCAATCCATTTTCTGTCTCATTATTAACCTTATGCGTAGTATTATATTCAATAATTAAATCTGTATTATTTTGAGTAATATTTGTAATCCATTTTAATGGAGTTTCACTAAGTCTCTCAGTGTAAACTTTCTAAAGTGTTTGGCCCTAATATTGAGGGTCATTAATATTCTCTTCTTGTACTATATTTCCATCTTGATCTAAATAATAAAGCGGTTTATTATATGTTGCAATTAAATATCCCTATTTATCAAATCCCATATCAATAACAAATTTTAAACTAATAGGACTATCATTTGAATCATATAATGTTTCCCATTCATCGGCTGAAGTTGTATTATATTGAACCTAAAGAATTCCCATATTACCAATTCTCATATTGGTAATCCATTTAATTTTTTCGGTTGAAATTCTTACAATTGGAGTTTCTTCAATCCATATATTTCCTGTAGTATCTGCTTCAACTCTAGCCTAATAATCTGAAATTTCACTTTGAGGAATGTAAAAACTTTCTTCATAAGAAGTTTGAGTTTCTTCATCTTCTATTCGTTGTACAAAGATTCTTCCAATAGGCTGATTATATGTTGCAAGCATATCTCCATTAGATGTTAATTGAAGCTAATTTATCCATTTAATACCATTGTCTGGATTAATTTCTTGAGCCGTTTCTTCTGTATTGTATTTTACGCTTATAATACCATCGCTTGAAAGACTAATATTATCAATTCTTTTAATTGCTCCCTAAAGAACGGTATTATTTCCATGATTATATGAAACCGTTAAATTTCCAGTTTCATTATTTAATTGAATATCATTTATACTTTTTATTACATTTTCAAAAACTGTTTGAGTATGTCCAGTATAAGATATTGTTATAGTACCTTCTTCATTAATTGAAATATCTTTTATTATATTAAAAGCACCTAAATCAACAGGTTCTGTAGAGACTCCACTTTTATTTTCATCATATTTCTTTATTTTATAATATAAGTGATCAAACCCATCGTTCTAATCTTTTGCAATATAAAGATTTTCAAATGAATCTCCTTTTACTCCTTCTGGAATGTTAATATGCCATTTTTCATAAAAGGGATGAGACTAATCATCTATTCGAGTTATACTAGATGTATCTTTATATTCATTTTCTTGATTATAAGGCTCTATTGAAGATGTTTCAAATTCAATTACAGGATAGGGGATTTGAAGACCTATGTATGCAGTTGATTCTGAATTATCACTTTTTCTTATTGTAAAACTTTTCCAATTAATGGTATCATTATAAACAAGATTATTATTTTTATCAATGTCTTTTCCAGGAATAAGACCATTGTTACTTATTGACCAAGATCCAACTTGTTCTGGTTCTTCTTCATCTCCCGCAGGCCTTTTTACTGATCCCTATGGGACTGGAATATTATCAATGTCTTCAATAGATTTAACCTATAAATTTGGCGCAGGCCCCGCAGGACCAACAATTTGACCAATCTATTCAGCTCCACCCATTTTATTTTTATAATCATAACCGCGTCTAAAGATTTTACCATTATCTCGATCATTTTTATTTGGTGTATTTATTAATACATATTCATTATAATGAACTGCGGTATATTCTGGGCCTTTTTCAAAATTTTTTATCATATCATCAACACTCTCATAAGTGGTGACAATAACAAAAGAATTACCAGGCCGGCCGCCATAAAAAGAGTACATATTTATTATTCTCCTTCCTATTCATCATTATTATTTATATCATCTTCTGTTGAATTTATTGCCTAATATTCAAAATCCATAATAAAAAAATCTTTTTTATCTTCATATTGTTTGGGAACAAATCCAATAGAAGTAACATTTATTCCATTATTTAATTCATAAATTCCATTTTTACCAATTCTTATTTGCTATCTATTGATACTCATAAGCATTAGCGGCGGACCTTGAATACCAATTTTATTAAGATATTGTAAATTACTAAATTTTTGTTTTAAAAATCCTTGTGAAGAACTCGTGCCAGTTTGATTCTGATTTGTATTAGCTAATAAATCTGTTATTATATAAAGTCCAGCGTCTTCAACATCAATCATACGTCCGGCATTTTGATTTAAAATGTCCTATGTTAAACCAGCATAATCTTCAAAAGTTCTAGCTAGCTACCAAACTAAAAGATTATAATTATCATTTACAGAAAAAACTATTTCAAAAAAAGAAAACTCTTCTTCATTTTCGCTAGATGCATTAGCAATATTAAAAGTTCCTAAAATTTGTTCTCTATTACTATTTTTAGCTTTTAAATAAATAGTTTGTTCTGATTTTGGCATCTTTTTTATTTTAAATTTTGAATAATAATTATTCTAAGTTATTAAATTTATATTATCAGTATAAGCATCTTTAAACTAAACATTCTCAAAAGTTGACTTAGTAAGTCCATTATTTCCTTGGTGAATTGTTATATTTAAATCTGTTAAATAATTTCCAATATCAATATCAAAAGACCTAAATTGGCCAACATTATATGACATTATTTTATCTCCTTTTATCACAATCTATCAATTGCCTTTGAGCAAGAGATACTCATAGTTCCATTTATATCTAAGGGAATTGTTAAAGATTTTATAATATAATCTCCATTAATTCCTATCTAATTATTTGTAATTGAAATTCTTGTATTTGGTTCTAAATAATATATAGGTAAAGTTGTTATTGATACTTGTTCATTATAACATGTGTATTGATATAACTATCTTCTAATCTATTCATAAGCAGATCGCATTGTTCCTCCTGTTAATAATAAAGAATAAACTTCACTCTTAACTTGAATCCAATCTTGACCTTGTTTGTTACACCAATTTTTAATTATATTTGCATTTTCTGCCCCAGCTTCAATTAAAATAAGATTAGGAATTTCTGGTTCAAAAATACAATTAATTTTATCATCTACAATAGTTGCAGTTCTTCTTCCTATATTATTTACACTAAATTCTGATATTGCGGCAGATGAATCTATTAAATCTAAATAATAATCAAGATTGTTTGCTGCATTTTTATTTGCATTTTTAAATTCGCCAGTTTCAATATTATATATCTTAGGCCATTCATTTTTTAACTAAGTGAAATAATAATTGCTATCTAATCCAAATGGCTATTTATCCACTCCAGAAAAATATAATTCAGTTCTATAGTCTGAAGTTATAATAGTTTTTAATTTATAATTAGTTAATTGATAGGCTGCCGCCTCTGGAATCCATTTATATATTTTCTTCTCTTGATTATCATTGTCAGAAACGCAGTAATAAATATCAGCCTAACCTTTTTTAGGTAGATTATCAAAAGAAGAAAACATTAATGGTTTTTTGGCTTTAATTAAACCATCATCTGGATCTTCATAAAAAAAGCACTAATATATATTTCCATCTTTCGGTTTATCATCAATAGCTAAATGATAACGAATAGGAATTTCTTTTCCTTCTATTGATTTTCTTTTTCCCCAAATAACAAAATCATTTTTAATTTGCTGGTATTGTGGGGTATTAGTATATGACAAAATTAAATTAGCATCATCAAATGAATATACATTTTTTTCTCTACTATAATTTATTGAATAATCCTATGACTTTATTTCATTTATTATACTAGTTGTAAAAGAATTATTTAAATAATTTTTTATTTCTTGAAAATGAAAATTTCCCTATCTATCATAAAAATACTAATAATTACCTAAAGTATTTTTAATTTGATCTAATATTGTAACAATAGAATCGCCCGCATTACCAAGTAACTATCCAGGATATATAAAATCAGTTAAAATATAACCAACATCATCTCCATATGTATAACTTTGTATTTCAGAGACATCTAATTGATTATTATTTTCATCTTTTAAATCTTTATAATTTGTGGTTAAACTATAAGATATTTGACCATCTTTATTTACTCCACTGTAGCGATACAGCGGGCTGCCGCCAGTCCATTTCATAACCTTTTTAATTTGATTATCAAGATCACTAATAATAATTTTTCCTAGCTGTTCTTCGCCAAAATGATTAACTAACTATTGAATTATTTGATAAATAGTTGGATTACTTATATAAGTATTTCCTTCTTCGTCTATCTCTTCAACCTAACTAAAAATAACAGATGCGGGAAGGGTGCCGCCGCATTCTCCATTTAATAAAGCCATTTTATCATGTAGAGTTAATGTAATAGTTATTCCTCCAGAGCCATGTGCAATACTAGAATTTACTATTACATAAATTCCCATTGGAAACCATAAAACTGGATAGTCTAAATACTAATTTGTAGTATTTACAAAACCAATTAACACTTCTATCTTTTTATTTATAGATAATAAATAATTAACATTACTTAAATTATTCTCTGTATCACTTGCTACTAAAGTAACATTACCAGTTCTTCTCATCGCGGAAGACCCATCAAAAGTAAAGCTCCCTCCAAGAACCTTACCTTGAATTTCTTGGATGGGAGTCTATGTTTTAAAATCTAAAACAACTAATTTTACAAGTTGTTCTTTTAATTTTATTCTATCAAATTTTTTTAAAAAAGTAGAATCTTTTAAATATGGAAAATTATTAGCCATTATTATAAACTCCTTTTTCAATTTCACAATAGTAGTCTACAATGGCTTCAACTGGACAAAGTACATCATTTTCCGATGTAAAATGGCACCATTGACCTTTATAATAAATACATCTATTATTAGAATTTTTGATAAGAGCCTGTAATATATTATTTGAATATTTAGATTCTGTATTAATAAGATATTCTTTCGTACCTTTAAGAGTAGACCTACCTTCATCATTTGTCGCGGCAGCTATCGTATATACACCATTTGGGATTGGATCTGTTATTTCTTCAAAGGTATCTGCACTTTGACCTGTTATAATATATTCATCCTATCTTAAATATCTAATATCATGTCTAAATTGTTCTAAAAATTGATCTATTATTTCATCACTTATTGCCTAATTAGGACTTGTTGCGGGAAGTAGGTACCAACATCCATAATAATAAGCAAAATATACCTTATAATTATACTTATATCTATCTAATAATAAAGTATATAAATTTTTAGGATCTATAATAGAATACTCTGGATATAAAGTATAATTATATGTTTGGCTTTCTGTTTCACTAAATTCTGCTACTAGAATTACATTATCTTCCATCCATGCCTAAGGTTGAACAGCCGCCTATTCTGTTACCCATTTTTCAATCTAATAGATATTGCCATTAGCAGGATTTATTATATCATTTAAATTAGAATAAGTTCCTTCAATAAAATTAAAATCAGTAAGACCATTTATTTTTTTGGTCTACAATGGATCCGTACATTGCTATAAATGAACGCCGCAAAAATATAATCCATTAATGCTAGCTTCTTCATCTATTAATTGAAGAAATCCATTTTCTAAAATATGACGATTAAAAGAACTGTCCTTAGAATCTCTTACATATACTGTTGTTTTAGGCGGGCCAGAAAGTCCAACTCCAGAAATATTAATTAATCTCTGATAGTAATCTGCATAATCTAACAAATATTTATTAGAAATTATTCTAAAAACAGAATCGGTAGGATAAAATATATCATAAAGCTGTCCAGCTCTATAGTCATAATAAGCACCTTTAATTTGCTTTGAAACATCCTATTTCTACATGAAATTAGCAAGATAATCTATTCTTACTTCAGTTTCCTATGGGAAAGCTAAACTAGTAACTGCAATATTATCTCCTTTTAATTCAAAAAAACCTATATGCTAAATATAAATATCTTCAATAGGATTATTTTTTGGTTCAAGAAGATTATTATCTCGCCGCTATTCAGATGGAGGAATTATAACTGTATTTCCGTTTATTATAACTAAATATCCCATCATAGCATTTTCTAAATTATCATTTTGATTAGCTTTTCTTAATCCCAATGAAGCATCATTAACAATAACGTATGGAGGAGATGTAATTTCAATTCTTACCCATTTTAGTTTTTGAAGTTCATCTATATAACCCTACTGTTGACGACTATTTTTTTGTTTTTGTTGAATATATGGCATAATATTATCTGGAACAGATGCACCATTACCATTATCTTTTGGCTTAAAAATTCCATCAATTTGTCCTAAAACATCATAATCAAAACCAATTTCTTGGATGGCTGTTCCAATTGTTTGAATGTCATATTTATCAAAATTTAAAATAGTAGATTCATCTATCTATACAGCGGTTGCGGTAAATGAATAAAGTCGCCGCCCTAAAGCCTCCATTGGTTGAAAGTCAATATTCATTAATTTAATAAGAATATTTCCTTCTGTTGTAGATTTAAATAATTTTACATCATTTGCATATAAAAAATCATAAACCTTTTGTCTAAATTCTCTTTCATATATATAATCTTGATACTAATTAATATTATTATCATTATTATATTGTTTATATAAATCTTTAGAATTTTTATATATTTTTTCTTTTGATGTAAAAAGTTTTAACTAATTTTTATTATTATAAAAAACACCCTATTCTTCGCCTTTATTATTTATTCCAATCTAAAAATGAGGATCATACCAATCTGTAGTATCCATAAAAGAACTAATTAATCCTCCAATAGGGAATGTTCTAAAAAAATTAGAAGAATTTCTTTTTATAAAAGGAAATTTTGAACCTAATGGATTTTGTTGAGATTCCATTACATTATATTTAAATTCATTAAGAGATGGATTTAAATTTATTCTTAATTGAGCATTTTTTCTTATTAAAAATATGTCATCAAAAAGACACATTACTGGCTATTTTACTTGTGTAAAAGTTCCTCTAAATCCTGTTGAGTTTTCTTTTTGCATTCCATATTTATACCAAACGCCGCTTTTAACAGTTTTATCATACCAAGTAATATCAATTTTACTAAATTCTGCATATGAAATAATACGAACATCTTCCCATTTATGAAACTAAGACTAAGAAGAAGTTCTTCTAATGACTATATTACCTAAAAAAGTATCTTCAGTATTTGCGGTAATTTTAACTTTTATTCTTCCATTATCCGAATCTTCAAAAATATTTATATCTGCGGGTACTTTATCTGTTAACGCTTCGGTTTGAATAATATAAAAATCCCTACTAATTGAATTTGTATATCCATCTAATGTAGTGTATGTTAATTTAAAAGTATAATCAACTGCATCCTAAAAATCATATATTAATTCATAATTAATCTCATTAGAACCTGGTGAAATAGGATATATTTCTTCTGTTCGATATAAAAGAGCATTTGACTCTTTATCATAAAGTTTTATATTATAACTTTTTAATGAATCTGTCTTATTTTGTGAAAAATTTACTTTTCCAACAATATTAACAGTAGGTTGAGTTAACATAATTTTTCCAGAAAAACTCTATACTTCATTAAAAGATTTTAACGAAATACTCGGCGGATCTATACCTTTTATTAAAATAATTTTAGACCACTAAGAAAAATAATCTCTTTGATTATATAGCCAATTAGCAATATCTTTTGTATTTATTTCATTTTCTCTTGATGAAATATTTATTGCATTAATTTCATTTATTAATTTATTAATAGTTTCTTCATCTTTATATTCATATTCATTTACAAGATTCTAAACTATCTATATAGCATTTTTTAATTTTTTTATAGAATTATTTTCATCGCTATCTTCATCGCTACTTGATTGTTTTATAAAATCTCCTATATCTTTCGCGCTAGTATGCGTAAATCTTAACTGAACTTTATAAAATTGTCCTGTTTCAAATTGGCCATTTGCCATATCCGCCGGAAATATTTCAATATAATGTCTAGAAGAAGAGTCCTAATCTTTCATTCCAACTATTTTTATTCCAGAAGATTTCTATACAATATCACTATTGAAACCAGAAGCATTGGTACGTAAATTTGTTAAAGAAATTTGTACATTTTTTATATCATCAGCTGAATTATATGGAGATAACTAAAAATAAATTCTACAGGGTGTATTTTTAGAAAAAACAACACTTGTATCTTGAACTATTGGCGGATATAAATTTGATACTAACGCCATTTGTTTTCCTCCTTTTGTCTCCATTAAAACTTTATTATATCTAAATATATATTAAAAATTCAATAGAAGAATTATTTATTTTTGACCAAATTATTTAACAAAAAAATAGGGTGTGCTTTTTGCACACCCTATATATATGAATTATGCGGTAACCGCCTTATAGCGCTCAGACATGAGCTTTTCAACCATCAGATCCCAACCATCCTTGCCGCTCAGGATGCAATCAATCATGGAAGGGGAGAATCCGCTTACATAGCTGAATCCATCGCCGATCGCAGGAATCCGATTATTTCTGGCATTAAGATTCCAAAAGATAATCTGAGGCATCTGATATCCATAATGCGCCCATTCTGACTTGATCTTCTCAAGGTCAGAGTTTGCCTCGTCAATAGAGTTAATAGTATGATAAGAATCCCATCTTCCGTTCCAATAATCATCATAAGAACGATTAGAAGAGGTGCGATCAAAAGACACACACTCATCAAACTCCATATCAGAGAAGATATAAATTCTGGTCGGCATATCTTCAGCCTTTACGCCCTGTCTCCTAGCAGTATTTAAAAGCATATTAAACACTGCCTGCACATTTGTATTCATACCCCAATCCGCACGAACACAACGCTTAAATTTATCAACAATATCTACTCCCTCAAACTTCACCAGCTGCGGGTGAGCAGAAAAAGTAATAAAATGATTTGCAAATGGACCATGTGCCTTATCTGCAATATAAGCTCCCATAGAAACTGCGGCCTCCATCGGAACTCCGCTCATAGAGCCAGACACATCAATAACCGCAATACCATTTTCCTCTCTACCGCAATAAAAGTCTTTGAGATTATCCCAATACTTTTGAAGCATAAGACGAGTTGGATCTTCAAGACTAACAGACATTTTAAATGCTCTGTGGGCAATATCATGCGGATACAGCGCATCTGCATTTACTTCAGTACTCTTGCTCTTAGCAAAGGTTTCATACTTCTTAGCAAGAATATCTCGTCTTGCAAAAGCATTACGATAAATAAGTCCTGCCTTAGAAGGAATCTTATCAAACTCAATCTCATCCCAGCGGTTTGCGCTCATCAGTCTCTCAAGAACATTAATACGCTCACGCAGAGTAGAAAGAGTCTTGCGATACTCGCGGCTAGTCATTCCTAAGAAATTTGCCAGAATATGCCCAAGTCTTTTAGTATCTGCATTAGAAGCATTCTGAGAAGGCATCCATTTTGCAAGAAGAGACGGAGTTTTACACTGGATATCAAGAGCCAGCTGACGCTTGATAATATTAAATGCGGCGGTCTGCACCTGAGTGCCTTCAGCAACGTAGATCAGATCATCCCAACGACCATATTCACTGACATTCTCAAGATTTGCCTTAGCAACCTGCGGATATTCGTTACAAAGCCAACGAAAAGCGGTTCTAAAGAAGCGCCTCTCACCCTGGCCGCCGCGAATGTCTCTCAGATAGAATAGACACTTCATAGCTAGAAGGCGATCTTCCTCAAATGCATTCTTAAAAAGAAGAATAACATCTGCATCAGAACGACTTCTATATGCACCGCCCATTCCGAACATATCAAGTACCTTAGATTCTGTACTCTTGCGGGTAATGCCGCCATTTTCTGTACGAGTGATATTGTTATCCTTGGTCATCTGATTAAGAAAAGTATTCATAGTATTTTTTCTCCTTTTATCTCTTTCAAACTTTTGTTTGAGGTTATCTTTCATAACCTTATATATATATTATATCAAAATTTTTATTTAAAATCAACAAAGAGGAAGATGGGATTTGAACCCATGAGTATTTCTACTGTATTGGTTTTGCAGACCAACTCCTTAACCAGCTCGGTCACTTCCTCAAGTGGCATTTAAATTTGTTCCCACTCTTTTTCAGTATATTGTTTAATTTCTTTTTTTGTGGTTGGAAGATTATAACTTTTACACCATTTTCGTATTGCGTTATCTGTTACATTAAATTGCTTTCCTATTGTTGTAAAAGGGGTATTTCTAATTAATTTTTTTAATTCTTCTCGATTAATAGGTTTTTCAATAGTTCTTTGTTTAGCAGCACATTTATTACAACGAGTTGCTGTATAAGAAATTTCAATTCCACAATCTATACAATATTTTTTAGGTAAATTCTTTCGATTAGTATCTTTAATTGGATATTGAATATTAGGCTGCCAATGAATTAAACCTTTATTAATTCTTGAAATGGTACTAATATTTAAATTATATTTTTTCGCAATATCTTTTAATGTATATTGATTATTCTATAAATCTTTTAAAATAGATTGTAACTGTTCTTTATTATAATAGTAATAAACAGTATGATTAGTAGCACTATTAGTTTCTGCTACATTATAGCCATAAGGTACAATAGTATTAAAATATTGAATCCAATATTGTTCTCTATCATTTAACTACTTTTGAGAACATTCTTCTAATACAGAAAAATCAAAATTATCTTTTCCATATTCTTGAATTGCACAAGAGATTTTTGACGTTTTTGATGGCAGACAATGTTCAATAAAACGTCTTTCAATATGAACACTTTGTCCAATATAACTTAATCCATTAATTTTATTTGTAATTTTATAAATTCCAATCATTTGAAATTCTCCTTTCTTATCTTTCTACTATTAATAAAAATTATAAGAAAAGAATTATTAAAATCGGACCAAAGTTTTTTAATTTTGCTCTTAACATCCTTACCATTTGGCTATTGACTCATAAAAAAACGGACTAGCCAAAATTGACTAGTCCAAAATCAAAAGAAAGGGAGTGAAAATAAGTGTGATTGCGAAAAACCATACTTGAAATCTTTTAAAATTTTAAACTAGATACCTTTAAAAATTTAAGTTTTTATTCTTTACATCAAGATTTAAAAATTAAATAATGTTAAATTAAATTGCTGTTAGTATCTAAAGATTTTTAAACAAGATATATTGTAAGCTAATCAAACTTGAAATGTGGCGATTAATATTTTTTGCTGTTTATATCTTATATTTATATTATAACAAAAATTTTTTATAAAATCAACTTATAGCTACTTTCCGCGGCGTCGGTCAATCTAGCGTAAGACCCGATTTTTCGGATTGGGTAATGTCCGACGAGAAAAATGTTACCCTTGCGATTCCTTTTCCTCCCCTGTCGTTAGGCTTTCACTCACTATAAGTTGATTTTTAATAGGAGATAGAGGACTCGAACCTCTAATACGTGCGCCCCAAGCAACTGTTTATCATTTAAATTTGCTGATTCGGGTTTTTACAAAACCGATGTTTTAACATAACGCGGTTTACCTATTAGCCTAATCTCCCATATAAATACTCCGAGAGGGAGTCGAACCCCCATCTTATGATCCGTAGTCACATGTTCTCTCCATTATGCTATCGGAGTCTACAGCCCCTGGTGGATTCGAACCACCGCATACAGCAGTCAAAGTGCTGTGCCTTACCACTTGGCGAAGGGGCTTTAATCAAGACATTTAATTTATTATTTGATCTACCAGCTGATCTACTCTTTCGCTCGGAAAAAGATGAGACTTGAACTCACGACAATATAATATTTTTTTAATGTTTGCTGTAAATGTCTTAACTTTATATATATATTATATCAAAATTTTTATTAAAAATCAAATATTTTTTAGACTTCCTTATAAACTATATTATTCTAAAACTACTTGATGCCTAGACATTATTAAGTGGTCTGCATCGCCGCTCCTCATCCTATTCCCTTGTTTTTCAAATAATATAGTTTATAATTTCATCTACGAATTTTATCGTTTATTTATTAAGTGCAGCTGATCACTCCAATATCTCAGTCTTGGATTATAAACCGACAAAATCAAAATTATTTACAATTCAACTGTTTTAATGTATTATAATATTACTGCTGAGACAGTTTCTGTTTTGAGGCGGATATATCATTTCACCATACCTACAATATTATTTGATATTGTTCTTCCCGCAGAAAATGCGCGTGGCGGGATTTGAACCCACGATGAGACGAATCTTGACGGATTAAAAGTCCGTTACCCTAGCCGCTAGGTGACACGCGCTTAATTAGGTACTGTTACCAGTACCTTTTAGCTAATGCTGGAGTTCTGTAGTTAACATCAGAAACAGTTATACCCGTAATTTCATCACTGGCATGTACAACTGTTCCATCTCCGCAATAGATTGCAACATGCCCAATAAAATCACCATTATCATAAAATAATAAATCTCCAGCTTGTAAATTATTTAAATCAACATATTCTCCACCATAAGATTGACTTTCTGCTGTTCTGTCTATTGTAATACCAGACGCCGCTAATATTTGTTGAGTAAAACCAGAACAGTCAATTCCATTTGTCAAACTATTTCCGCCATATACATAAGGATTACCAACATATTGTAATGCATTATTTACAATCTATTGACCAACGGTAGAAGAATTATCATAAGATACTTGTTCTGTTGTTTCATAATTATAAGTTATTTCTTCTTCAACGTATTGTGGCTATTCATATACTATATATTCTTCTTCTTCTGGAATTACAGTTTCTTCATAATAAATTGGTTCCTAATAATAGACTGTAGGCTCCTATTCATAGTAAACTGGTTCTTCCTAATAAGCAACCTATTCTTCATAAACAATAGGCTCCTATTCTATATAAACCTATTCTTCTACTGGCTATGCGGGGACCTCGACTATTTCCGCATGTAAGACGGGAACCGCATGTAAAAAGGTTATATTATCACTTTTTTTATTTTTACTACGTTTTTCCAAAGTGTCAATAAAATTATAATCATTAATCTTTAAATTAGCATTTTGATTAAAATTTGTTCTCAGTGTGGGCTAAATTGGAAGAGATTTCTTCTAATTTAATTCGCTTGCTTCTATTGGACTTGCAAAACCGCATAAAATAAAACATGATAATAATACTACAATAAATTTTTTAATCAATATTTTTCCTCCTTAACTATTTCTTATATTAAATATAAAAAATATTAAGGAAATATTACATAAATTTGACCAAAATGTAAAACTTTTGTAATAATTAATAAAAAAGTAATCGAAAATGTAGGATTCGAACCTCGCCTCCAGTTCCCAAAACTGGCGTGCTACCATTACACCACATTCTCGTTAAAAGCGTCTTGCATTCGCAAAACGCCATGAAAACTGTAAATAATCAGATAAGTATTTCGTGATTTATGGGTTAAAACTCAAATGGATCAAAGAAAAAACTGAATGGATCAAAAACGCTTTTTCTGTCAAGAGAGGTCTTAAATGTTCCATACTTTTTACAAAAGTCAACAAGACTCTCCTGAGCTTCTTTCTGAGCTTTCTTGGCGGCGTCCAGTTTAGCTTGAACTACCTTTGCCGCTTCTGCGCGTTCTTTCTTCTTTAGCTCTTCTTCCTGCTTTGCTTTTGAAATTTCAGCTTCTGCTTTTACAAGGGCCGCCTCAGATTCATAAGTTTTACCTGTAATGTCACTTTGATATAAAATTTTCATAATAAAATCTCCTTTCATTCTCATTCTTAAATCTTTGAGAACAATTCTTTTTATTAATGGCTGCGTTATAACCAATGCATACGTTCATCACTTAAACCGCGGAATTTACAATATAGATATTGTCATATTCTGTACCCTTACGCCTGGGTCGATCAGTTATATAAATTAAGATTTACCGTATTTATTTATATCTCTCGTTGGGAGCTACCCATAAATATACGGCTACGAGAATGGGTGAAGAGGGAATCGAACCCACTCGGTGCCAAAGCCACGGGGTTTACAGCCCCGCCAATCTCCTTAGTCGTCTACTCACCCATAGCAGCTCCAATGGGACTTGAACCCAACATTTCAGCCTTGAAAGGGCTGCGTCCTTACCATTTAGACGATGGAGCCAAAAAATGCGGGCGGTGAGATTCGAACTCACACGGACTCTCGTCCCCGGGATTTTCTTACTACTCTATGTCACCATAGCCGCCCATTAGCGTTGTAGTCTGGACTATGTCTTTACCATATCATTTCTGACTTAGGTAGATGGTATATAGTCTCTACACATTTATAAAATAATAGTTTCCCCTTAGTCAGTCCCTCGCCTATATCTAAGGTTTTATGGAGGCGCGACCTCCGCCCTGTCTTGCATCTTATTTGGGTTAACTCCCAAACCAACCTTCATTGGCACTATTATTTTAATTTAGCTCGGCGTTGCCTAACCTTTCGCCGAATTAGCCACCTACACTTATAATGTTTCCACTATAAGGCTCTCCTTTATAGTTTGTTAGGAAAAAGTCCCGTGCGGCTGCCCTTACGCCACGCCCGCAAACAGTACTCGATGTTGGACTTGAACCAACGACTTCGACTTTGTAAGAGTCGCACTCTCCCAGCTGAGTTAATCGAGTAGTTAAAATTAAATAAATCCAGATATCGCAATAGTGGAGTCAGAGAGAATCGAACTCTCGACCTCATCCTTGCAAGGGATGTGCTCTCCCAGCTGAGCTATGACCCCATATAAAGCAAGAGACGGGAATTGAACCCGCGTAACTAGTTTGGAAGACTAGCGCACTAACCTCTGTACTACTCCTGCTGAAGCCGCCAGAGAGATTCGAACTCCCAACCCAGTGTTTACAAAACACTTGCGCTACCATTGCGCTATGACGGCATTTTCTAGTCACATTACCATGGGTTGGATTTGAACCAACAATTCTTAGATTAAAATTCTAATGCGTTAACCTTTTCGCTACCTTGACAATTTTGCTGTGTGTGACTAAATTGCGGGAGAAGGATTCGAACCTCCGACCTTCAGAACATGACTCTGACGAGCTTCCAGACTGCTCCACCCCGCGATAAAACTGTATATACAGGAATCGAACCTATCATCTTCACCCTTACTGAGGGTAATGTTTGCACCAGCAAACACATATACAGTGAGGTCTGCGCAAACCTCAAAATGGTTTTCTTCAGTAGGGTTTCCTCCCCATCCCAATGCATTTATATACCGAGCTGGGACAGACGCGGTGAGAGACTCTCAATTTTGACTTTATCTCTACTAGCCTACAATAAAGTCTTATTTAGTTTTACGTCTAGAGCTAGTCTGGACCTATCGCTCATCCGAGGATCGAACTCGAGTTTCCAGTTTTAGAGACTGGCGTCTTAACCACTTGACCACTGAGCGTTAAACAATCCTACGGGGAATCGAACCCCGACCTCTAGAGAGACAATCTAGTGTACTAACCATTATACTATAAGACTAAAAAATGTGGGTAAATGTTCTCACTCTACCTGTCCCACCTTGTTGATTGCACTTCAAAGGACCCTACTTTTTCCTACTCCTCCGCATCCTCCAATCCCTCGGAATTCCTTCAGTGCTTAGCCATGAGATTCAACATCAGTACTGATATATAGCTTTGTCCATTTTCTAGGCTCCCTATTCCGTCCATTTATAGCCTGAATTAGAAGGTCATGACCCCTTCGAGGTAGTCTGCTATGGTCTCTCGCTACCGACCGCCGCAGTGTGGTGGACTCTTTGGATGTTTATGTACACTATTAAATCCAATCACCATTGCTATATATCTTATATATATATTATATCAAAAATTTTATTAAAAATCAAACATTTCTCTTTCTTCTCGACAATATTTATCTGTTACTTCAAACCGTACATTTTCAAAACGATTTTTAATAAATCTAACAGAAGAAAAACCTTTTACAAAAGTAAGATGAGTTTTCTTGTTATCATCCTGATAAGTTACCATATAAACTACAGTTTTATTATCTTTCATAATAAGTCCCTCTCTTTCTTTTTTAAAAGTAAATAATCGGGTGTGCAGTTTCAATCACACGCATCTGTTTAGGGTTGCAACGATGATTTTAGAGTATCTTATGGATTTTCCCCTGCTCTATAAGGTGTCTCTCCTTGGTGTCCCTAAGTAATCCAGCTTTATTTTCTTATTGCCTTTTAATGCTTGACTACCGATTATATAATTATGTGCCTCGAAGAGGGCTGTTTAGAAACTAGCTTCGATATTTTGACATAATTATAATAAATTAAAGAGCTGATCTATCCTGGTACGCATTGTTAAGAGGCACGATAGATACTGATAATTAAAAATGAGTTTACTTTGCGTCTTTATTAAGCGTTTCCCACAAAGCCACATACCTAATACAACTCCCAAAGGGTCGAATTACATAGTCGGTGGTAGTTTAACTCTAATCCATGATAACGCTGATTTTAATGTCTTATCTGACAAAATGGAACGGTGGGGATTGAACCCACATTCTCTCCGCGAGTGTTTTTGCCTGAAAAACTTCGTTCCAAATCTTCCCATATGCGCATTAGGGAAGCGAGAGGGTTGCAACTAAAGAACACCTAACGAGGGTCTTTCCTCTCTATAGTTTTTTTTGCTAACATATTAAGGCCGAGAGTGAAAAACTATTATAAAAACACAACGCTGTTCATTCTTTTTAAAAAGTGGCTTAGAACTCCCACTTGCGTACTCCGAGAGGGACTCGAACCCTCACCCATAAAGGACTGGTTCCTAAGACCAGCGCGGCTGCCAATTACGCCATCAGAGTATTAAACGGGGACAGAAGGACTTGAACCTTCGACCTAGTGATTAACAGTCACTCGCTACCACCAACTGAGCTATGCCCCCATATTGTGGGCTTGTTTTAAGCGGGCTTCCCACTTCAACCGCACGCCGGATTTGCATTTGGTCAGGCGCGTGACCTTTCGCACAAGACAGGAGGTTTCTCTTTTTTACTAACAACCTATAGATAGGCGGCTTACCAAAAAACAAAATCAAAACCACTTAAAAACTTCAGCACTTTCTGTAAGAAATTGTATTTACTTAATTTTGTATCATTTTTTTGCTGTTTTCTGTCTTTATATATATATTATATCAAAAATTTTTAAAAATTTCAAATTATTTTTATTTCTTATAGGAACGGCGCTTGACTCGCCCCTATAAGAAATTTAAAAACCATTGAAAACTTCTTCCCCTACCTTACATATATATTATATCAAAAATTTTATTAAAAATCAAAGAGTTTTCTTTGGTCTATTCTTAATAAAAAATATACCAAATTATTTATAAAACTTTGCCCAAATGTTTAAAAAAATTCTTTTAATATATTTGCTCGACGCGGGTTTCGAAGTTTTTTAAGTGCGGTTTCCTCTAACTGACGAACTCGTTCTCTACTCAATCCAAGATCGCCGCCAATTTCTTCAAGAGTTCTAGCTCTATCTTGATTTATCCCAAACCGCTGAATAATAATAAATTTTTCTCTATCATTTAATGTATTAAGAACTGTTTTAATTATATCTTTTTGATATTCTTCATCAATAGAAAGAAAAGCGTCCTCCGCAGACTTATCTTTTATAAAAAATCCTATGGGAACTTCTTCATCATCACTAATTAATGTATCTAATGAGATTGTATCATTTGTCCAAAAAGAAGTTTCTTTAATCTTATCTACACTAATGTTTAAAATTTTTGCAATTTCTTGATCTGTAGCTTCTTTACCATAAGTTTTTTGAAAATCTTGACGCGCTTTTTTAATATTACTAATTAATTTAATAATATTAACAGGTGTTCTAATATTTCTACTTTGATTCATAACCGCATATGATATGGTTTGTTTTATCCAATAGGTAGCATAAGTAGAAAATTTAAAACCCCTAGTTACATCATATTTATCTGCGGCCTTAATTAAACCCAAATTCCCTTCTTGAATCAAATCTAAAAAAGATAAACCATGTCCTATATATTGTTTAGCTATATGAACAACTAAACGAAGATTATGATTAATTAAATCATTCTTTGCCTTTTGATCACCTGAGGCGGCGGCTTTCGCCAATTTAATTTCCTCTTCTTTTGATAGGAGGCTATATTGGCTAATTTCTTGTAAATATGTTTTTATAGAATTAACCGCTGTAACGTCTGATTCTAATATTTTTTTGATATCCTTATCTTCAATTACATTTGTCATAAAAACCTCCATATCATTAATTTGAATAGTGCGCACGAGAATCGGACTCGTATTAGCGGTTTATAAGACCGCCGTTCTCACCACTGAACTAGCGCACTGCAACGCCGCGAGAGGGACTCGAACCCCCAATCCGCTCATCACGAACATCGGTTTTGAAATTGCAATTAATAGTCTTTTATAACCTCCTCAAATATATAATCCTTTGCAAAAGAAATATTTTTAACTTGTCCAGATTTTGCAGGTAAAATTCTTAAAGTTTTTTCTTTTAAACCCTATTCTGGAGCAGGATATAAATAAAATATTCCTTCTTGTTCGGTCATAAAAAAATCAATTTCTTTTTTTGTATATTTCATTACTTTATTACCAGTTGATAAAGAGTGCTGACTATAACAATTAAATATAAAACCAGAATGTTCTTCATCTTTCCAACGAGAAGTTTTTACTTGTATTTTTAATAAATTATTTCCCGTATCTAAAATAAAATCATATCTAGCATTATCAAAAATTGGTTTAGAAACTGTAAAACCCATTTCAATACACTTTAAAAAACATTTTTGCTATGTTAAAGCACCCTTATATTGAGTATCATTCATTACATTATTTTAAAACTATAATGTTAAATTTCAAGACCGACTCCTTACCAATTAGAATATCGCGGCAAACGTCGATGAAAGGATTTGAACCTTTGTACCACAAAATGTGATAAACGCCTTAGCAGGGCGCCGCGATCAGCCACTCCGCCACATCGACATAAAAAATAATACAACCAGTGAGATTTGAACTCACATTAAGAGCTTGAAAGACTCCCGTCTTAACCTATTAGACTATGGTCATAAATGTCTGCCCTAACAGCATTTCTCTTAACTTGCGCCGTAGCTGTTTCAGGGACTCTGGTTTGGCAGACCCCTACTCTTGTCCCTTTTTCAGGTATTAAAACAGATTTACACTGGACGCCTCAAATCTGATAAAGCCTACCGAGCCTTCTTTCTACCGCGGCTGAAGAAGTTCTCCGCCAGCATCCGTATATTTATGCACAACAATAGTTGATACATTTTGCTTTTTTATTAATAAAAGAACAAAATGCTTTTGCATCTTTTTCCTTTGTGAAATAAAAATATAGATAATCAGAAGGCATATAATAAGAAATGCCTTCTGCGTGAAAAGTCTTTAATAAATCAATATATTCTTCAACAGAAAGATCAAGCATACGCATAGGAGTATACCATTTTGCAGAGCGGCCGCTTAAATTTTTAATATCATTCACATACCATAATCCGCTTGATCCCTGCCAACATGTTATTTGATATAAATGAACTCCCATGCCCATATCTATTTTCCTTTACAAACCAAGTTTATTTAATAGCTTTGCAAGTCTTTCTTTTTCCTCAGCAGATGGCTCTTGAGGAATCTTTTCATTAGTCTTAGTCGGCCAGTCATCTGCGGCTGCCGCCTTTTCTTCGCCAGGAAGCGCAATATCTTGGCCGCCTTCAACCGCAACTTTTGCTGCTGTAAGAACAACCTTTATCTGAAGAGGGGCCCCATCTTCTGTCCCATTAATACGAATTTCTTTTCCATCATTATATAAAAAACTATTTGGAAAAACTTCCAAAATCTTTTTAGAAATTTCTCCTTTTAAAATACTGCCCTTCGCCGCCATTATGTCTCCTATTTCTTTTTTCTTTTAACAAAAATATTATTTTCTTTTAAAGTGTCACCTAAATCTAAAAATTTTTCACACACAGTGCAGCTTCCAAGATCATACATGCATCTTTTCTTACATTTTGTTCTAATTAATCCAAAAGGATTTAGAATAAAACGCCCATCTAATTCACCTTTAAAGCTAGGAATAATTTCACTTAAATTGCCAAGCCATTGACCTTGTTTATAAATCTTATAAATAATTTGTTGTCTTTCTTTATCCGAAATTAATTCAAAAACATCTACATAAAGAGAATAAATTATAATATCTTCTGGCCTAATAAAAAATGTTTTTATACTTGGAGTGGATGAAAAACTAGATTGACAAATATTAGGATACACTCTAACTTTAACATTGTTATCATGTAATATTTTACTAACTTTATCAATAGAAAAACCTAATTCTTCACAAATATACATATCCGTTGGATGATATTGTAATAATCCATGAACTTCATCTATTGTCGTTACATGATTAGTAAAGAAAAAAGGAATTTCATATTTTTTTGCTCTTGTTAAAAATTCTTTATTTTTAAAATCAAAAACAATTTTTATATTTTTATATTTTTGGTATAGTTCTTTTAATACTTTTGCATCAATTTCCTAAAAAGATTTAGATACATTAATAACAATACTTTTATTTTTATAGGTTTCTAAAAATTTACCTATAGTTTTATCTGTAGGATGATATTCAATTTTTAATTCTTCAACATCCTATAAATATTTCTAAAATGGATAATAATTTAAACAAAACATCTTGTTCCTCACCACCTTAAACCAAGAGAAGAATAATCTTCCCTTGGTTTAAGCTAAAAAATCTTTATTTAAGCAAGATGATATGCCATTCTCTTGCCATTGTCAGTCTTAACGAGTTCCTTAACAACCGCCCCAGACTTAACCAGCTTGCCAAGACGAGCGGTGACCTTATTTCGAGTAATATCCTCTTCACCAAGAGCCTCAACAATCTCATCAACAGTAATAAAATCTTCTCCGATCTGAGCAAAAATTGCTTCAGTCAGCGCATCGGACTCGTTCTTCTTCTTCTCAGCCCGCTCTGCTGCGGCGGCCTTTCTCTTCTCAAGAGTTTCAACCTGCTTGTCAATAAACTCAAGCAGCTCTGCCTGATTCTCAACCTCAGTATTAGCTTCAACAATCTCACGAAGCTCAGCGAAATACATAGCCTTTGTCTTTTTTGTATTTTCCATCTTAAAATCTCCTTTTGTTTGTAAAAATGTTTTTCTTTATCTTATGTATTTATTATATCAAAAATTTTTAAGTTTTTCAAGCGGCGGTCTCTTTGTCGCCATCTTTAACGAATACTAGCATTGATATAGCGTATCTCTCGATCGGTTAACTGATTATAATGTAAATCATGTTTTTCAAGAATTTTATTAAATTCTGAAAATTCAATAGTCGGGACAGGATAACTTTTAATATCATTAATTGCGGCGTTAATTCGTCCTGCTCGCGTAGGAAGAAGACCCTCGGCCTCCGCCATAAAAAAACAATAACTCATATCCATATTATTACCTCACTTCCTTATCTTTATATATATTATATCAAAAATTTTTTTAAAAATCAAACCTGTCTCGGTCTATTTCCATTCTGAAATTAACATAATCACATTCATAATCTTCTTTTGAATACTGATAAGGACAATCATCGCAACTATATTCTGAATTTAGTTCACACCAAGATTCTGGGGGCTCATATAATGAACCCGCCCAGGTTTTCATATGAATACAAAAATTAGCTGAATATGCCATATGACCCTCCTCACAGAATCCAATAAACAATGCGGATTTGACTATAATCATTTCGCCAATTCCAATCATCTATAACTTCCATAAATGCATCAACACGATTCATAAGAGATTTAACAGGAGTTGGTTTCATAATTTCCTTTGGCGGATTTTCTTCCACTCCATCATAATAAGCGGCATCCATAGCTTCATAATCTACTACTTCTGGATGTTCAAAACAATAAATATACATATCTGCATAAGTAAACCAGCGCGCAGTCGGAGTATAAAGATGCTTTTCTCCTTCGTATTCAGTTTCAAAAGAACAACTATCATATGCTTCTTTAATTTCTATTGAAACGTCTTTCGGAAGTCCTTCATGAATACCATTCATACTAGGAAAATTCCCACTATTTTCTACAATAGAAAACAGATCATGACAACCATTATAAGGAAAAAGATCCGCGGGTTCTCGCTTAGTATGATTCCAATTCCAAACTAATGGATGCTGAATTTCATACCTTTTAATATTATTATCGTATCTTTCAACGAAAAAATATGGACTTCTACTCATTATGAAAAACTCCTTTCTTTTTTTCTATAATTATTATATCAAAAATTTTTTAAAAAAGCAAGCGAAATTTAATAATTTTTAATATCTCGTCGCATATCTCGTTCTTTAATCTTCTCTAGCTTTTGTCTTTTTAAATCTTTTCTTGCGGGGATGCCACCTTTTCTCGCAATATACTTGTCACATGTCTGGCAAGTCTTTCTAAAAATACCATCTCGTCCTTTTGCGCAGCTTCCCTCATGATCATAAAAAATACAAACAATTTCACGATTCTGTGCCATAATATCTCCTTAATCTTTAAAACTAGAAAAATCTAATAAACATGGAGTTTCATTTTTGCGATAACCAAAGTTACCATTATGCATATCTTCTAATATATCGAGATCAATATTTTCACAATAATCTAAAAATCGTTTAACTTTTGATTCTCCATAATTATCAATACAGCTTGCAATCCATGTAAGATCCATGCTAATTTTTCCCTCATCCCGCCATCTTTTTGCTAAATCGCGCGACCGCTTAGATGTTTCATAAGAAGCCTTCCATATTTCATTTCTAGGGGTTACTTTCTCTTGTAAAAAAACTTTAATGCCATCTTTTTCTTTGTAAAAAATTGTTTTAGCAACAAAACAATCTAATCCATGAGTTCTTAATTCATCATATTTTTCATATTCAGCTAAACAATAGTCAGAAAGGTCCTCTTTACTTGGCGCCCAACGAAAATCTGTCCAAATTAAATCTCCAAAATCATCTTCTGTATAAAATCCATTAAAAGGAATTTTAATAACAACATTTAGACTTGGACAATTAATTACCATTTTAGAAGCGCCATATTCAATGCATGTAGATTTATCTACTTTACGGACATTACTCAACAAAATATCAAAATCAATAGGTTCTTCACTATATTCACTAGATACAATACCAAATTCTTCTGGCAAAGGAAAAATCGTATCTAAAAAACTATCTATTAATTTATAATTAATTTTCATAATTTTTCCTTTCTATTTATTAATTTTCTTATAATATTATATCATAATTTTATAAAAAAAACAATGGGAGGATTTTCTCCTCCCATACTTTTACCAAACAATCTCATAAATATAATGATTATAATAAATACGGTAGCCTAATTCTTTTAATTTATGAATATTTGTTTTATAAATTGAATGACGCCATTTAATTGAGTCATATCCTTGTCGAGACGCCATATCAATAGAATAGATAATAAATTTTAGCTGATCTCTTTCAGCTTTCCGCATATGTCTATTAACATTTTCTCTTGCGGCATCCGCTCCCCAATTAAAAAGCATTTTTACTCCCCCATTTTTTTAATAAGACATCTAGATAAATGAGTCTGTTTTACTCCCATATACTCATCAAATTTTTTAATTGTACCAGTAAGATCAACCGTTTCTCCGATAGAAATGTCTAAATTGCTCTTTGAAGTCATCCATACAAAAACATAATTCTCAGAAATAAAAGTATATACAAAAGTATATCCATAGACGCCCTCAAAGCCGCGGATGCTGTCTACTTTTGCGGTAATATTGCGAATTCTTTCTTTCTCAGCGCCAGGATAAAAAACAGAAGTGGACGGGCCTTTAAGTTCTGCGATTTTACGAGCAACAGTCATTTTAGCATCTTCTTTAAACTGTGCCCATTTTGCGCGCGGATTGTAGGTATAAATCTCATCGAAACTAATCTCGCAGAGCTTATAACCTGCGGGAACCGCAACTTTTTCAGAAAAATACCATTTAAAAGTGGGATCGAAATGCGCTCCCATCTCTTTCAGTTTATCTTTAATAGCGTAAGTATCATCGCCATATACAAGATAAATTTTCTCGTTCTCATCAAAACCAAGTTTAAGGGCAACCTCATGCTTGTAGGTTTCCGCATTTTCTATGAGGTCTTTTTCTCTTGCCTCAGCCGCCTCTTTCTTTCTCTGAGCATTTCTTTCTTTTGCTCTCTGAAGGGTATTATATTCCTTTTCAGTGTAGGCGCGAATGGTTTTTCTTACAATACCAGACCCACCGCACTTATAACAAACACCGCCATCAACAGGAATAGGAATAGGTTTGCCATTTTCTACGCGGGCAACAATAATGCCACGACCGCCGCATCTATCACATTTAGCCTTAACATTAACAACCATTTTACCTTTGCTGTTCTCAAAAGGCTCAGATACAATTTCCATATTTTTATAAGAATCGGCTACGAAGATTTTTTCCATGTTCATCACCATTCCTTTCCTTATCTTATATAAATATTATATCAAAAATTTTTAAAAAAATAAAGCTGCGATCGTTAAATCGCAGCTACTTTTGTCCATGTTCCTTCTGAGTACATATCTTCTTCAGTTCGTACCCAAGTACCAGGCGCATTTATTTGCTCATAAAATTCGCACCAACCGCAATAGTCAGCCAATCTAATAAACTCAGCAAGTTCTTCTTGATTATGAATAATAACTTTTTCACAAATACTATAATTACAATCTTCAAAAAGATTATCTTTCGTAAAAAAGTATTTATCATTAAAACGAGTAAAAAGTTCAACAGAGTAGATATATTTATAAGTATATTTCTCTTCATGTATTAAACAATCAGATTCATTATTAAAAAGAGTTCCATCATTTGCTTTATAAATAATTTCCATATTTATTCCCTTTCACCACCAAATGGAATCATGATTTGCAGCTTCAATTTCCCAAATGGAAATTTCATCATAAGGATTCTGCGGAAACCACCAATTTTTTGCATTAAGCATATCTTGATAAGTTGCGCCAGGATACCAGTCTTTTCCTTCAAGAACGCAAGCGGCAAGAGTTTCTGGATCTGTAACGTCAGAATGATTATACCAAGTATATATTCTGTTGCGGAGGACGGCGGTATTAGACGGAATGTGATTGGTCTCAAGGATTTCAATAGCAAGGGAAACCGCAGCTTCAACAGTTGAATATGTTCTCATAAGAACCTCCTTACCAGTTTTGAACTACTTTAATATCTGCATTGCAACATTGTGTATAAAAATCCTTAGGATATTTAGTAACATTGCAAGCTCTTGATCTGCCGCCAACAAACTTCCCACATTTAGAACAATAAAGCGTATATTTATAAACTTTATTTTCATCTACCGTTCTTTCAAGATTATCATATGTTGTTGCGTTATTAGTTGTACCAATTTTTTCACAATAGAACTTAAAAGTGGAATCATGGCCGTGACTTTCATGCGTGAGGGCGGCGGTGACGTAATGAGCGCATTCATGCGCGATTACTTCTTTTATGCATTTATCTGTTGATGTTTCAAGCAACTGCCGCGAAATTTCGATACGGATAGGATTAACGACATTACCGCATTTTTGATAAAAACATCTTCCAAGCGTTCTCGTCAATCTTCCATTAATAATCACAGGTGAGTTGAACTTCACACCTGCCCTGCCGCAATACTCAATACATAAAGTTGTAATATTTTCAATTGTCCACATGTCCGCTCACCTCTTTTTCTTTATATATATATTATATCAGAAAATTTTTAAAAAATCAATAGAGAGGAATAATACCGAGTTATTTGAAAATTTTAAAAAAATATTATATAATATATTTATATAATAAAGAAAAAGGTGTTTTAAATGGTTGTGTGCAAAATGTGGCAATGTCCATATCATGATAAAGTATAGGAATTTTGTAGAAAGAGAATTGTATCAATAGATGAAATGGGAATGTGTAATGTACTATGGCGGCGGGGGCAGCAACGTCAACCGCAAACCGCGCCTAAATATTTTAATAATTTAAATATTGTTGATGCAAGAGAAAGAGAGGAGCCCGCGGAATGAGTACTAGTATGATGATTATTTTGTTAGTGGTAAATGTTATAATTTTAGCGTGCTTTTATATAGGGTTTTTATTTTTACAGGATGAGTCTGAAAAAATAAAGCGAAGTTTAAAAGAAGTAAAAAAAGCAAAAGCGAAATTGAGAGAATTAGAGCGGAGATTGGAGGAAATGGAAAATGAATAGAGCGGAAAGACGACGTATGAAGAAAAAGGTGCCTGGATATAGAAAGGCTTTAAAGCAGGCGACCGCCGCATCTCTTAGTAATTTTGAAGAAACTTTAAAGAAGAAATGGGCGGAGGATGAAGATTCTTCTTTGAGCTATGGAGAACATGAAGCCGCGGATGAAAGCGGCGATGATGAAATTTATGATTATTAATTAAATATGAAAAAAGGAGAAAATGGCTTTTTCAAGCGAGAAAGCGTAAGCGTTTTAGATATATGGCTATAATAAAACTGGATCAGAATGAGATTATATCAGCTATTGAGAAAATAAATCCAAAAGAAGGAAGCGTTTTGTTATTTTATGTAAGAACAGATGAAGAAGGAATTCCTTTAGTTAGTTTTGAAACAATGCAGCAAACCGCAGATATTATTTCTAAGACTTTTGATGAAAAAGGAGTAACAGGTTTATTACTGTTGGATAAAATTTGCCTTTTTTCTATTGCGGATTCAGAAAGGGCTATAAAGAGATTGGAAAATACAATTTCTGCTATTCAAGAGGCAGTTAATAAGGCGGGGGATATTGAAAATGGAAATTTTAGAGAACCTGCGGTAATTGATGTTAAAAATGCGGCGGGACTCGTCTAAACGGGTATTATATCAAGGATCGCCGCGTCCTATATGGGTAAAATTTTTAAGTAAAAAGTTACTCCTGTGGAGTAAAAACCTATATAGGTAAGGTAAAATATTAAAATTTTTGGGTAAAAGTAATTATTTTATATAAAAGAATTTTAAATATATATGAAGGAAAATATATTTAGGAGGATTTTTATATGTCAGTTATTGAAAAACATTTTCCGGCGGATACAAGTATGGAAGTGTCAACTTTTTTAAATAATAAAAATATTGATGGAAGATTATATGCTTATTTGCAAAGTAAATCAATGCCTGTTTTAATAAATAAAAATGGAAATAAATAGTATGAAACTCGGGTAGATAAATTTGATATTGGATCTCAACAAAAACTTTGTGATGCGATTGGAATTAAATCTACAAAAACTTTAAGAAAATATTTAAAAATTTTAATTGATACTGGATATGTTGAAGATATAGGGGAATATTATTTATTACCTAAAAAATAGGAAATATTTTTTAAAATTCCATTATAGACTTTAAGATTTATTCAGAATACAATACAAGAAGATGTAATTAAAATTTATATTTATTTAGGGCAAAGATATAAATTTGCGCAAATGAATGGTTTAAAATATTCTTTTACTTTTAAAGAAATTACTGAACATTTAGGGTTAAGTTTAACTAGTGAAAATAGTAGAATTTTTGTTAAAGATGGATTAGATGCTTTAATGAATAATGGATTAATTAAATTTGTATCTTATTATTAGGGGCGGATTCCTAAATTAAGATTGGTAGATTTTTCATATGAGTATAAAACTAATTTTAATGAAGAAATAAAAAATTAAAATGGGTAAAAAACTATGCTCGTCAATGGGCAAAAAACTATGTTTGTCAAGTAAAAAACTATTTAGTTCTAAGTAATAAGAGAGTAATTTTTTCTAAGTAAATAAGGATTGATTTCCTTCGCTTCGCTCAGGAAACAATCCTTATATAGAGATTTATTCGAACAGGGGCTGTTTTGAGCGGGAAATATAAAAAAATAGCAAATGCGATCAATTTTGGAAATTTTGATAAGGAATAATAAAATATAATATACTTTACCAAAAATATTAAAACCAGTCGCATTTGCTTAGGTTAATTATTTGGTTGGACGAAGTCCAACCCACCAATTCCTCGGGGCTCGAACAGAGGGTGAAAAAATGGGTGGAGCCAAAGGCGAAACCCATTTTAAAATTTCATTTTAAAATTTGAAAGGAAAATAAAAGGATGGTAGATGTTTTCGTAATTAGCCTGTTGATTATTATGATGATTATTAGCTTGCCGCTTATTGGAATGGGAGTTTTATTTTGTGTAAGTTGGATTTTTTACCTCTTGCCGCATCAGTTGGATAAGAGGGAATGGGAAGCGGGAGAGTATTATTGATAAGGAAGGGATATAATAATTAAAAGGGGTAATTATAATAATATATATTTATTATAGATATAATAATTATAGAAGAGTATATTATTAAAATAGGATTGGATAAGGTTATATTAGGGTTGGATAAAGCTATTGGGATTGGATAAGGTTGGATAAAGCTGCTATTGGATAAGATTATTAATTAAATAAAGTTATTAAAGTTATAATAAAATTATTAAAATTAAATAAAGTTACCAAAATTGGATAAAGTTGTTGCAAATTATAAAAATTATTAAGGTTATTGAAGCATTAAGGCTACTAAAATTATTAAAAATTAAATAGAGTTGTTGAGAATTATGAGAATTATTAAAAATTAGATAGAGTTATTAAAAATTGGATGAAGTTGCTAAAAATTGTGAGAGTTGTTAAAAATTGTGAGAGTGAACTGCACGGGACTAGACCTGATGACGATACTGAAAGCGGGTAAACGACCGTTTACATCAACCTCAATAAGCCTGGAATTAATTCCCAGGCTATTGTTGTTCTTTATTTAATTATATATTATATTAATTTAATTATTTAAGAGTTTCTAGAAAAGCTCTGATAATTTCCTCATCACTTTTCTGTTGCTTTAGATTAAGGTTTTTATCTTTACTCTTGTCTTTTGTGTCTGTATTAGTCTTTGTCTTTGTGCTCTTGGTATTCTTTTTATTTTCAACAAATTCAGTTTCAAGATCACCAAGAAGATTCTCAATAATAGTCATCATATTATCATATATCGCGGCGTCCTCTACTAGATCAAAATAACCAGTGAGTGCGGCAGTATATTCTAGCATTGAATTTGCAAAGTTCTCTCTAGCAATCTCAAGATATTCCTGCATTTCTGCGGTTTTCTTGGCTTCTTCGAGCTTTTGAGCCTCTTCCTCTTCGATGCGGGATTTGGCAGCATTAAGATCGCGGTAGAACGCATTAACAAGTTCGTCTGAACTAGTCCCCTGTTTTAGTGCCTCATATAGATCCATATTATTCTCTTCCTTTTTTAAAATATATATATTTTCTTTTACAATTATATTATATAAAAAATTTTTTAAGTTTTCAAGTGCGGATAACAGATAAGCGGGAAAATTTTTTATATATATAAATATTATAGAAAAAATTTTTGAAATTTTCAAGCCGTGGAATGCGGCGGCGCCATTTAAGAGATCGGATGGATTGGTCCCGCCGTCGCCGCCATATAAGGTCTAATTTTGGGAATCCATGGGATGCGGCCATATGGGCCAAGGTTCTGGAAAAAAATCGCATATGGGATGCGGGAGGGAGAAGCGGCCCTAGCCGGAGGCTGACGGGCCGACAATTATATCACCCGGTTATAGGGATTGTCAATAGGCAGATTATACAAAAAAAGAACCGCGTTCCCGCGATTCTTTGTGCATTTTTTTAGTATGTATCTAATCCCATACACTCAGCTTCAAATTCAGAAACCTGTCCAAGGCTGTGAAGTTTTACCCCAGGAAA